GGTTTACATTTGACTTAAAGAAAGATGCACTTGCAGTAGGAACTGACGATCCGTTCTACTACAAATACCAGTATGGTGGTGGTGCCAATTTCCGTAACTTTAATGAATTCCGTCCTTGGTATCCTGGTACAGCCACGGTTGGTCCAAATGCTCTTAATTCAAACTATAGAGACAACCTTGGTGCTCTTGGTTGGAACGTTAGTGATGGCTACCAAAACGTAGGTACTATCACTAGTGGAGATAGCATACAATATCCGGATGCTGGAACCGGCTATGGATATACACAACCAAAAGATGGGTCTCCTTATAGTGTATGGAGCGAGACCAGCGGAATAGTTAACGCAAGTGTAACCAATTATGTTGCCCGTTATTGGAATGGAAGAATGAACGATTGGCATGCCAGCCGTTGGTCGGTTTCAAATAGCGCAGCGGCATGGGGCTGGGGTAGCATTACTTCACAGGCTGTAGCAGGTGCTGGACTAAGAAATCCTGTTCATGATTATGATGCCAGAACACTTGCTCATACAGTAACACACGATCCTGCATTAGGAGCAAGAGAATGGCAAGACTGGGAACGACTTAGTCCAAACTTTACCGTTTGGCCTACTCAAAATGCTTCTGGATACGGAGGCACTGGAGCATACAATAACATTTGGACACCTTGGGTTAATCAATATGCGTATAAACAATACTGGAAATGGTTCTTACCAGTCATAGCTAAACCAAGTCTAGCTTTACCAGCAATGATGATGAACTTCTATGTAGAGCATCCACAAGTAATGGATGACGTAATCTATCGTTCTTTTGGCGATGACGCATGGATAAGAAACTCTGGAATTCAGTGGAGAATAACACCAGTTGCAAACGGTTCTGGAGATAGAATACCACCAGATCCACTTTCAGTAACTCAAACTGCAATTAACTATGGAGAAAATGTTACTTTTGCTGTGGAAGTTATGTTTGACAAACCTCTGTTTGTTAGTGGAAGAACACTTGCAAGATGGAATTCAGGTAAATACAATATAGCAGCGTTCAATGGAAATACTAATATCGGCGGAAGAAACGCAGACGGTACTATCGATACATCAACAGGTTCCCCGATCGATTCAACTGCTCACGTCAATACACAGAGCGAATTCTTGGGAGGTATAAACGATTTGCAGTGGGCTGCTCAGGCATCACTATTAGGTGGAACTGAGGTATATTCACCGCTCTCCGATATTACATTGCGAGGACAGTCGGTAATTAAATATCAAGAAACAAATTCGTATGAGTTGACATCTTACGGTATATCCCCTGAAGAAGGTGGAGGTGGCGGGCCTGCTGGAGGCGGCGGCGGTGAGCTTGGATAACAAACAAAAACAATAGTATGAAAAAAGAAACAAAAATAGTTCTACTCTCAGATCCACGAAACATCATCATACTGGTGCTACTTCTTGGAGTATTCATCTTTGCAGGAATTGTTTTCTTTGGTGGAGACTCTGCCTACAAAAAAGAGGTAAAGGCTCTACAGAAAGAGAACAAAATTCTACAGGCACAGCGTGATTCAATTGATCTGGTAATATCCGGGCTGGAAGCAGATTATGAAAAACTGCTTAAAAAAGAGGCGGCTCTACTTGCGGATATTGCAAAGAGAGACGCGGACATTGCAGCAGCAAAAGCCGCAGCAAGTCGCTCAAAGGCAGAACTGGATCGCTTAAAGAAAGATCTGGAAAAAACCAGAGAAGAGATCAAAAAGAACGAAGCAAATCCTGCAAATCGAACAGGGGATGATCTTCTAAATTCACTTAAACTCAAAACCGGAAAATGAAAAAACTCATAATACTTCTCATAATGTTTTTTGCGCTTGCCGCAAATGCACAGATTAGTTACCCTCGTTACGACCAAGACTCATTAGGACAAAAAGTGGTAGTAATGACCGTGGAACAGGCCCAGGCATTAGACAACAGCACAGACCTACTTGCCTTGTTTAGAAAACTTGATGCTCAGCTTGTTGATTATGATAGCGTTTGCATTAAGGTTATTGGTGATAAAGACAAAGTTATTGCTGAGCAGACTGTGCAAATAAATAAACTTAAAGAGACTCTCCAAGTAAAAAGCGATGAGATCGTAAACCTTCAAAAACGATTGGATGGAAACGAAAAGAAAATAATTAGTCTGGAGACTGAAATTGCAAATAAAAACAAGGAGATTGACCTACACTTAGGAGAGGTTGGAAGACTAAAGAGAAACATGTGGATTGGAGGTAGTCTTGGCGGTTTAAGTATAGTAGGTCTAATTATAGCCGTTATAGCAATCAAATAATACATAGAGTGTTCATCTCGTCAACCTATGCTATTAGATAAGGTAACCATTAACAAAATAGATATAAGTCACTAGAGGTCACCTCTGTACACAAAAACAAAAAAGATACAATGCCAGGAACATCTTCATATATCCAGATAAGCAGGTATGCTCTACTTGAATATCAGTACAACAGCGAGGCTATACCAGTCTCGGCTTCTCCTGGTAGTGCGGGTGCACTTCGATTAGAAAACAAATACACTGGCACTTATCAGTTTCTTAACACAAGCCAGTCTGTCAATTTAACAGGCAACGTACTTGACCGTAGCGCTGCAAGAATGAATCCTGTGGGTAACCGCTGGGCATATTTTGATATTGACACAGCGGTGCCAATCTATCAGATCAACTCCAACTTTGTACTTTCAGATCTTTCAAATACACTGTCTCCTTTAGCTGGAAGATATGACACTGCAAGGCTACACATACTTTCAGGATTTGACTTTCCAGGACTAGACGGTTTAATCTTACAATTGCAATGGAAACAATGGCAACTTAATGGAGCAATTGGAAATACATTATTTGATGCATGTAACCATGTTTACCTCAAAGGACAAGAACAAATACAATTTAATGCAACCCCGCTCTTCCTGGGTGACCGCCTCTATGATCGATACATCGATGTAAAGGTACCATCTCTTTATGATGTTAACCAAGACTTTTGGAATTCACCTACAGCATCAAATACAATTGGTTACAACTACACATTTGAAAACGTAGGGTTCTTGCAAAATTCACAAATTATTGCAAACCTCTACGAGATTGACTCTACCGAGGTTGAAAATGGTAATTTGTATCTTATTGCTGGAAATTCATTTAAGACGGCATTCAATGCATCGGATAACTATTCACAGCTTGGTTTGACTATACAAGAGGATGAAGTAAATGACTACATCGAATACTATCCTACATGGAACGGAGCTTTCCTGGAAACCTATATCAATGACTTAAACTCTGTAGGCGGAGACTGGGTAGTAATCAACCAATTGGAAGTATATGAACAGGTTGGAACCTCCAGCCGACGCACGGCTAATATGACGATGTTACAGGACAGCAATTTTGACCAACCAATGGTCTTTCGTCCAGTAATTATGAACTCCGCAGTGGCCTTTTCATATACAATCGACTACACAATGAGATTCTTTAACCGCGTGGATAACACAGAAATTATTCGTAAGTCGGCGTACACTTCTACCAATGTAAAGAAATATGGAAGACAGCTAGAAAAAATCAATGTACTACAAGGATTTGCACCGGTAAAAGTCTACAATAAGATTGTACAAATGACATCGGATGATACAGAAATACTTAGCGGTGTTAATGTACCAAAAGAGGTCGTAACACAACTTGTAGTAACACCAGTCTTTTATGACACAAATTTAATTAGCGTTGATAGTGCAACCGACCTTAACCAAAGCTTGGGACAAACCGTTTGGCCGCAAGGAACTAACACAATTTTCCTGGGTGCTTTTGATAACATGCTCAAGTTCAAAGTCTTTACACTTTCACCGGATAAGAAAGAGAATGTTTCCTTTGATATGTCTTCATTTATTGGAAATGTTGCATTGGCTTTTGATACAACCGATGGTAACAAACTCTATATTGACTACTACAACGACATCAATTTGGCTGACCCATCTATGGGTGAAGTTGTATTTAGAGTAGACAGCGCAACTGCTGTCAAAATTTTGGCTAGTGATGACAAGGACTACTACATCATCAATAGAACCAATCCTGAAACTGTGATCTACACGGGTAAATGGGAAAACATTACCAAGAAGACCACGACACAGCTCTTATCAGCCAATATGCAATTAGAAAATCTTCAATCAAAGATTTCTACGGCGCAATCAAAATTGGCATCTATCCAGGAAAGTATCGCTTCGGCAGGTACTATGGTAAATGGAGGAACACAGACCAACAATGTTACTGAAACCGTATCTGGAAATGCTGCTGTTTCTACAGCGAACGCGGTGTTAACGGCTGAACAGCAAGCACAGCAAATTATATCTCAAGAGGAGCAAGCAAACCTTTCACAGCAGCAAGCAGCAACACAAGCTGCTATTGAGCAGGCCGCGTCTTCAAATTCTACTAGGCCAAACATCAATTTGATTGACATACCAGGAGTAACACCTAACCTTGGTGCAAACCCGCAAATCAGTATTAGACCAAACGTGGAAAATCCGGCAGATCCAAACGTTGGCTATAACTCTATCAACAATCCCACAAAATCGGGAAATACCAGGACACCCAGAGTGAACAATAACAAGAACTTTGACCAACAATAAATAAATGATACTCAATAGTAAAAACAACAACTTTGTTGTCCGCTTTCCAAAAAACTTCTTCTATCCATCAATAGTTCAGAAGTACACCACTTATTTGAAGAGGCTGCCTCTTCCTTATGAAAGCATTGCGGACTACATGAGTGCAAGTATTCAATCAATCACATTCCCATCCCTATCAGCCGAAACGGTAGAGCAGGTTCTCTATGAAGAACCCGTAACTGCAAAAGGCGGTAAGCGCATTGAACGCTATCTTGACCGACAGTTTACAATGACTCTCAAATCTTATGAGGGATGGATCAATTATTGGATCTTTTTTGACCAGATGTTTGCCTATTGGGATTTGGATAACAAAGAAAAATATCTTCCTGATTTGACTCTTTCATTCCTGGATCACACAGGCTTTGAATTTGTAGCAATCAACTTTCATCAAATTACAATGACCGGCATTTCTGAGTTGGAACTCAATTATGCTTCTAACACAGCAGAATTCCGCAACTTTACAGTTAACTTTAAGTACAACTATATTGAAATTATGAAGAGACTTCAGTAAGATATATAGTTCAAATAGCAAATAATGCATATTGTAATGAAAACATTTGAAGAAGCAAGACGAGTAAAACTCTTACAGGAAAGCGTAGATCTCTCCTACCTGAACGAATCAGAAGTTCTTGAAGCAGAAAGAATCTACAAAGAACTACAGGAAGCCATCGAAATTCATGGAATTGAAAACATCGATGAAGGCATCTTGGGTACAATCATCGGTGGTGCTGCAGGTTTCCTACTCGGACCTACCATTGGTAAAATCATTGCAAACGCTCTTGGAATTGAGCGTGGTATTCTCTACGATATGTTCACTTCAAGGCTGGTTTCAACCGCTTTAGGTGCATCAATCGCCAAAAACATGGGAAAATGATCGTAGGCGTTGACTTTAGTATAAAGTCCACTGCTGTTACTGTCATTACTAATCTGGGCAACATTTACTTCTATACGTTTGCCCGAAAATCCGTAGCAAAAGAAGACTTCTTTTTAACACTCCAAAGTAGTGGAGTGAATGTAATATCTTTGCCTGATGAGCCACCTCTTCCCAAAACGGCCAATTTAACAGACAAAGAGAGATCATCCATTCGAGATGGCATAATGCTTACCAATTCTATTGCACAAACACTAGCCGCTCACAGTTTTGCTGAGGAGGATCACGTTGCAATTGAGGGTTTCTCGTTTGCATCAACTGGTAATAGGCTTGCACAAATCAGTGGGTATCAATGGTTGCTAAGAGCAAAGCTGATGGAAACTTTGAAGATTAGTACAGATCAACTCTCCTTCTATTCTCCCATGACTATTAAGGCAACTGCTGGAAAGGGAAACTTCAAAAAGGAAGAGATGATCGAGGCATTCATAAACTCTGGTGTAGACTGCAAATTTGCAAGAAGACTAAGAGAAGCTCCTGCTGAATTTCAAAACAAAAAAGGACAATGGCTTAAGCCACTAGATGATTTGGTAGATTCATTTTGGATTGCAAAAACTCTAGAGAAAACTCTTTCAAAATAGTGAATATAAAATAAGGAAATGGAATACTACTTCTACATTGCCAAGGATCCGCTAAAGGAAAAAATTGCAAAAGGACGCGCGGATTCTCTAGAAGAAGCCACAAAAATGTTTGCAATACTAAAAGGACTCGACATCGATGAATTCAGAAAACTCTACACCGTCGCTATCTGGACTCCAGCTTAAATCAAATCATTTTGACACCATTAAGCTTTTCGTACAGAAGTATGACATACTCTACAAAGATTTAGGAGCACTTGAAAATGACATTCAAAAACTTCTCAAGCGCCAAGAAGTAATTGTTGGTGACTTGGAAAAGACTCGAATCGATGAAGAAGCGTTCTTCAAAAATTTATCAGAAGAAACTGGAAAGGACATTCAATATCTTAAAAATTTAGCATCTGCTTGGGTACTCGAAAACAAATAACCGAAAACTTTTTTTTCTCACTGAATATAAACTCCGTAAAAACAAAACAAAAACAAAATGAAAAAAACAACAATCCTCGCAGCATTCGCCTTTGTAGCATTGGCGTTCACTGCATGTTCCACCGGAACAACCGAAAACACTGAGGCTACCACCGACAGCACTGCTGTAGTAACCGACTCAACTAAATGCGCTACTGATAGCACATGCGTTGATTCCGCTACTGCACCCGTGAAGTAAGGCGGCTTCACACTCAAGTCCCTCAAAGCCTAAAAGCAAACTAAAAATCTCAAAGAAAAATGGAAAATCTAAATGACATCTTCAACCTCTCAGTCGACGACTTCAAAGTAGAAGAAAAAAGAACAACTAACATCTTCAAACCTGATGCAAATGCAGGTCGCGACGGCGTCTACAAAGCTGTAGTACGTTTCCTTCCTTGGCACAAGGATCCCAAAAAATCTATCATGAAAAAGTGGTCTTGCTGGTTAGTAAACCCAGCAAACGACGAGGCTAAAATGGTAGACTGCCCTTCAACCGTTGGTAAGAAATCTGTTCTCCAGGATATGTTCTGGAAGTTCAAGAAATCTGACTCTGTTGCCGAGCAGAAATTAGCCGAAAACTTCTCACGTCGTCAACGTTTTGCATCATTGGTGCAGATCATTAAGGACGACAATGCTCCTGAGAACGTAGGTAAAATCATGGTATGGCCTTACGGCGTAAAGATCTTCAATAAGCTACAAGCTGAAATGAAGCCTGAGTTCGGAAAGCCACACATTCCGTTTGACCTGTTCGAAGGAAAACCTTTCCTTGTACACATTACCAAGGTTGCAGGTTACAACAACTACGACAACTGTCGTTTCCTCGACGAACGCGTTCCGGTAAACATCAATGGTTCCGAAATGCAAAAGACGCAAGAGGACATGGGGAAAATCAAATCTTTCCTTGAGGAATCACCTGACTTGAGTTCTTACGACTACCAAGATTGGGACAGCGCAACCGAAGACTTCGTAAATGAGGTTATTCGTAACACTGTACCTGGTGGCCGTATCGTAGCCAGCGTTGAAAAGACCAACCGTGAAACTGTAGCGCCGGCTGCAAAGCCAACTGCTTCAGCTCCAGTAGAAAAATCTGAACCACTTCCAAGTATCAACAAGGGCGGCGGTCTAGATGATTTGAATCTGGATGACTTCGACGGAAAATCTTTCGACGATGAACTATTTGATAGCCTCTAATCAAACCCAACCTATGAAGGAGAATGAGTCTAACTCATTCTCCTTTTCTTTTAATTCGCGCGAGATTAACCCAGCGGAGCTCAACGCAAAAATCTACAAACTTTTACAAGAGATACTGGACTCTCGTTTTTCCGAATTTGAGAAAAGGAGAATCGCGGAAAAAGCCGGTAGGCTTAATTTTGCATGTCCATACTGTGGGGATTCCTACAGCGAGCTTCACAAGAAGCGTGGCAACATCTATCTGGAAAACTACGGATATCACTGCTACAACTGTGGTAAACACACTACAGTTCGTGGCATATTTCGTGATTTCTCCAAGCAGCTGGACTCTGATGAGATCGTCTACATACAGACTCAACAAACTGACCACGTCCCTTCCACAAAAACCATCGATCCATTTGTCTTCCTGGACAAAGGCCTAATTGAGAAAGTTTCACTTAGCCGAAAGTCTTTGGATGAATTTTATGAAGCGGTACCGGTCGACCATGCACGAATCTTTAGTTATCTAAAGAAGCGTTTGCAGCCGGAGTTTACCAAGTTTTCTTGGAATGCGGAAAAGGAAAAGCTTTTCATCTATCACATGGTGCCTGGCACTGACCGTGCACTTGGGTTTCAGGTAAGAAACTTTAAGGCTTCTCCAAAGTATATGACATGGAAGCTGACACGGATCTATGAAGATTTAGGCATCCAACCCACTGAAGAGGTAATTGAGATTGACAAAATCTCTACAACCTTTGGTATTCTACAACTGGATTTCAAGCAACCAATCACGGTATTTGAAGGCCCACTGGATAGTTTTCTCTTCAAAAATTCTGTTGCTACATGTTCTTCCAAGATGGACTTTCCGTTAGAAATGGGAAACATTCGCTATATGTATGATTATGATATTGCAGGCCGAGACGCTGCAATGGAAAAGCTACAAAATGGTTATCCAGTCTTTCTGTGGAAAAAATACCTGGAAGATGCTGGAATACCATACAGCAATAAAAAAATTGACTTAACCGACCTACTAGTCTATGCAAAACGAAAAGGAATACAATTGCCAAGATTCGGAGAATACTTCTCAAAAGACAGATTCGACGCATACTGGCTCTGACCAAATTTGGCTGGAAGCACCGGAAAAGCTGAAAGGCTTGGCCAGTTTTCAAACAGATTTGCAAGAAATAAATATACTAACCGACTTCACGGCGACACCGCCAAAAAAGAAGTCAAATAAAATAGAAGTGCATGTCAGAAGAAAAGACACCAATGGAAGCCTCTTCTAAAAATGAAGGCCTACACACTCGGTTTCATGCCGAGCGGGACGAATGGACTCTTAAAGTTCAGTCTCTAACAGAGCGCCTAAAGAGTATTTATGATTGTGCTGAGCTGCTCACTGACCTCTATAGCCAGCGACAAATTGCAGGCGACTACATTCATGAACTGGTGGCTCATTCTTCCAAGCTGAACCGCGTTTACCGGGAACGGAAGCGAGAACGCTACTTGCACTATACGCAAAATTACGATCTAAGGCTTGACAAAGATCCAAAGATGTTGTTTATTGACGTTGATTTAGCCGACCTGGTTGAACGCCGAGAAATACTGCAAAATCATTTGGACTTTATGCGTGAAACTCTTCGCAGTATTGATACAATCTGTTATGGAGTTAAACACAGGATAGCCTTGGAGGAATACCGAAGAGGATGACAAACAAAATAAAAAGAGTAGACACACCACATGGCCGAGTGTACATGGTCAAAGATGGAGAAGAGATAAAGATCTATCCATCTGTAACAACCGTGCTTTCATCAGAGGCCAACCCCTGGTTAGACAAACTTGCCCAAGATATTGGTGAGGCTGAACTTGCCAAGATTTCTCAAAGAGCTGCTAATCGTGGAACGGTAATGCACACCTACCTGGAAAACTACCTCATCTGCATCGGTTACCGTGGTAACGGCGACGAATGTCTTCTCTATTCTCAAAAGAAGAGTATAAAAGATTTAGCAGGAAAGTACGACCCTGAGACCATCGAAAAAGGAAGACTCCTATTTTACACAATGTTAGAGTCTGACCTCTTTAGAAAGATGAAAAAGCCGCTCTTCTCAGAAAAGTTTTTGTGGTCACACCAGTACGGCTTTGCCGGAACTGCTGACTTTGGTTATTCCGAAGTAATTGAAACAGAAGATGGAGACATCTTGGGAGATTTCAAAAGCGCCAATTCACCAAGAGGCGAAGATCAAGTAGGCAAATACAAAAAACAGCTCGGAGCATATTCTATTGCATATGAAGAGAGAACAGGGCGTAAAGTCAAACGGGCTGAAGTATGGATTGCTCACCCACAAGGCATACAGGAAATTGTTTTACAAGGCGATGATCTAGAAAGTGCCAAAAGTAACTTTGCAGCACTTTGCGAAAACTATCATCAAAACTGGAATAAAAAACCTATACTCGAATACTTAAAGTCTCTCAAAGATACTAAAATGACTGCTCATGGAAGTGAAAGCTGAAGTAACACCAGATAAGAGGTTCATACAGATTGTAGATGCCTCAGAGCTTGAGATGGATCAAATACGCCACTCATTTAAGAAACGCATCAGTAACTGGAGGTTTCATCCACTGGTTAAAAAGCGTGTGTGGGATGGTTATATCTCTTTTATTGACCGATACAATCGTATACCGATTGGTCTTTGGAACGAGCTCAATCAGACATGCGCTAAATATCATTTCAAATTAGAGGTTGCCGGGTTTGAAACTGTAGTTGATAACGAGTTTGATGAAGAAGACTTTCGCTCTTGGGTGGATGAATTCTTTGGTGATCACCCAAAAATTACACCAAGAGATTACCAGGTTGATGCCTGCATTCCAATCCTCAAATATCGCCGAAACATCAGTGAGATTGCTACATCGGCAGGAAAGACTCTTATCATGTTTATGTTGTTTGCATATATGATAGATCGTAAGAAAGCCAAGCGTCTTATGATTGTGGTACCAAACACAAACCTCATCATACAGACTAACGAGGACTTTGAGATCTACAACAACAATAAGATGGACTTCAAAACCCAACTGATTCATGGAGGAACGGATAAAACCAAGAAAGAGGTTGACCTTATCATTGGTACTTACCAATCCTTGGTGAAACGAGAACTACATTTCTTTGAAGGAATTGACGCTGTCCTGGTAGATGAGGCGCATCATACAAACGCAAGTTCAATCAAAAAGATCTTGGTGAACTGTATGGATGCCACCTACGCAGTCGGACTTTCAGGTACCATGTTACAAAATGGTAGCACCGAGGCTTTAACTATCCAGGCATATCTGGGTCCGCAGGTAAACAATATCAGCGCATCGTTCCTTACTGAGAACAAATATGCCACTCCTATTCAGGTGAAAATTGTACAGATGGACTACATCGGTCATGAGATCCGTGAAAAGCTGGAAAGTCTTCGTGAACAAAAGAACAGCGGTGAATTTGATGGAGCAAAACTTCTAGAAGTTGAAAAGCGCTTGGTGGTCGAAAACCGCCCAAGGTTTCTCTACATTGCAAACTTCATCTGTAAAACTACCAAAAACTCATTGGTTTTGTATCAAAATGTGAAAGATTCCTATGGCAGAAGAATCTACGACTACATTCGTGAAAATACCACCGATAAGGAAGTGTTTTATGTAGACGGTTCAACTCCGCCAGATTTGCGAGAAGACTACATCAATCGAATGGAGGAAGGCAGCAATAAAATCTTGGTAGCATCCTTTGGCACGTTCTCTACAGGTATCTCTATCAACAATATCCATAACGTATTCTTTGTGGAATCCTACAAGAGCGAAAAGATTGTACGTCAATCAATCGGTCGAGGTATGCGTTTATGCGAAGGCAAAGAAAAGGTTAACATCATTGACTTTGTAGATGACTTTTCTCTCAATTCACGAAACAAGAATTACCTGCTAAAACATGGAGAAGACCGCATGAAGATTTACAAGCAGCAAGGATTCCCCTATAAGCTATATAAAGTAACATTCTAAGTGGATATATAGTAAAAATTGTCCACATAGTGAAGTCATTCGTAGAATTCCTTACTGAAGCAAAAGGCGCTGGAAACATTAAAAACTCCAAGACGCTCGAAATGCCGCTTGGCGACAATCCTCTTACAATAGGAATGAACCATGCGGATCCTACTATTGACGGGCTTCGCACACATTTACTTGACATTTTTTGGCCAAAAGCTAATGGCGACAAAAAATTAGAGACCAAGATCAATCAATGTATTACTACATTTGCTCACGCAATGGACAAAAAGCTAAGGATTGATGAGGATATCATCATTCTATTAGCAAAATGTGCAAATATGAGCCAGGATGAAGTGACCAAAATACTCAGCGAGGAGCTGGATAAATACTACGGTCAATTTCAAAACATATATGGAATGACATAAAAATAAAGCAACATGATGAAAAAGTTTAGCGAATGGATTGGTTCAGTAAGAGAAGCAGAAGAGAAAGAGCTTTCTCCTCTACAGAAATCTTACCGTGAATACTTTCAAGCAAAATTGTCAAAATTTGGAGTTGAGTCTCCTGCTGACCTCGACGACGAAAAGAAGAAAGAGTTCTTCAACGAAATCTCTGCTGATTGGGAAGCTGGAAAAGGCGTAAAACCTGCAGCAAAAGAAGAGATTGAGAAAGAGAAAGAAGAGGCTAAAGAGAAGGAGAAAGAAGAGCCTTCAAAAGATGTAGCAGACCTTGAGGGAAGCCCCGAGGACAAAATGGAAGACCTAACAAAAACCAAATAAGATATGAAAAAATTTAGCGAATGGATTGGAACAGTCCGCGAAGCAGCCGAAGCAAAAAAATCTGAGCTTCAGAAGTCTTACCAAGACTATTTTCAAGCCAAGTTAGCAAAATACGGGGTAGAATCTCCTGCTGACCTTGATGAGGAGAAGAAAAAAGAATTCTTTAACGAGATCTCTGCTGACTGGGATGCTGGTAAAGGTGTTAAGCCTGCTGCCAAAGAAAAGGTGGAAAAAGAAAAGGAAGAAGCTGGAATTAAAGAAGGCGAAGTTCCTGCTGCAAAACCTGCTGAAGAGACTGCCGAGCTTCCAAAAGCTGATGAAACTCCGGAAAGTACTGAGGTAAAAGCTGCTGAACCTAAGAAAGAGGAAGAGCAGGGAACCGAGGTTAACAAGGAAGGTGACATCGACACAGAAAAAGAAGTAAAGTAAGATGAACTTTTCAGAATTTGAAAAAGGCATTAACGAAGCTCCTAACTATTCTCCTGAGAGACTAAAAGCACACTCCGATAAAGCTGAAAAGCTTCGTCAGGCTGCTTTAGCCGCTTGTTCCAAAAACCAAAAGTTCTTGGATATGAAGAATCTGGGAGGCCAGCAACTAGACAATGCTGAAGAGGCATTTGAAGATCTGGAATCTGCAATGGAGGCCTACTTTGACCACTTAAAAACTGCACCTTAATATGAAACACGCAAAAACATTTGAAGCTTTTATTGCTGAAAAACTAACTGCAAAAAATCCTAATGAAGTTGTTACCATCGATGCTGATATGGCATATGATAACCCTATGGATGCTAAAGTAGTTTTTAATAAGTTCAAGCTTAAAGTAAAAGAGGTTAAAGGCGGTCAAGGCACTGAGCACGAGATCACTGGAACCAAGAAAGACATTCTTGCATATCTACAGAGCGAATTCTATGAAATGGAAGACGAGGATATTAAAGAGTTATATCCCGAGCTGCTTGAAGGAAATGAGCTTGACGAAGCAATGGTACAAATTGCCGGAAAGAGCAAGCCTTCTGGAGCTAAAGTACTTGCCATAGTTCTTGTTGACTATATGATTGAAAAGGACTATCTTAAACCAGGAATGGATAAGTCGAAGAAAAATCTGGTAGATGATCTTCAACAATTCATTATGGATAACACTTTCTAAGTATGAAACATATAAACACCTTTGAGTCATTCATAAACGAGGCATACCGTCAGGTTCCTTACAATGCAAAAATCTCTGGCAAATACGAAATTACCATAGACGGAAAGAACCTGGTTACAAATGTAGCTGGATTCGAGAGACAAGACGATGACAACGATTCTCTCTATTTTATGGATGATGATCCGCTCAAAGCTGAGCATGGAAGTTTTATCGTTAAAAATAGCGATATGATAAAACTATCAAAAGGTGCTACTGTGAATGCTGTTTGTTCTAAACACGGTAAACCAGCAAAAATCAAAAGAGTAGGAGATCTGTGAAACACATACACACATTTGAAAGCTTTTTGAACGAGGCAAAACTTAATGAGTATGGAGCCAAACCATCAGCAGATAACTGGTTAGGTTGGTTTGTGCTAACAGGCAATTTGCGTGGAGATTTGAATGCGTGGAAAAAAGGAGAGCTGGTTAAGGCACACACATCAGATGACAAAGACTATGTTTTTGTGGTAACAGGCGATACCAATTACGAGGCTTACGATGATATCGCAAAAGCTGACTTTGATAAAATTGCTGAGCCGCTAAATAAAGACAAGCACAAAAAGTCTTACAACTACGTACAGAAATTGAAAAAGCTAAACCAACTAAAAGATTGGGAAGCAATTGACTAAAAAATATAAGTGAAGATGAAACACGTAAACACGTTTGAAAACTTTCTAGGAGAAGCAAAAGTATTAAAGAAAAATGATACTACCTATGGATGGCATATGGCTATTATAGAGTCAGACATTTTTGGAAAAATCAAGCTTGAGACAAAGATTGTTCCAACAGAAAAAGGAAATCACGAACCCGTTGAAGGATCTGTGACTGCGGTGGTAAAGATGGGAATAGGAAATTCTCCTTCAGAAACCATCAAAGAGTACACAATAGATTCTGCTGATGCCAAGAAGCTTTCTACATTGTATGTTAATGCAACGGAAGAAATGGGAAAAACCGGAAAGTACGTAGGCGTTGAAGATCCTCTTAAAGAAAAGCTGGATAAAGAACTTCATGCGTTTGAATTAGATCTTTTTGAAAAGGGCCTATCTGCTCTTGAAGACACTTTCATGAAAAAAGAATACAAATAATATGAAGCATATAAAGACATTTGAGAGCTATGTTGTTAGCCTAAGTGAAGGACTAAACCCTTCCAAAATGAAAGAGCTGATTGCAGAGGTAGCTGAATTGTTAGCCGGACAACTAGCCGATGAAGGTATGGAATCTGATGAAGTGGAAAACTTTTTAGAGGAGTACCCAAATGCTGCAGAATCTACGCTGGAAGGCTTGGAGGATAAGTACGGAACTGACCTTGTCAACCTATGGCCCAAGATGAAAGCTGAGGTTATTAAAAAGGTACAAGAGATGCTAGATGAAAACGTTAATGAAGGCCGTTCAGACTTCCGCGAAATTGAAGGTAAAGACCTTGAAGACGTTTTGGATGCTGTTGCCTATTTGAATGGACAAGGACTTCCTGAAGTTGAAAAAGCTGTAAAAGGGAAAGCGCCTTACAAATTGATTGGCAGCAAATCCGGATCTCCAAAAGGCGGCGGAATGCACATGTCATCAATTGATTTCCAAGAAAATCCAGGTGGCGTTAAAATGAGCGTTGGTGAATTCATCGATGTACTAAATACGGTATTGGATGACGCAGGCTACGACAAATTCAAAGTAAAAATCTTAAAGTAATGGGTCTTAAAAACTACACACAATTCCTCAGAGAATCTGCTCTCATTGAAATGATGAGATTGGACCAGGAAGCTGGCCTATATGAGGAACATCTTTTTGAAGGCGGCGCATACGGTCACATCAGTCACCCGTTTGAAGACTTTGGTCTTACAATGGCTGACCTTCAAAATATGATCAATACAACTGTCAACGGTGCTTTTGGTCCTGAGAATTTTGTGCAGGAAAAGACCGATGGACAAAACATACTCATTTCTTGGAAGAACGGTAAGCTGATTGCTGCGAGAAACAAATCTCACTTAAAAAATGCGGGAGAAGCCGCATTGGATTCTTCTGGTATTGCCAATATGTTTGCAGGTCGAGGAGACATTGAAACTGCATACAATGCGGCAATGGAAGATCTATCAGCTGCAATCGGAAAGCTTTCTGATGCTGACAAGAAAAAATACTTTGAGGAAGGCAAGAAATTTGCTTCGGTTGAAGTAATTACCCCTATCACACAAAATACCGTTCCTTACGGAAAGGACATGTTAGTTCTTCACGGAGTAGTTGAACACGACGATGCCGGTAATGCGGTAGGTGAAGACAAACAGGCTGGCCGTGATTTAGGAAAACTTATTGCTGACGCAAATGCTGCAGCACAGAAAAAGTTCTATGTACGCGGTCCTCAAGATATTGCATCTGTGCCGTTCCCAAATACTAAAGCCCGCGCAGCTTATTATGACAAAAAGTTAGCCGAAGTTATGGCAGAGAGCGGATCAAATCCCAGCAGTACTGTTGGTGATTATGCTTTAGGCATGGGTAAGCGTATTCTTCTTGAAGAGGCTGCCGCTGCAAAGGTAACAATACCTGAAATTGCTGTTGATGGTTTAGCACGTCGCATTGCTGACATTGACAAATCATATAGTGTTCCACAGATCAAAAAAGATCTTGGTGCAGATGCTGATTGGTTCATTACACTAGAGAAAGACAAAGGCAAAGCATTGAAGAGAAAGATCTATGCTCCGCTTGAGAGTCTGTTCCTGGAAATTGGAACCGAGATGATGAAAAACATTAGCGCTTTCCTATCAGCCAATCCTACTGATGCGGCACAGGCAATGCGTAAAGAAATTGATAGTACAATCTCTAAGGTTCGCACCAACGGAGATGAAAAGGATGTAGAAAAACTTGAACATGAACTTACCCGAGTTGCTGCTGCCGGAGGATTGGAAAGTATTGTTCCAACTGAAGGCATCACATTCGTATTCAATGGCAAGCTGTATAAATATACTGGAATCTTTGCTCCATTACACCAAATAAGAAGCATCCTTGCTTACAAAAAGTAATATGAACATGAAAAGCATTAAAACATTCGAAGCCTTCTTGAGAGAAGCTGAGGAAGAAAAACCAAAAGGAAAAGAAGGAGAAGGCGCAGCTCAAGAACCGGAAGGTCCTACCATTGACAAAGATCAACCTCGAATGAAAGATTTTGAGATTGACGGAAAGAAATATAAAGGCGTTCTTTCTACATTTGCTGCTATTGCTAAAAAACAAGAGGCAATGGGCGAGACTGAAATAGGAATCCTCACATTACCTGGAGAGGCTGCTGCTTACGAGCTGTTTACTGATGAAGGAGAGAAAGATGAAGAAGGCGAAGGCGAGGAAAAGAAAGAAGAACCTAAAGAAGAACCAGCAGCTGAAGAGCCAAAAAAGAAGAAAGAGGACGAGCTGGATCTGAATCTCTAAAATAACTTTTTGATGTATGTGCTATACACGTGAACAGATTGAAAAGGCCGTGAAGGCAAAAGGTTACAAATGGTTTGAAGATGCCGCTAACAAAACCTATGATGTAAATATCGTAGGAGTTCGTAACAATACTCCTTCAGTTGCCGATAAGGTTACCAACGTATTTGATGATTGCCTGACAATCTCTTACAAAGACGAAACAGGTGCATGGCAGTTTTACTGCTGGATGGGAACCTGCGATCCTGGTAAAAAAGGCGTAGAACAGTTCCACAATAGCAGAGGAGTTGCTCGACTTGTTCCTGGACAATACCGCGGAGTTTGGATGATTGATAAACACCAAGGAAAGTACGATGCTCTTTGCCAAAGAGGCGGTAATGTTACTGTGTATCGAGATGCTGACCGCAATGCAACATTCAATGAAAGCGTGACTGACACGGGAATGTTTGGTATAAACATTCACAAAGCTGGCCAAGATTCAACCTGGGTTGAAAATTGGAGCGAGGGCTGTCAAGTTTTCAAAAGAGTAAAAGATTTTGATGCTTTTATGTCAATCTGTCGCAAAGCTGCAAAGATTCACGGAAACAAATTTTCTTACACTCTAATAGAATCAACTGATATTGCATGAACTACATAAAGACATTTGAAAGCTTCATTTTTGAAGCGGATGGAAAAAAAGTTGTTTTCTTTCCAGGTAGGTTTCAGCCGTTTCACAATGGCCACCTAGCCGCTTTGAAGAGAACTTCAGAAGAGTTTGGCTTGCCGGTTATTCCACTGCAAATTGTTTCCAAAAATGAAGACTCACCGTTTCCCGATGCTCTTCTCAATAAAATGGCAAAAGATGTGGTAGCTGCAAATAGCTTTATCGCTGACTTTTTCATCTATCCAAAAGGAGAAAAGACCGTCATTCCTATGATGGTACAATTTCTTCGCAAACAGGGATACGAACCAATGGGACTGGGCGCCGGCGCTGACCGCATGAAAGACTATCTTCGTCAGGTTGACTACATCACGGGTCCTAAAACCGATACACCGGTTGATCCCAGCTTTACAGTAAAAATGGTAGATGCCCGTGAAGGCGATGGACCAAGTGGAACAAAAGTTCGTCAAGCCTTGAAGGACGACGACCAGGCAGCATTCAACGCTTTAATGCCAAAAGAACTACATAAATACTATAAGGAACTCCAAAAATACATACGCTAATATGAAACACATACACACATTTGAAAGCTACATAAATGAATCTCATTACGCTTTCTTAGGAGGAAATTCCAATTTCACGGATGATGAAATGCGCAAAAATGTAGTCGACAAAGTATTGGGGAAAAAATATGATGCATACATCATGTTTGACGACGATGCACCAAAAGGAGAATATGACAAGATGAAAGCCAAATACGCTGCAAATACAGATGGGTGGGAAACAATTTGGAGATCACAGTCATATCAAGGAGAAGCACGTCTTTCACCTGACAAGAAAGTTATTAAAGCAAGCATTTTTGGAAAAGGCGGAATCATCGGGGCCATCTATGTAAAGAAATAATTCTATAACCGGTATGCAATGATAGTAGATCTATTCGTACACAAAGACAAAAGCTCTCCCACAACTCAGGTTTGGCAGAGCTTTTTTAGTGAATACCTGCCGCATTGGAAACTGCGGCTCTGTTTTGCTGATGAAATTCTTAGATCTGACGCAAAACATGTACTATTCCCAGGCGGCTCAGGTTCAGCCTTTTACAAAGCTCTTGGAGAAGAAAACTCAGCAAGAGTCATTGATTGGGTACACCGTGGAGGATCATACATTGGTGTTTGTGCAGGCGCCTACTTGGCATCCAGCCACTTAAAGATTACACCACTGTCCATACCGGACAAGGCATGGGAGCGCGGCTTACACGATGCTGACATACTGATGGATGGCAAGATACAAACCGTAAACTACCATAACGGACCAATCTTTGAGTCACATCCTAATGTGGAAGTATGGGCAACTTTTAAGAGTAATTACCTGGCAGAAGGTGGGTATTTTGCAATGGAGGAAACTCCTGCAATTACTCATAATGAATACGGCATGGGCTTAGTTACCCTGTTTAGCCCGCATCTAGAAAAGTCGTCGCACGAAATAAAGAAAGAATTGGCTCTCATCTTTGAATATATAGAAAGTAAAAATCATCCAAGTCTCACATGCAATACGTAAAACTCTTCGAGGAATTCATCTACGAGGAAAACTTCAAAAGCAAATATGCCAAAAAAGTGGCATGGATCATGCAGTCACACGACATTCATTCCACATCAGGAAATGTAAATGCTCGTGAAAAGAAATACAATGTGGCTGCCAAAGGCAATCTCTTCCTTAATTTTGCAACTAAAGAGGAGTTTGACAAGGATGACATTATAGTTCCTAACAACGTTCCTATCCTCTACTATGGTGGATCTAAGGACGAGGAATCAGCAACTTTTATCAAAAACAAAAAGATTGTAGTAGATAACCTCTACAATAAGAGAGACTTGCTAATGATTTCTGGAGATAAAACCCAGTTTGCTGAAAAAGCCAACAAGTTCAACTGGTTGCCAAAGACCGTATTTTCCAAGAAGGAAGCTGTTGACGGCGCGGTAGGATTCCCGGTAATTGCCAAGATCAAAAACGGTCACAGTGGAAAAGGAATTCAAAAGTTTGACACAGCAGAAGAATTAGAAAAGAGCAAAGAGACGTTTGACCTCTTTTGCCAGTTTATTGATTTTGACCGTGAGTACCGTGTAATGTTCTGCCGTGACAAGATCATCGTGATCAACGAAAGAGTCCCGACCATCGAGGACAACCGCTCCATCCGCACCAAGAAAGCGGATGAAAAAATTAGCTTCACTTATGTCTACCAAGACCAAAATAAAGTTGACAAAAGCTTTATTGAGCAGGTATTGTCAATATGTAAAGACGTCAAAACATTCCTCGATTTGGACCTTTGGGCCCTTGATGTGGTGGTAGACAAAAAAGGAAAACTCTGGGTGATGGAAACATCATCTGCGACAGGATTGGGTAGCGTGAAAATGTGCGAAGTCTATAAAGCAATCTATGAAGACTTCTACAAGGAGCCGCTTCCCGATGAATTTTTGCAAGACATCTACTTAAACTATGTAGTTCCCGGACATCAAAACTACTATCCCAAGTACAAAAAAGAAATACAGTCATCGCAGTGGCCGATGGACTATGAAATACTAACCAACCCTAAAGCCAAAGATGGCTATAGGTACTTTTTCAATCTAGACGTTAAAAAATGAGAACCGGAGTTTTTAAGACATCATACAAGGAAAACGAAAAGCGCATTCCAATCTATCCTGAGCACATTCGCAAAATCAAGAGAAGTGTTCGTGAACAATTAGTATTTGAAGAAGGTTATGGTCTTGACTATGGATATTCTGATGAAGATCTAAGAGATCTAGGATGCAGCCTGGCAACAAGAGAAGAACTATATCAATGCGATACGGTCATTCTTCCTAAACCAGTTGCTGCTGACTTGGAAAAACTTAAGGACGGCGCAGTACTCTGCGGATGGACACATGCTGTTCAGCAGAGAGATATCGCTGACCTGGCTATTGAAAAAGGTCTGACCCTGTTGGCATGGGAAGAGATGAACCTAGTCAATAAGCACGGTAAAATGCACATTTTTTACCGTAACAATGAATTGGCCGGGTACGCGGGAATCTTACATTTCCTAGAACTTAAAGGACTGGATGGCCACTATGGACCACGCAAAAATGTAGTAATCTTGGGCTATGGCTCGGTTAGTCGCGGGGCAATTTATGCTCTGCAAGGCCGCGGATTCAATAATATCGTGGTTTATACACAAAGGCCTTCGCACCTGGTAGTTGACAAAAATCCGGATGTATGGTACAAGTCGTTTAGTACTGACAATTTGATGGAAGACTTGATGGGTGCTGACATCATTTTCAATGGAATCTTACAAGACGTAAATGCTCCACTGACCTACATAAAGAACGAGGCGGAACTCAATGCTCTAAAGAATAACACTGCTATTATTGACATTAGCTGTGATAAAGGCATGGGATTCTATTTTGCTGAACCTACATCATTTGAAAGTCCTATCATTGAAATGGGTCGTGGAATTTCATACTACTCGGTAGACCATACACCTACCTATCTGTGGAATGCAGCATCCCGTGAAATCTCAAGTGCATTGCTTCCATATTTGGAAACTATCGTGGATTCCAGCAAATGGATCAATGACGCGGTGATCTATAATTCAATTGATATTCTCAATGGTAAAGTGATCAACCAAAATATAAACAAGTTCCAAGGACGTGAAGCACATTAAGACATATGAAAGCTACCTATATGAGCAAGCCATTAATGAAATAGGCGAAGGCGTAACTCCATTTGCTTGGAAGCGAGTGGGCTCAGCTAAAGTGGATGGCTGGATGGCTGATATGTCTCAACACGACAGAAGCAGCTCGAGCCAAAACATTAGGCTCCCTGACCTAGAATATGAATTTAAGAGTGACAAGACGGAGTATCTTGTAAAAATTGCTGGTTGGTTTAGCCCTTATACATACATTAATTTTGGTGCCAAAAATCCAAATTGGAAAAAGCCGCATGATTACGATGTATTGATTAGTGTTGCTTTTGTTGATAAACACGGCGGAATCGGAACCGACAAAGAAAAGCTCACAAACTATGGCGAACAATTCAAGGTAATTTCAACAGTTTCTGCCATATTACAAGAAGTAATGAAAGAGTTGCAGGAGATAGAGTGGATCAAAGTTAAAGAAATCTACATAGCTCCTAAATTGGAAGATGCTGATGAAGGCAAACCAATTACTCAAACCAAGCGTGGCAGACTCTATCTGGAATACATAAAGAAACAAGGAAGCAAGCTTAAAGGGGATTGGACTGCTTCTATTGAAAAAGACTCTTTTGTGATAAGGAGCGGAAAATGGAGTGGTGGCTCACCAGGACAGTTTATACAACTATGAAATACGTAAAGACATATGAGAGTTTTGTCCATGAAATGGAAATACCTTCAGGCAAATGGGTTGAGTATGACTTATCCAAACTTGGTGAAGAAGAGATGAAACTTATTTGGGATATGTACACTGAAACATACGCCAAACAAGGTATGGACTTATCGGCCGATGATTGGAAAGAATTGCAGAGTAAATATAAAGCAACTGCTCTTAAAGATGTTGATCGCGATACTGAACCTGATGCATTCATAATCTATAAACCAACCAAATGGGGCAACAAGATTGCACTATTAGGAACCAACAATAAGAAGGAAGCTAAATCTGATGTTGTTAAGAAACTTCTAGATCTTGTAAAAACTAAAGGTTGGTTTCTTGAGGCAAGTCTCAAAATGGAAGAAATCTTATCAAGCAACAATGCTCCGGTTATTACTGATGAAAAGATGATACGCGATGTTGTTGGTGCGGATAAGAAGCCTGAGTTTGAAGAAGATGGTTACTATACAAGGTTCTTATCTAAAGCAGGAAAAAGAATACGTAAAAGAATGTACGGCATATTATGAAATACGTAAAGACATTTGAAGACTTTCAGGTTTCCGAAGGATTCCACTACCACATGGAAAACGGGTTGGACATTACTAACAGTGTCTACCGAATTGGTAGTGATGCCTATAAGCAACTCTTTGAAGAGACTAAAAAGTACTGGGATGAAGGCAATGTAATCTTGAAAGATAAGGCTGCCTGGATGGCTGCTAATCTGGAAGTTGGAAAGCCTGCCGTTAACAAAGATGGTCGTAAGGTTGAACTTGATACGCCAAGACGCGGTGGAGACAAGAAGTTTGTAGTTTACCACAACAGCGGTAAGAAAGATGATGATGGAAACATCATTGCAAACGAAATTACATGGGGTGACACTAGCGGACTTAGCATTAAGAACGATGACCCGAAGGCTTCTGCCTCTTTCTGGTCTCGCCAACAGTGTGACCTTAAAAAGAAAATGGACCCAAGCACCGCAGGGTTTTGGGCATGCTATGCGCCTTCTCTGTTTGGTAAACAACTCGGTTTAAGCTCCGAAGAACCTTGGTAATATATAGCAAAAATACAAAACAATCATGACTCAGGTAAAAACTTTTTCAGAAAGTCTAAAAAAGAGAAGTATAAATGAAGCAATTACAGTAGGCGGACCTATTGCAAAGCCAAATGCATTACCAGGTGAGGTTGAGAAAACTCTCAATGACCGTTTAGGAGATGAGTACACTGCGTACTATTTCTATCAAAATGCAGCTAACTGGTGCAAGAATGCCAATTACAAAAAGGCAGCAGCTTTCTTTGAAGCTGAAGCAGCCGGTGAACTTGGTCACGCTCAAGGAATTCAGGACTATCTAACATCTTGGAATCTTCTTCCTGCAATTCCGTCAGTGCCAACACAGGTACAATTCTCTAGCCTGGTTGATATCATCAATAAGGCATACGAATTAGAGTACGCTCTATTGCAAAAGTATTCTGACAATCAGTTAGAACTTGATAAAACGCATCCTGCAGCCTTCAACTTCATTCAGAAGTACGTGGACATTCAGGTAGGTGAAGTTACTGAATACTCAGACTACCTAAATGCTCTTGAGCTTGTGAACGTAGACAACCGTCTTGATGTTCTCTACTTTGAAAACCAATACTTTGGATAAGATGAAACACATCAAAACATTTGAAAGCTTCGTTAACGAAGCACAAGACCTGGTAACATTTACCATTGACGATGATAAGCTCGACCAGCTTCTTCATGATTTTCATAAGAGAGAACTGGACTATGTAGATGTTAAAGGCGACCAGTATTACACACTGCCTCGTAGAGAATTCGATAGATTTATGGATGCTGCGGACAGCAAAGGATTCGATGTAGACTATGAAGGGTCTGAAGACTCCGTTGTCTATGTGATGGAATCTTCTATGACAAAACTGAGTGAAGGGTATATGAGCGAACTTGATATCATACGTCAAGAGAGCAAGACTCTTGAAGAGTTCATCAAAAAAGGAAAAGCTGCTTTCCCGAAAATTGCAAAGATGCATCATGCTGATGATTTCTTCAAAGAACTTTGGAATATGGCTCAGCAGATAAAAGAAGGTTTAAACGAATCCACCAACAGATGGTACAATAAGATGTTGAGTCTTGGTAAATTAGGCGTTCAATTCAAATGGGTTAGTGATTTGGTCTCTCAGTCAGAAGGACTTAAAGATTCAGTAAAGAAGCACTTTTCCGGTGTAAATGAAAGAGATTTGGCAATAATTTTCAAAAGAGAAGCTGGTGCCAAATGGGATAAAGCATGCGAAATTTTTGGTGGAGTTCTCGGCAATGATAAATCATCAGGAGAATTTGCAATTGTAAATGTAAGAACTGCATAATGAAACCTTTCAAAGAGGAGAAACTAGAAGAGACCGTCTACGTAAGGACATTTTCTTCGGAAACTCCAGAATCCGAGCTAAAGTGGCATTGGGACGAGGAGGATAGAATTGTAGAAGCAATTGAACCAACTGACTGGAAGTTTCAGTTTGACAATCAACTGCCGATAGCGTTTGACAAGCCAATACGAGTGGATGCCGGAGATTTTCACAGAGTCATTAAGGGATCTGGAAATCTAGTTGTAAAGGTCACAAAACTTCCTACAGCGGAGAGGATAAATAGACTGTAAAAAATCACATTAGAAATGAAACACGTAAATAACTATGAAGGCTATTTGAAGGAAAGCAATTCCTTTGACGGCATGTTAAATGAGGGTACTACTCTCTATATTAGCGATCCTAAATTTAAGGATGTTGAAACTCTGAAAGCTGACATTCTTAAAAATGCAGGTCCTGCACTTAATGATTTGCTAAGTCGCCAAGGTATCAAGTACAATCCGTTGACCGCTGCTGATAGAAGAGGAACCCGCATTACATTTGAAAGTAAGCCACTAACTGGCAACGATCTTGGTGTTATGCAATACGGATTCAAAGAGGTTTACATCAATATCTTTAATGGTGGAGATTACCCGCAAATCAACAAGGCTGCTGGTGAAAACTTTGAGTTCTCTCCTTACATCTGGGCTACTCTAAACTATATGTACCAGCATGTGCTTGGTGGATCTAATGGATGCGGTTTGGTATTTCCAGGAGAAGACCGTGATTCAATCTACTATGATGTGGTAGGTGGAAAATGGTTAACAGCAACAGAAGCTAGCAAACGCAAAGACTGGAAATAATGAACTTCTTTTTCAATATGAAACACATCAAACTCTTCGAAGAATATCGATACGAGACTCGTGATATGTCATATTGGACATCCCAAAAGTCAGAGGATGAATACTTAAAAGGCCGCTTTCCTTGGTTAGCTACTAGCATAACAAAAGAATCTGAGCTTTCTGCGTTCGTAACCAAATGTATTGAAAGATGGAATCGTGAAGGCGAAAAGAACGAACAGGTTACCAAGAAAGCCGCTGATACTGTTCAGAAGATTGCGCTAAAATACTTTCAACAATTTAATACCATTGATGGCTTTATCATAAATGCAATGATTAGAGAATTGCCAAAAACTGGAATAAAACTAAAAGATCTTGCAAATGAAGTACGTTAAGCTATTTGAGCAATTCATATTGGAAAGTGGTAATAGCGTAGACGGAGCAATTCCGTTTAAGCAAGACCAGGTAATGCCTACCGTTGATTGGGTAGTCAAAAACATTTTTCCGGAGCTTGGTCTTGTAGGACTTGACGATGATTCAGCAATTCTTGGTAGCGCTGGAAAAAAATTAGCTGACCAGACCAGCGGAGACGTTGATTTGGCAGTATCGGCTGACAAGATTGCAGGACACTTAGGCGTATCTCTAGATAAAACATTATTTGCTCTAAACGATAAACTAAAGAGCATGGGATATTCTACCAAAATGGCGGTAGGATTCAACCAGGTGAGTATTGGCGTTCCTATTGCAGGAGATCCTAAAAATGGAGTTGGCCAATTAGACTTTATGCTATCCACTGACCTGGATTGGAGCAAATTCATTTATCATTCACCCGACTTCCGCGCTGCGGAGTCAAAATACAAAGGAGCTTACCGTAACCTGTTGCTCATGGCAACAATTGGCAAGTCATTCTTTGAAATCACCAAATCAACAGATAAAGGCGAGGTTGCTGAATACAAAGCATACGTTGTCCGCCTTAATCAGGGTATTGTGGAAGTTCGTAAGTCTTTCGAAGGAAAAAAAGGACTTGTGAAAACTGCACAGCTACTTAAACAATACGACAAAGAAATCACACGAGAACCACAAAAAGTGGTAGACCTTCTATTTAATGGAGGGCACAAGCCGTCTGACATCGATACCTACGAAAAGCTATTGTCATTACTACAATCCGGAGACTTCAAATATCCGAACGTAATGAATGATATCTTATCCGACTTCAAAGGTAAGCTGGAAGACGCTGGGCTTCCTCTACCTGAAGGCCTCGGATAAATAAGATATCATGGCAGGAATCAACACACTACAAGAGGTTTACAAAAAGCGAGGAGAAGAATGGACAAGAGAATTCTTGTCATCTGAACTACGCATCACAGAAAAAGCAGAGGCATACCGCTTCTCTTTTGAGTTGTCAAAAAACGGGAAGCTGCGTTTCTATGGAAAGAACGCGGAAGATCCGTTAAATAGAATTGACAGAACAGTTAGCGATTTGTATGAGAGCGCCATCGGCAAAATTGAAAAGTTGCCCGACGCAATCATAGGCAACCTGCCTCGCAGTCATAGATTTGGCTTTAATTGGGCTCCGGATAACGGGCTTACTCTAACCGACATCACAGTACGTCAACATGGCAAAGTCACCAAACAGATTCACGAGAAAACTGTATTGGAGAGATGGGCATCGCTGTTACACGTAAAGTACGGTGAAGAGGTCTACAAAGGAAAGCTGGAAGAGACCAAGGTAGAAACCTTAATGGAAAGCCTTCGTCGAGGGGAATCTCCTCTATTTGAAACTATCAGCAATCAAAAGACTTACATTATTCGTGGTGAAGAAGGTATTGCCAAAATTACGCCATCACAGCCAAGACAGATTCGTGAACAAAAAAGTCACGGATTTGATCTCTTGCTATTGCAGATCTATGAACACCTAGAAGGAATTGATTTTGAAAAATTTGTGTTTAGGTCAGAACGTCCAGACGAGAGATACCTAGAAATTGTATGCGAAGCTTTTAATCACTTTGTTGCTGAACGAGGCGTAGAATTCCTGGAGATGGGAATCAAAAAGCCAACGTTCCTGGAAAAATCTGGTAAGTTTAACCCAAAATGGATCCGCAATAATCGTACACTTTCATACATTAGCGAGAGCAAAGACTATGAGTATTTGCTTAGCATATTCATCACAAACTTAAGAAAACCCAAGAAGGCAACTGGGTTATTGACAGAATCTTTTGTTGACAACTACAACAAAACAATTCACAGCATTGACGAGGCTGTTCGAAATGCAGATGACTATGAATTCCCAGAGTTTAACAGCATCTTGGAAAAGGAAAACGATCTGAGAACAGACAATGGATTCTCGGAAGACGATTCCATGAAAGCCGTTGCAATGATGCAAGCAGTTTTTGCTCTTCCATATCGCGGAACACACGAAGAGGAAGAACCCGAAGTAAAACATGAATGCAATGTATTGGCAATGAACATGGGACAGTTTACCAATAAGGTTCTTAATGAATGCGAACGTATTCTCAAGCTTACTGGTAAAGGCTTTACATTGATACACGATATCAATGCAGGAGAAAACTGTAAATGGGGTATGGCAAAAGAGGATGGTGCCCGAGCTGCAAATCAGCTAGTCAAAGATTATCCTCATATTTTTGAATGTTCCGAGTCTCTATCAAATCCTACAATTGCAGCAATACAAAAAGCTGCAGGACCGAGAGATGTAAAGAGAATATACACAGGAAGATCATGTGATTCATTAGTAAAGGAATGCGACCTACAAAATACCATCAGTGGAAAGAAACTGGACCTTGAGATAACAAAGGTTGCCGGCAACTCTGACCGTGAAATTGAGGAATGCATGGACCGTGAAGATTACAAAACTTTCAAGGAGATTTTCCCTGACAGCATACAAAAGTTTTGGGAACCTATGAGAACTCAATGGAACTCTAAGGCATACCTCTAAAGATATATAGCAAAAATAAACTAGACAAATGAGCCAAGTACTTTCATATGATCAATTTTTGAATGAGGCACTTCTTGTTGTAAAGAGAAAATACACGGACTTGCATCCGGAAAAGAAAGTTTCTAACTATGCTCCAGTAAGAGAACGCGTTCTCTCATTTATCAAGGAAAAAGGATCTGTCTCTGAAAAAGAGTTGCAGGAATTTCTCCGAATGATGAATGAAGAAACTGGGCGCAAGACAACAATGGGATGGGTGAAGGCCAATGATAAGTTTTTCACTGTCAAAAATAACGAGGGTGAAAAAATGTATTCGCTTTCTAAAGATGGACATCGAGTTCACGATAAACTAACCTCAATTAAGTAATGAAAAGTTTTGGAGAGTTCAAAGAAAAAATTGCAATTGAGGAAGCTCTAATTCCTGAGCTTAAAGAAATCCTCAAACATTTTGATGAAGCAGCAAACAAGGCCGAAGAGATGAACATGAAACAGACTTTACAGGCTATTGAAAATGCTCGTCAAGAAATCATAACATTAAGCGGTAAATAATGCCAGCAGTTTCACAAGCACAGCAAAAGCTCATGGGCATGGCTTACGCTCTTAAAAAGGGAGAAATGAAGCCGGAAGAAGCCAGCCAAGAGGTAATAGACCTGGCTGACTCTATGACGCTTAAACAGCTGAAAGATTTTGCAGAAACCAAGCACAAAGGTCTTCCAAAGAAAAAACACGTAGATGAATACGGATTCTTTTGGTGGGACACGCAATCACAACAAGCAGCATACCAAGCTGCCGCAAGTAAAAGAGACCAAACGGATCCATTAGTTCAAAGCTTTATAGATTTTGTAGCAGGAAAGAATAAAGACAGGGTAAAAGAAGTTGAAGAAAATTTTGCTGCACCCGCAGCAAGCGTTACAAACACCCCAGGTATGGGTAACGTGGATGCACCAGCCGTAGGCAAGGTGGGAAGCGGTGATACCTTCGGTGCCACATCAGGTCGAAAAAAGAAGAAACGTAAAGGATCTACTAACGGCTATGATGAGTGGCTAAAAATCAGAATGTCATGAGATGGCAAAGGCTGCAAAAAAATCGGAAGTAAGATCATTTGTTCGTAAGACAAGAAAAAAATTAGGAAGACACGCAAAAAAGGACACTCCTAATAAGAAAGCAAAAAACTACAAAAAAGGCTATGTAGGCCAAGGAAAAAGAAGATAAGGGAGTGGATACATCAATCATATCAACCATCATCACGACCTTTGGGTCAATCATTGTAGCTCTAATCACCGTGGTAGTGAAGACAAAATTAGACGCAAGAAAAGCCAAGACCGAGAAAGAGAAAGAAGAAGTGATCGATGAGGCTGGCGTTGAAGAAATGGTGTTGGTGCAGGACTGGCTACACGATTTTCGACAAAAGTACGAGTTTGACCGTGTAGGTATCTTCCAATTTCATAATGGAGGAAAATTCTTTCAAGGCAAGAGCATGAAGAAGTTTTCCATGACTTATGAATCAGTAGCCCCAGGCTACGAAAAAATCAAGAGGACGCAGCAAAATGTGTTGGCCTCTGAATATCCACAATGGATTAGCAATATGTTAAAGAAGAAGTGTTTTGCTAACATTGTATCTGAATTAGACCCGCAATCACGAGTAGAGCTTGAAGCTCTTGGAATACAGCAATTTGTAACCGTTCCAATCTATTGTCTGAAAGGCGCTCTCATCGGGTTTATTGTCGGCTACAATATAGGTGAAATAGATGATGCAATCAAAAGCAAATTTGTGCCTTTAGTAGAAGACTCAAAATTTGTTTCAGGTTACATCGCATGAAAACACTCCTAAAAAGCAAAAGGCAAAAACTAGTGGATTGGATCAAATCCAAAAGAACTAACAACAAAAAGACAGTTGTTAAACAAAAAATAGACGATGAAGGTTTAAGACTCTTGAGAGAGTATTACATCGACAAAGACGACGAAACACATCTGTTCATATGAAACACTTGCATACATTTGAAAGTTACCTGAATGAAGGTACCACAGCATCGAGTTGGAGCAAAGCTCAGCTCGACAAAGAACTAAGAGAACTTTCACAAGGAGCTAAAGATGCCGGAGACATCGATGATTCAATGGCTTTTGACATTGCAGATGGGTGGATCATGGATAACCCAGGAGTAGAGATGGCAATCAAAAAACATTACGGTGCATCTGATGCACAAGGTTTTGTTGCAAATAGAATAGCATAATATGAGCCACGTAAAACTATACGAAGAATTCCTTTGGGACCAAATTTGGGAAGCCGAAGATGAAGACAAGCAGTCAACCGACCGTTCTCCTCTTGATAGCGAAGAACTTGAGACTGGTCTTAAAAATAAAGCCAAAGAATCTGGCTGTCCTATCGGAATCATTCGCGCGGTAATGCGTCGTGGAATGGCTGCCTGGAAAAGTGGTCACCGTCCAGGTGCTGGCCAAGAACAATGGGGATACGCTCGTGTAAACTCATTTTTAACTGGTGGTAAAGGTACTTGGGGTAAAGCTGACAAGGATCTTGCAAAAGAGGCAAGAGATGCCGGGTTCAATCCAAAAAAGTAAAAGGATAACACAATGAAACACATACACACATTTGAAAACTTCTTGAATGAAGGCGTTAAGTGGAAACCTTCTAGAAATGAAAACGTTGAAGGATTTGTTGCAAAATCTTTTCCTCACGGAAAAAAAGGTGATGCACTATTATCCCGTGAAGAGTTCATCAAAAAATGGGAAGCGAGAATCGAATCATGGATTGGGGTAAAACCTAATCTGGCTGCGGTTAAAGAGTTTTTCACTAACAATGGACTAAACTTTGAATTTGTAGGAGCCGACGGCTATACTTACCGCATATACTCTCCAGGTGAAGGCCCTAGATCTAAAGAGTACCACATACAAAAACTTAAAAAGTAATATATGAAACACATACACACATTCGAAAGCTTCTTAAATGAAGGATATTCATCATCAGATATAAACAAGTTAAAGGACTTTGCTAAAAAAGTTTCTGATGAAATCATAGCAGACTATGAAGGAGACAGCAAATTTGACAAAGAAGAATTCTCACCAGAGGCTATGTTTGACTACATATCAGACTGGGGGCAAACAAACAATATGTCAGCAAAAGATGTAATTGATGAATTTGTATGGTCAGAACTAACAGATGAATTAGGTTTGCCAAGAAATTAAAAGGATAACACAATGAAACACATACACACATTTGAAAACTTCTTGAATGAAGGCAAAGCACAAGAATGGATTGTATTTCTTCCCATCGAAAAAGGAGACATCATCGACATAGAAAGCTCTCTGTTTGGGGTTTACAATGACGAGGAGTATGATAGAATAGCTCCATTTGACAAAGTAGGCAATTACACAACTTCTTTATCTTTCCCTGATATGAAAGTTGCTAGAGAATACGCTGATCTTGTTAAAGACGCCAAAGGAGATATGAAATCTCCGGCTTTCAAAAAAGCAGATGAGTTTGAAAAGAAAAACAAAATAGTTCGATGAAACACATACACACATTCGAAAGCTTTGTAAATGAAGGCGCGCCAACCAATACGGTTGAAGACATAATAGACACTATTAAAGACGGCTTAGGATGGGCTACTCCTGATTATGTGCTACAAACTCCACTTAACAGGGCAGGTAGAATAGCATTGGCAATTAGGCTAGCAGAAATAGGTATTCTTTTTAATGATGATGATCTAGGCGATGATATGAATGTCAATCCGTTAAAAGACAAGAAGATTAAACCTATGTCTGTAGCAGACGCTAAAAAAGCAATACTGTAAGATGAAACACATAAGCACATTTGAAAGCTTTTTGAATGAAGGCAATTATAGCCTACAAAGTATCGACGACGCAACTGTTGAAGAGTTCGAAAAAGACTGGAACAGTGGATCTAAAATCGGCGGGTTATTAAAGCTGATCAAAGCTGCCACTGGAAAAGACATATCAGATATTCCAGAGAAGGCTGTAGAAGAGTTTGATAAAATTGTTGGCGGAGGAATAAAGGCTTCGCCAGCAGCAATCAAGATTCTTGATGTTCTAAACAAATACGCATAAGATGAAACACATTAGCACATTTGAGAATTTCCTCAACGAGGAACATCCATACTACAAGGGCATCAGCAAAAGTACTGAGACCAAGAAGAAGGCTCAAATGGCTGACCAGGCTGCTGCGGATGATGATGATCCCGATGCTTACAAAGAGCTGCCTGGAGATAAAAAAGGAAAGAAGCTCCTAAAAACTTCTAAGCACACCAAGACATATCACGAACTTTACGGAGACAAGAAATAGAAAAGCGGCCCGAAAGCCGCTTCTTTTTTGTGGTTTGAGAGTTCTTACAGAATGCTGATGTTACGAGCATTCTTCTTTTTCTCGGTCGAGAAATGGATTGAGAGAATGCCAGACTCCAGTTTTGCCTGAACCGTTTCAGCGTCCAGGTATTCAACGTTGTAGCTCTTGCGAACTCTCTTATTCAAGAACTTGGGCAGTTCTCTCTCGGTAGATGCTTCCAAAATAAGTTCATCTCCTTCAGTACGAACGGTCACTTCCTCCTTGGTAAAACCAGGCAGAAGAACATCTAGCGCATAGCCGTTCTCGGTCTGACGGATCTCAGTTTTGGAATAGGTTGACGAGTTGTGGTTTGCAAACTCAAACAAATCGTCCATTGCATTGAAGATTGATGTTGTTTTGTACATAGTATTTTTTGTTTTTTGGTTTGTTTACAGTATATTGTAACAAAACTGTGCCAGACCGTTAAACCGGAAAGATTGTCATATGCAAGTGAACTTGTAGTGACTCTTTGTCATTGCTATAGACTATTTTCCTCCAACCGATCTGATATCTATTTTATACAACCCAGACAAAAAGTTTCACAGTGATTACTATATTGATCACTACACGGGAAAAAGCCTCACTGTGAACAATATATTGTACATTGAGAAAACCAGTTTCAACCTGTGAATATAAGATCAAATTCAAAATAATATAGACATAAATGATTAAGTACAGCAAACTTCGAGACGTAAAGTCGCCGTCTCGAGGTACATCGCAGTCCGCAGGAGTGGACTTTTTTGTTCCTAACGATTGGAACGGCGGTGAACCTCGACCAGTATTACCTGGCGACCGTGTCTTGATTCCAAGCGGAATCAAGGTAAGCATCCCAACAGGGTATGCGCTAATTGCATTCAATAAGAGTGGAGTGGCATCTAAAACAGGATTGATCGTTGGTGCTTGCGTGGTAGATGAAGACTACCAAGGCGAGGTTCACATCAATATGATCAATACCAACACGGAGAAGGAATACTTCTCGGATGGCCACTATGTAAAAGACAGCGGAATTGTTACCATAACTCCAGGAGAGAAGCTGGTTCAGTTCTTGTTAGTACCCATCAATTATGCTGGGCTACAGGAATTGCCAATTGAGGAATTATACACTGCGACAACTGAACGCGGTGACGGAGGATTTGGATCAACAGGAACGCTATGATAGACATCGAACAAAGAGACTCAACCCTGCAAATTTCATACTTTGACAGGGAAGGCGAAATTGCCATCAAAAAGTTTCTCATTCCAGCAAATGAAATGTTTGAATGGGAGTACTGTGATGCCCGTGATAAGTATGCAGAACCTGGCATAACTAGCTGGGATGGCAAACCAGTCCGTAAACGCAAGACAAAGTTCTTGAGTAAGTGGAGGCTGGAAGAATACCTCTATTCTCTTCCCGAAGAGGAAACAAATGACATTTATGAATTCAACATTCCTAAAAAGTTCTTTGTGGATATTGAGGTAGAGGTGACTGACGAATGGCCAAAACCGGAAACAGCCAAGTTTCCAGTTACAACGGTTGCTTTCTGTAGAGATAACCGTGTAATTGTAATGGGAACCAAGCCGCTGTCGGCTGACCAAATTGCATCAATCGGAAAGCGCATCAATGATTACCTGAAAGAGGAAGTTGACTTTAGCTATATGTACTTCAAATCTGAGTATGATATGCTATACACATTCTTCCATAAGGCTCTTCAGAAGATGCCAGTAATTACAGGATGGAACTTCGTAGGTTTCGACTGGACGTATCTTATCAATCGCTGTAAGCGTTTAGGTATTGATCCTTCCGTCGCTTCTCCATCTCGTAAACTCTCTGGTCAATCCGAACTTCCACAGCACAGGTTGGTAGTCGATTACCTGGATGTCTATAAGAAATGGGACCGCCAAATTGATGTCAAGGAAAACAATACTCTTGACTGGGTTGCTAAAGCAGCGCTTGGAATTCAAAAGGTAAAATATCCCGGAACATTACAAGAACTCTATGAATCTGACTTTGACCAATACGTATTCTACAATGCGGTGGATGCCAAGTTAGTACAGATGATTGACCGAAAGTTAAACTCACTGCTTACTTTCCTTAAGCTTGGACATATTTCCAAAGTGGAAGCAACCCGAGCGTATTCACCAATCTGGATGGCGGAAGGTGCAATGGCAAGAGAAAACTGCCGTCGGAACCGGGTATTTCCAAAAGCCGACACTTCCAAAAAACGCAGAGAAGCCTATGAAGGTGCATTTGTTCATGAACCAAAAACTGGATTGTATCAGTGGGTTACATCATTCGACTTTGCTTCTCTATATCCAACGGTAATGAGGCAGTGGAACATTTCACCTGAGAGTTACATCAAAAATCTGGCACCTGGCGAAGAGATTGATCTGGAAAAATACATCAAAACTGCATCGGGCGCGGTATTCTCAAGAGAGGAATCCGTCTTTACCAGCATCTTGGTGGAATACTACGGAAAGCGTAAACAGGCCAAGAAAATCTCTCAGGACATAGAAAGAGAAATTGCTGAGTTGCAAAAATATATATGATACATCACATCCCAAAAATAACCAACAAAAAATATGAGCAATCTTTTCATCGAGAGGGTCCCTTTCAAACCCTTTGAATACCCTGTCTACTATACCGAAGGCTGGTTAAAACAAGCACAAGCTTTCTGGTTGCATACTGAAATACCAATGCAGGGCGACGTCAAAGACTGGAATGAATTCTTAACCCCCGCTGAGAAGAATCTTGTAGGAAACATCTTACTTGGTTTTGCTCAGACGGAATGCGCAGTATCTGACTACTGGACTGGCATGGTTACCAAGTGGTTTCCGAAACATGAAATTCGCCAAATGGCAATGATGTTTGGCTCACAGGAAACTATCCATGCTACAGCATATTCATATCTTAACGAAACACTTGGCCTTGAAGACTTTGCTGCTTTTCTACACGAGCCTGCCATCAAAGAAAAATTTGAGTTGCTTACTGCAACATCTAATGATTGGACTAATGAGGACTTGGTAAGAAATCCGGAAGCACGCATTGAAGTTGCAAAGAGTTTAGCAATCTTCTCAGCATTTGCTGAAGGAGTTTCTCTCTACTCTTCATTCGCAGTGCTCTACTCGTTCCAAATGAGGAACCTCTTAAAAGGTGTAGGACAGCAAATGAAATGGAGCGTCCGCGACGAATCGCTACACTCACGCATGGGCTGTATGTTATTCAATCATATGTGCGAAGAGTATCCTGAATTACGAGGAGACGCTCATGATACTGTGGTTGAAGCAGCACGACTTATACAAAAGCTCGAACATCAATTCATCGATAAGATGTTTGAGATGGGAGACCTGGAAAACCTAAAAGCCGCTGACCTGAAAGAATTCATCAATCAGCGCATTAACGAAAAACTCAATGAACTTGGATACGATCCTATCATGGAAGTCAACGAAAAGTCAGCGGCAAACCTGGAATGGTTCTACCACTTGACTGGCGGTGTAACACACACTGACTTCTTTGCTATACGTCCTACTGACTATTCAAAAGCCGGTGAAGGCGAAGATTGGGGAGATATATTCTAAAAGAACAACTATGAAGAATTTTGGAGAAGAACACGGCTGGGAAATCGGCGTAGACTTTCCGGAGTGGGCTAACACCGAAGTCTATGTAAAGACTATCAGTAAAGGTTACCTACTGCCTGGAGAAAAACCTAAAGATGCCTATTGGCGAGTATGTACAAATGTTGCTCGTCGTCTTGGAAAACCGCAAATGGCTTCCAAGTTTTTTGACTATATTTGGAAAGGCTGGCTCTGCTTGGCAACACCGGTGCTATCAAACACCGGTTCAGACAGAGGTTTGCCAATCTCTTGCTTTGGTATTGACGTAGGCGATAGCGTTTATGAAATTGGAAGCAAGAATCTGGAACTAATGCTACTTGCAAAGCATGGTGGTGGCGTGGGAATTGGAATCAATAAGATTCGTCCTGCTGGCTCCAAGATAACCGACAACGGAACATCTGACGGTGTTGTACCTTTTTGCAAAATCTATGATTCTACTATCTTGGCAACAAGCCAGGGTTCGGTACGTCGTGGCGCTGCATCGGTAAACATCAATATTGATCACAAAGATTTTGAACAGTGGTTGGAAATCCGTGAACCAAAAGGCGATGTCAATCGTCAATCCCTCAACCTACACCAATGTGCTGTGGTTGGTGATAAGTTCATGCGTAAGCTACAAGATGGTGATTCAGAAGCTCGTCGCAAATGGTCAAAGCTTTTACAAAAACGTAAAGCAACTGGCGAACCTTACATCTTGTTCAAAGGAAACGTCAACAAGCAAAATCCTGAAGCATACAAAAAGAACGGGTTGAAAGTCTTTATGACTAACATCTGTTCAGAGATTGTATTACACACAGATGAATCACATTCATTCGTTTGCTGCCTAAGTTCATTGAACCTTGCAAAATATGATGAATGGCGAGACACTGACCTGGTATACACAGCAACCTGGTTCCTGGATGGAGTTCTTGAAGAATTCTTACAGAAGGCCAAAAATATGAAAGGCTTTGAAAACGCCGTAAGATCTGCTGAAAAAGGAAGAGCGCTCGGTCTTGGAGTACTTGGATGGCACACATACCTACAGCAAAAAGGTATTCCTTTTGAAGGCCTGCCTGCACAGTTTGAGACTCGAAAGATATTCTCCCAAATGAAGATTGAAAGCGAGCGCGCAAGCCGTGATATGGCTTCTGAGTATGGCGAACCACTATGGTGCCGTGATACTGGATTCCGTAACACTCACCTGAGAGCAGTTGCTCCTACTGTATCAAACTCAAAACTGAGCGGAAACGTCAGCTCAGGAATCGAACCTTGGGCTGCTAACGTATTCACAGAGCAGACTGCTAAAGGCACATTCATTCGTAAGAATCCTGAGTTGGAAAGAGTACTCCGTAAAATAGGTAAGAACAATAAGGAGGTCTGGGATCAGATCCTCGCCGACGGCGGTTCAGTACAAGGTCTAGATTTCATGGATGACTGGGGATTCCTGGAAGGCAAACTCGTGGAAAAAGCTACTGTCACAGATCCACTAATGATTGATCGCATCTTTCCAGTTAAAGAAGTCTACAAAACCTTTAAGGAAATCAACCAACTTGATTTGGTAAAACAGGCAGGAGTTCGTCAGCAGTACATTGATCAATCATGTTCTTTGAACTTGGCGTTTCCTTCTACTGCCGAGCCAAAATGGATCAACCAGGTTCATATGGAAGCCTGGAAGCAAGGCGTAAAAACACTTTATTACACTCGCACAGAATCTGTACTTCGTGGTGATATTGCTGCTAAAGCAATGGATCCTGATTGCGTATCCTGTGAAGGCTAAAAATTACACTGAAATCATGGCAATCAAAATTACAACTGACAAAATAGTTAGGCCACTACGACCAGCCAATGGTTCGGTGTTCAATATCGACGAACTTAATGATGAAGTCGGTGGTTGGATAGAGCCGTTCAAAGTTGGACCGGTCTGGGTAATGGGCGCTGAAAAATCAAAAGATTTGCCTCTTAATGACTTGGCCTCTTTTTTCTTTGAAGTGGCTTTACACGGAGACATCCTGGTAGTTCCGCCTCAACAACTACCAACTGACTGGGACATAATGGAAGACTCTGATAAGAGGCTGTCTGCTGATATGGTGGATAGCGGATTCCTACTCTCACTGCAAAATGCTCTGATGGTTAAGAGAATACGAGAACAAAACCCGGGAATGGTTGTTGACCCGACTGAACTATTTCAAAACCAGTTCAACATGCAACCAAAAGAGGAATACACTTACGACCCTCCTGTTGACGAAGAAATTGATGCAAACACAGCAGATTTCTTATCCAAAGTTTACGAATACATGACTAAAGCGCCTGCGCAATTCAAAAATGGCATTTTGCTTGATGAGACTCAGGTAACAATCCGTACACAAAAAGAAAATCTTAAGAGAATCTTAAGTATGATGAAAGGCATGTATTTGGAGACCGAGGAGTATGAAAAATGCGCAGTCATCCAACAGGTGGAAGAACAATGCAAATAAATACAAAAACAAAAAACAAAACAAACATGGAAAACCTAACAGCTTACGACTTGAAAAGAAAAGAGAAGAACGTACCTTTCACAGAATGTACTATCGTTAAAACTTCTCGCGGTGGCTACATGGCCAAAGGTGTAAACGCCTATGGCAACAAAATGAACGCTATGCTTTCAGAAGCAAAAGCTCTTGAAGCTATCGAAAAAGGAATTGCAACAAAAGGATACTAATTGTCCATAAGTTGTTAATAACTTTAAGCCCAAAGATTTTTTTCTTTGGGCTTTTTTGGTTAATTTTATACTATACAATTAAAACTGAATGAGTAACCGATTTGAATTAGAGCAACATTACATAGCTGCAAAAGAGGCGTACTACAGCGGAACACCTCTACTGTCTGACGACGAGTTTGACCGATTGGAAGCTGATCTGCTTTCTCTTGGATCTGACGTTCCGTATATCGTAGGATCTGACGACCGCAAGGCTAAGTATTCTCATCCATCACCAATGCTTTCCCTGGCTAAATACCAGGCAACTATCGACGGAACGCCGCCGACTGAATCTGCCGTGGCGTGGATGAAGAAATTTGGTGCAACCTCTTTCGAATTTACTCCAAAGTATGATGGTAACGCCGCTAACGCAATCTACGTAGACGGTAAGCTTTCTCAGGTACTCACTCGCGGTAATGGAACTAAAGGCCGCGACATCACAGACAAGGTAAAACATAATCTGCCTGACACGGTAGGTTTCAATGGAACCGTGGAAGTCCGTGGCGAGGTAGTTATCAAAATTTCTACCTTCAATGCAAAATATGCCACTTTCAAGAATCCTCGTAACTATGTGGCAGGCGTCCTTAACAGGGACGAAAATCCTGCTGAGGTAATTGCTGACCTGGACTTCATCCCACTCGAGGTAAGACATCATAATGACGGAGAAATCATTTATATTGCTCCAAGAGTTCCAGGCTTCAAACACACTGCTCATATATTCTATGGTGGACCAGAATCTTTCGAGGCTGCTTACCGTGATATGGTGGAATACCGTAAAACATCCGAGTATCAGTTGGATGGTTTTGTAATCAAGGCTCCCGAAGGTCTCCGACCACAATGGGGAGAAAATTCTCACGACCCTAACTGGGCAGTGGCAATTAAGTTTCCACCAAAGGAAGCAATCACTACTATCAAAAGTATCTCTTGGCAGTATGGCAAATCCGGGGCGGTAACTCCTGTGGCTGTCATGGAACCAGTAGATCTGGATGGATCTACAGTATCTCGAGCTGCACTATTCAATTACACATATCTAAAGAATATCGGCGCGTACCCAGGTGCTCAGGTTATTATTGCAAAATCAGGAGATATCATTCCGCAAATCATATCGGTAATCAAAGCTGGCAACGAAAAGCATTTTGAACATCCAACACACTGCAAATGCGGATCTGAATTGGTTCAATCAGGCGTCCATCTGATGTGCGAAAATGAAAATTGCGAAATGGGAGAATGGCACAAATTCTACCAAGGCGTGGCATGGTTGGATCTGGATGGCGTAGGTGGTTCAATGGTAAAACAGCTCTTTGCGGTAGGTTACCGTAGCGGTTTGGAATTGCTCAATCCTACCAAGTTTAACAAGGAAATTCTCTTAAGCAAAGGTTTCAAGGACGGAAAGATCTTGGCAAATATGCTGGAACAGGTTTCCCGCATCACCGAAATCACTCCACGCGAAATCTTAATGATTATGGCTTTCCGCAACATGGGTGGAACTACAGCCAAGCAGGTCGGTAACTTCCTATCAGGAATCGAATACAGCTTTCACGGCTTGGAAAAATCCGTAGTATCTGGATTCGGTCCAGGTGAACCAAAAAGAATTGCGTATGAAAATGCAATTGCAGAAATTGGTCAATACATCAAAGTAGTTCTTCCTGAAGCAATCTCGGCAGAAAGCATCGGATACGAAATGACGGGTTCTCCAAAGGCTGCGGGGTTCAAAACCAAGCAGGAATTTGTGGAAGCTGCCAAGGCAAAAGGATATCACCACAGTGGAATAAAAGGCGCAAAAGTCTTATTCACAGATGATCTATCATCAACCAGTAGTAAAATGGCAGAAGCCCGTAAAAGAGGCATCCAGATATTACCTTATTCAATCATAACCGAGTAACCATCTGGTGTACAGAGGTGACCACTGTGAAACTTTATTCTCCGAGATAATATAACTACTGTAAAGAAATCTAAAGTAACTCTAAGATATACTAATGGCAAAGAATAACAATAGCAAAGAAATCGTAGCTCTATCAGATTTTGAGCACGTACTACACAGGCCGACCATGTACATTGGTTCGGTAGAACGCTCTGATGAGAAAGTTCAAATCATTGAGGTAGATGAAGGTGGAAAGACCGGAAAAATCATAGAAAAACCAAAAGTGATCTCGGTTGGCTTCTACAAAATGCTTAACGAGATCGTGGATAACTCATTCGACGAGGCCAAGCGTATGAAAGGCGCGATGCCAAAAATCCGTGTAGAAATCAACTCTAAAACCAACCAGGTAAAAGTCACTGATACTGGCGGCGGTTTCATCAATGCAGAAAAGCCAAACAGCAAAACCGGGACCAGCAATGTGGAAACAGCGCTTTCCATGCTACGAGCAGGCTCAAACTTCTACAATGAAAGCTCGACAGACAGCCTCATTGGTACAAACGGAGTAGGTGCTGCCTTGGTAAATATGCTTTCTGATGAGTTTGAGGTACACACAGTTAACGGCGAAGTTGACTACAAAATTAGTTGGAAAAGATTTGTCAAAGACAAGGAGGAATGCAAGCCTGCTGGTAAAGCAACCAAAGGAACAACAATTACATACACTCCGCGAAAAGATACATTCAAAGGATGCACATGGGACATGGAATACCTACACACCATGTTTGTATTCAGACAGTTTCTCATCAAGCGCGATCCGCAGTTGCAAAACATGGTATTGGAATTTGTGTTTGATGGCAAATTGCTTAATTTGAATCTGCCTTTCCTGCCTGAGCAATATCTGGAAGTTCACAATGACCTGGGAACTTTCTTCCTCTGGGAAGGGTATGCAAATGGTACATCCGTATCGTTCATCAACGGTGCTAACTGTAGCGGTATTCACCAACGTATCATGTATGACTGGGTCAATGATATGTTTGACTATCCACAGGCACATATGTTTTACGGAACATTCTTTGTACTCAACCTGCCTCCAAAGCTGGTAAAGTTTGGTGACCAAAATAAGACCAAGTATGCAGGAGGCCGCTGGGAAATTCAACCGCTCTTAGAAAAGAAGTTTTTTGCTAAGCTAAAGCGACAATTGCTAGGTTCGGAAATCTTTCAAATCATCAAAAAGAAAATTGACGAACGCAATCTCAAACAAGACCTAAACACTCTAAAGTCCAAGAAGAAAGCTGCTGCCAAGAAAGTTAGCGACAAGTACTTTCCGCCATCACAGGCCAAAGGTACATTGTTTATTGTGGAAGGTTCTTCGGCGATGGGATCAATCCTACAAAAGCGAGATCCTCGCACGGATGGCGTCTACTCGTTAAAGGGAAAGATCAAAAATGCTCGTACAGTTCGTGACCTGGGTACTAACGCGGAAATCATCGACTTAATGAACATCCTCAATTTGGAACCCGGAAACGGAAAAGGCTGTACATTTGCAAACGTAGCCATTGCAACTGACTGGGACCCAGATGGTATCGGTCACATTGCATCCTTGGTAATTAACCTCTTCTACAAATGGTTCCCACAAGTCATCGACTCTGGCAAGCTCAATATCCTCATTACGCCACTTGCATCCATTGATGTAAACAGCAAACGTCAATACTTCTATTCGCTAGAAGAATTTGGTGCGTACGAAAAAGCTGGCAACAAGATGAGTAACGTCCGATACCTTAAAGGTCTGGGTTCACTCAGCATTCAGGACTGGGAAGTGGTAATGTCTGAGCGAGCAATGTTCAAAATCAAGAACGACCGCTCTTCCGGTAAGTACATCGACATTGCATTTGGTCTTAACTCCAACAAACGTAAGAAGTGGTTGGAAGGACAACTCTAAGCCTTGATATATAGAAGGTAAAAAATAAGAGAGCGTAATGAAGCACACAAAAACATTTAGTCAATTCATCGACGAAAAGAAAGACGAAAAGTACATTGCACATGTCAACGACGGTAGAGAGCCGGGCGGTTCTGACAAAGACATCAAAAAAGACTACAATCTCGATGTAGAGAACAGAGACAACGACGGTTTTGATATCGTTGGTTCAAAAGAAGATGTACAGGCTTTTATCGATGACTACGGCATCATTTTAGATGATGAAATTGCATTGGTCGAAAGCGCAGGATACATTGAGGTTATGGATCTTACACGAGTAGCAAACGCTTTAGGAGAAGTTCAAAGAGTATGGACTGAGTGGAAATCTGGTCCTGCAACCGAGCCAAGCGATATTAAACCAGCACAGAAAGATCTGAAAGGATGGATCGACCGTTGGTTCAAAGATAACATTAAGTAATATGAAGCACATAAGCACATTTGAAAATTTCCTGAATGAGGGTAATGCCTCAATGTACAAGAGCACGGTTCAAAATGCTCTTAAACTTTTAGGGTATGACTTAAAGCAGTCTGAACTTAAGGTTGGCGTTAAGAAAGAAAAGTTATATGACTTGATTACGCTTAACGGAGAACTTCTTTGTTCTTCTTCTGACTATGCTCAAATGGTAACCTGGATTCAAAACGCGGTAAAAGAAGATCCTGCAAAATATGGTCTGGATCCAAGAGTATTAGAATCGGAAGACGTGAATGAAGGCGACATGACAAAAGACTATGACGGCTTCATTGTAATTGACTACAAAACAAAGAAGAACTACAAGTTTAGATACATCAAGGGGACTAACAACGTTAAAGTTGAAGACGAGGCAATTGCAAAACTTATGAAAGACACAAGACAGCCTCGAGCAACCTTTGCAGTAAACGGGTTGGTTAGAAAAGGTGAGTGGGATAAGTCTGACGCTCAAGTACTTGAATCAGCAAATGAGGCAAAGGACATGTCATACTGGAAACAATACGCTGAAGGCCATCATTCATCACCAAAGTGGTACAACGAAGAAGTAAAGAACGCGTCAGAAATTGCTGACCTCGTTGACGAGGTTATTAAGAATGACCAGGCTGAAGCGGAAATTCCTTTTGAGATTGATGCAAAAGACGAGAAGGCTCTCGTTAAAATGGCAACCGATTATTTCAATCAATTCAAAACTATCAACGGCAACGTCATCAGCGCGATGATATTCCAAGGAGCATAAAAACAAAACACACATAAATGGAAAAGGAACTACTCAATAACGTCCTACAGATCCAGTCGCAATTAAAGGTGCTTCACTGGCAGACAGAGAGCTACGCTGAACACAATGCGTTTGGCATGACTTACGATACATTAGATGACCTGTTCGACCAAATCATTGAAGTATACAGCGGTAAATACGGCCGTCCTAAATTTGACGGCATGAAGAACATTGCTCTTGCTGATTATGAAAACATCAAGGTAGATGCGTTCATCGACGGTGCATTAAACTTCTTTGAAAATGCTTTCATGGCAGAGAGCGACAGCGAACTTGGAAACATCTGCGACGAGATCAAAGCTGCTCTTGACAAGCTGAAGTATTTGCTGACTCTAAAATAAGTCTAGCAAAAATTGGCAGCGTACATCGGAACCATTAGGCAGATCAATTCTGCCAAGTTTGGGCCTCCATTAAAAGAAGGCTATACACAGATTGATGTAATTGTTGATGTAAACAAAGATTATCCTAGAGCAATAGTATCAATCCCTTCGTATAGCGTGTCACAACTACAGGCTGTAGTAGACGGGCTTGATGGTGAGGTTTCAACTTACATTTCTGATGGGGTTATCAAAGCATCTCGCGGCGAATATCAGTTAGCCAAAGGTGAGGAGCCACCCAAAATTGCTGAGATACTTATGCCATCCGGCTCTGTGCTCTTTAGAATCATATATCAAATTATGTCAACCAGATAACATGAAACACGTTAAAGAATACTACGAATACATCACTGAAGGCAAGAAGCAGATTCAGTTCACACTAAAGACCGATAAGAAGTTCAATCTATTTGATCTCTTAAATGCTCTCAAGCCGCTTGGTGGAGAAGTCTTGGACGGTCAACCAAACGGGGATGCCAAGGACGAGCTGATTGTCACAGTTGCTGTAGATGATTCCAAGAAAAAGAAGATTGAGGAAGAAATTGCAAAGTATGCAAAGATCCTAAAGTAAATTTACTTACACATATTGTTAACAAGGGGGCCTCGGTCCCCTTTGTTGATGAAACCTTGTTCACTCATTGAATATAACTATAAATGCTCTAAATATACTGCATGGCAAAGAAGATCTATAACTTACCTATTTCGAAGCAAATTAACACAAACTTCCGCAACTACGCACTCTATGTACTGGAAAATCGCGGAATACCATCTTTCTATGATGGTCTTACAAACGTTCAACGCTTCATCTTGGTGAATGCACCAAGCAACTATCACAAAACAATTTCTGTCGTGGGTTCCTGCATTTCTGACGGATATCACCACGGCGACAAATCTCTAACTGGCGCGGTTAACAAACTGGCTCGTCCGTTTGGTTGCTCTGAGCAACTATTGCTTGGCGATGGATTCTTTGGAACGCCAGTTCAGCAGGAACCTTCTGCTGCTCGTTACACCTCTGTAAAGATTGCTCCTGGGATTTCCGATATGATTCGGAAGAACACATTCCTTAACACACGCAATGACGAAACTGGCTGGGATCCGCTCTGGGTTGATCTGCCAATTGGTCTTTCTACTACAATCATCGGTATTGCGGTTGGTTACAAAACCACGGTTCTGCCTCGTAGCATGAAAGATGTTCAAAAGTACCTGGATGGAAAACTCAAAGAGGTCAAGCCGTACTTCAAAGACTTTAGCGGAAAAATCACTCGCTTCAAGGGAATGGACAAGTCTTGGTTGATTGAAGGGGTTGCCGAGAAAAACGTATCTGAGCGTTGGATTCGAGTAACTGAGCTTCCACCTCTTATGAAGTATGGTTCTTTCCTAAAGAAACTCGATGCAATCTTAAATTACCACCCAGGCGTAAAGGTAACCAACAACTCTTCTACAAACGTAGATATTCATCTGCGCTATAGCGGTAACGAGGAAGGCTGGGTTGCTTTTTCTGAAGCAATTGAACGCTCAATCAAAATGTTGGTAACGGAAACTCCGGTCTTTGTAAAAGATGGATTGGTGTTGGAATACGACCGCATTGAGGACTATATCGAGGATTTCAAATATCGCCGTGCACAGCTACGCGTTGAACGCGCCAAACACTTCTTACGGGAAGCCAATGATGAATTGGAATTTGCACGATGCAAAGAAAAGTACTTAATGTATATGTTGGAAACTCAACGAAAAGAAAATGAAGTTGAGAAGTTCCTTAATGGTGTTACCAAGAATCCAAGAGTTAAACGTCGACTGGAGTCTATATACCTCAAATCTCTAAATGAACAAGAGTTGGAAAGAACTCGTAAAGAAATCAAGAGGTTAGAAGAATTACAGGCCCAGCAAACTATAGAACTCGCCGAGGCTACCAAAATTCTAGAATCAATGGTAGATACCGCTACATCGCGCGGTACATCTAGTAAAACATCAAGTGCCGCAAATCTGTTTGAAGACGAAGAGGAAATTGATGGAATAGCTGTTTGGGATGGCGATCTCGAACCCGAGGAAGAAACAACAAACCAAGAATAAATGAGAATCATCAAAGCAACAGAAAACGCTTCAGGCAATCTTACCGACGCACAGCTCAAGTTTATGCGTGAGCTAAACACAAACCCTACATTCAACCGCAAAGAAAAGCCTTGGACGCTAGTCAAGATTCCAAAGTCAACTACTCGAAACGTTGCATGGCACATTCGCTTAGGCAATGAAAACTTCCACGCGCTGCAAATGTACTCTCACGGAGAGTTTGTAAAGATTTACAGAGCAGACGAAAAAGGAAAGCCGATGGGTTGGAGTCATTTAGTAAAAGAATATCTAAGCTATGTGGATCTGGAAGCGGCTGTTGACAGATTCTACGAAGAATACTCAAAAACACAAACAAATGAAGAGACTAAATCAATCTAGAGAAGACCTGGAAAACAAGAAAGACAACGAAGAGTTTTCTGACACCAGCCTCATCTCCGTGCATGGAGATCACATCTACTTTTACGCCCCGGTAAACCAGGAATCTGCACTGATTCTTAATCAAAAACTGCATCAGGTATCGATGCAAAGCCTGGGTGGCATTTTCAATAGCATGTACGAGGTAAACCCACCACCACCAATCTGGCTACACATCAATTCCTATGGCGGAGAGGTGTTTGCTGCTTTTGCAATTGCTGACACTATCGAACGTATCAAGACAACCGTTCCAATCGTTACAGTCGTGGAAGGCTGTGCTGCTTCTGCTGCAACCATCATTTCTACGGCGGGAACAAGACGCCTCATGCGAAAGAATTCATATATGCTCATACACGAGCTTAGTGATATGGCATGGGGAAAACAGTCGGAGTTGGAGGACCACATACAGAGCAATAAGGACATCATGAAGACCATGAAAGACTGGTATGCGCAGCGCACCAAGATCAAACCCGAAGATCTTGAAGAAATCTTAAAGCGCGACCGTTGGTGGAACTCAAAACTGTGTAAGACCAAATATGGTCTAGTTGATGACATCATCTAAAACCAAAATCACCCTGTGAATATAACTATCAAATCTTAAAAATCTAAAATGGAAAAAGTAACACTGAAAGTAAAGTCAGCTTCCGAGTTTACCAACTTCTTGAAGCGATTCTCGCCAATCGAAAGCACGTTATTGCTCGAAATCGAGAACGGGTATTTGAAAGCCAAAACCCACACACCTGAGCGCAGCGTAGTAAAATCTTCCAAGATCGACATGAGTCAGATCTTCGACATGGAAGGCGTAATTACAACTGGCCAAAACATCCTGTTTGGAATCTTCAGCGTCGACAAATTGACTGAAGCGTTCAAACACTTCTCTGAGACTGATGTAGAATTTACATTGTCTTATGAAAACACCACTGATGGAATGGTTGGTACTGAGGTAATTCTATCAAGTCCAAGCTTAACAATCAACTTCCAATGCGCAAGCTTGAGATTGTTTACGCACATCACTGATGAAATGATGGACCGCATCAGCAACACCGAAGCTGCTCCAATCAACTTTGTTCTTACTAAAGAACATCAGAAAAGAATCTCTTCAATCTCAACTATCGACAGCGACCACAAGCTTTTGACAGTCAATGTTAAAGAAGGAAATGTAAACGTAACTGGAAGAAGTTACGATCTTTCCCTAATGAGCATCGACGATAAAGCTGCTGATGATGTATCAATTTCAATTTACAAGAACCAATTTAGCTTCTTGGATCGCGAGGATGCTGTGGCTCACTTATCAGGTGACCGTATCGTATTTTCTTCAATTGAAACTGAAACAAAGACAATCATCGGCAAAGCAGAGTAAATGGTGAGTACATACAAACATTGTCAAATTGACCCAAAGACCGCATCAAGGGATGAGATCCTGGCTGAAATTGCCAGGCTCAATGCCCTGATGAATGAGAAGGGTAATGAGGAACAGGCAATCAAGATCTTCATTAACTCTATCTATGGTGCAACGGCTTCACCCTACTTTGTTGGTTACAACGTTCGGGTAGCGGAAGCTATTACGCTTCAGGGACAGGACATCATTAAGTTTGTATCAAAAACCATCAACCGTTACTTTCATGAATTTTGGCATCGTGATACTGAGCTTCATACCAAGCTGGGTATCACGAAAGTCGAAAAGGTAAAAGATGAAGTAACAATCTACGGCGACACCGACTCCGCCTATGTATCGTTCCAGGAGCCTCTCTTTGGTTCAGATTGGAAAGGCGAGGATCCCACTGAATTTGTACTTGGCGTTTACAACCACCGTCTAAAAGACTACCTCAAAAAGGCTTTTGATAAATATGGCCAAATGTGGGGTACGGAAAACATTCAGGATTTGGAAATGGAAACCATCTCATATTCCGCAATCTTCCTTCGCAAGAAGAAGTATGTATTGGATTTGCGATGGAAAGATCCTGGCGTATTCTTTGAACCACAGTCCAAGATCAAGGCCAAAGGCGTGGAAATTGCACAGTCATCCACACCAAGTTTCATTCGTCTCAGAATGAAAAAGCTCTTGGAGTATATTTTCAGGGAAAAAGACAAACTGAACCTTCGCACTTTTGCAGATCTTCTTAAAGAAGAAAAGCGGGCGTTCACCGTAGAAAACATCGAAAACGTAGCATTCTCATCATCCATCAGCGATTATGAAAAAGGCATTTCCGATGACCGTAAAAAGTTGGTGATTAATGCACACTGTCCGATACACGTCCGGGCCGCAGGTTACCACAACTACTTGCTCAACAATTCAAAGTGGAAGAACAAGTATCAACTCATCAAATCAGGAGACAAAGTTCGTTATTACTACGCAAAAGCCGAACGCGGCGAAGAAAATGTATTTGCATTCCTGCCCGGTAACTTCCCGGTAGAACTGGCACCTGCTGTAGATTATGATACTCAATTTTCAAAAGGATTGATTGAACCTCTAAACCGGTTTATCTCGGCTATTGGTCTTCCTCCAATCTCTTCTGAAATCATTGTTCGAACACAACTCTTCTAAAATAAAGTAAAACAAATGGCAAAAGAATTCTCTTTCAATGATCTCGACGAACAGCTCACCAAGATTAGTCCTAAAGGCTCTGTAATCTCCGCAAACTCTTACTCAAGAATTGACGAATGGATTAGCACGGGTAACTACCTGCTTAATGCACAATTAAGCGGTTCGCTCTTTGGTGGCATTCCAAACAGTCGTTCAATCTGCTTGGCCGGTGAATCCGGAACAGGCAAAACTTTCTTGGCTCTCAACATCTGTCGCGAGGCTCAACTCATGGGTTACAATATCATCTATTGCGACTCCGAGGCTGCGGTTGACCAGGACGTAATTCAAAACTTTGGCGTGGATCCGGATTCATTCCGTTACCAACCAGTAAGTACACCACTTGAAGTAAGACAATTTGTTGCACACCTTTGCGACCAATTGAAAAAGGCAAAAGACGCAGGCAAAGCTCTGCCAAAGGTTATGCTGGTACTCGACTCACTTGGAAACCTGGCCACTACAAAGGAACGTGCTGATGCAATCAGCGGATCCGATAAACGCGATATGACCAAGCAACAAGAACTTCGTTCATTGTTCCGCGTAATCACAGCTGACTTGGCCGAGCTAAAGATTCCTTTCGTCTTTACCAACCACACATATGCAACCATCGGTTCATACGTACCTGGCCAAACAATCTCAGGTGGTGGTGGCGCAATCTATAACGCGTCAGTTATTCTACAGCTTTCTAAGGCTGGATTGAAGGAAGATGGTACCAATAAGACTGGTATCATTGTAACCTCTAAACCCGCAAAGAATCGTTTTGCTCGTCCGCTTCCTATCAAGTTTCACATCAGTTTCTACAAAGGTATGAATCCCTATGTTGGTCTTGAACAATTCCTTAGCTGGAAAAATTGTGGAGTTCAACGTGGTAAGTTGCTTACTGAGAAGGAATTCCAAAAGTACTACAAGGAGGACAATCCAAAGTACCAAGAGGTTCTTGAGACAGAAATCAGCAGAACTGCCGAGGACGGTACAGTTGAAAAGTTCTACCTCGAGGCAAAAGAAACTGCACGAACTATCGCAGTTGCTCACCTGTTCGACGTAATCAAGCCACAAGAACTCTTTTCTTCAAAGGTGTTCACCAAGGATATGCTTAAGAAACTGGATGAAAACTTTATCCAAACAATGTTTAAGCTTCCAAATGTATCCACACTCGGCGACATTGAAAATGACGAAATCTCTGAAATGATATCCGATGAGTCTGAAGATTGATAGAAAAAGGCTTCCTGCCAAGTATGCATTGGAGGTCTACAAAATGGTTGATGGCTATCCGTCAACCATTGATCTTTTATATGAGGTTGTAACTATATTGGAGGAGCGTAAAGCTCTGGAAGAAAAGTTCACAGCAAAATCTATGATGCGTGAAGTAAGCGTTAGGGTTGATGATAAAGATCTGGAAGATAGCATGGACGAAATGGTAGTAGAAGGATGGCTCCGAAGAGTCGATGATGGTTACCAATTAGCCAAACATCCGTGGGAAACCAATGACAAACCGTGAATATAACTTAATATGACATCTACCCACTTAGAAAAAATCTTCTTTCATTACCTACAGGCAAACCGTGAATTGCAAGGTATTGTAGAACCACGCTTTTTTGAATCTACTCTGATTCGAAAGGTATACGAACTCTCTCGTGAGTTCTCACAAAAGTACAGCGACGCTCCAACTCGCAACCAAATCTTGGAAATTGCCAAGATGAAAAACATGGAGGAGGACGTCACAGAAACTGCTCTAGTTCCGCTGTACGACATCAACCTTTCCGAATACGAGGAAGAGTGGTTGAAGGAAACTGCTGAGTCATGGATTGAATACAAGAATCTTGATACTTCAATCTTCGATGTCATCAACTACTTAAAAACTACCAAGGTTTCTGCGGAAAACATCAAGGATGTGGTAGAAAAAGTAAAAGGAATTGTCAATGACAGGAACTCAATCGAGTTTGGTTTTGATGAAGGCCTTGACTTTTTCAATCCAGATTCACACATACAGCCGACCAACGATACCTTTTCTACCGGCTATAACTACATCGACCTGGTTCTAGGTGGCGGTTTCTATTCCAAAGCTCTTTTCTGTTTTATTGGCGAAATGAAGATTGGTAAGTCAATTTGGCTTGCTAATTTGGCTGCCAATAGCGTCCGCCAAGGTTTCAATACCGCAGTCATCTCTCTCGAGATGCGAGACAGAAAACTTATCAAACGTCTAGGCGCAAACCTTCTTGGTATTTCCATGCGAGATTACGGAAATGCTGCAACTGATAAAGTTGCGATGAAGAAAAAGCTTGGCAATATGGGATACGATAGTTTGGTTATGCCAGGTAAACTCTTCGTAAAAGAATTCCCAACATCTTCAGCAGGCGTACCTGATATCGAAAAGTATCTCAAGAAAATGGAGGAAACCAAAGGCATAAAGTTCAAGGTAGTGGTTCTCGACTACATCAATATTTTGAAGAACTGGCGGAATCCAAATACTGAGAATATGTACATGAAGATCAAACAAATTGCCGAAGACCTTCGGGCGATGGCAATGCGTAATGATTGGGCGATAGTAACTGCTACACAGGTCAACCGCTCGGGTTTTGGAAGTACCGACTTAAGTATTACAAACATTTCCGAATCTGCTGCGTTAGGCCACACGGTGGATGCAATGTTTGGTATCATCCAGGATGAAATTATGCACGCCAACCGCGAATATACCCTAAAGTTGCTAGCCAACCGTGATGATGGCTATAAAAATAGCAGAAAGAAATTCAACATTGACTATGACTATATGCGCATCACTGAGGATACAACAACTGAAATAATAACCGAATAACATGGCAAAAGAAGACAAAATCTTTAACAACCGGTACAACACTGGTGAAATCAGCTACGAGCCGTTTCCCAAAATGCGTATCGATCTGCCTGAGAACTTCGACATATTGGAAGAATATCAAGCTCACGAGCTACAAAAAGTATTGCTGGAAATCTTCCAAGCTGCTCCATTTTTTGAAACGCTTACCAATAATCGCAAAGTTCCCAAAGGCGAATCTTGCAAAATCTTCTATCACTTTGAAGATGAACTAAATAAAAGAGCGGATATGCGACTGATGGATAAGTTCATCATAGTAGCCGACTTTATGGAAATGAGTTACGAAGTACTCTACAAAGAAATCAGTATCAAACACAAAGAAACTCTTCTCAAAGAAATGGACGACGAATACGGCATATTCAAGAAGAGAAACATACACAGATTGTTCTAATGAAAATTGACGCAAAAAGAATTTGGCTAGTTAGTGATACCCATCTGGGTGTCAGGTCCAACTCGAGAGAGTGGATGGATAACATTGAGTCGTACTTCCGTGAATTCTTTATGCCCACAATTAAGAAGCATTATCAGCCTGGAGATGTGGTGGTACACTGCGGCGATGTATTTGATTCGCGGCAGTCCATCAACCTCTACATCATGAACAAAGGAATTTCCATTTTCGAAGACTTGGCAGAAATCTTGCCGGTCTATATGATTATTGGAAACCATGACATCTTTATGAAGAGTTCAAATGAAATCAATTCGTTGAAAGTCTTCAAGAACAGCAAGAACATTACCATTTTTGAGGAACCGCAAAAGGTAAAGTTTGGTCCACGGACTGCTCTAATGATGCCGTGGCGAGAAAATCACCACGCGGAAGCTGAGGTGCTTAACGACCCAGCCAATTTTGCTGACCTGGTATTTTGTCACACTGATGTAAAAGGCTTTACTTTTAACAAGATGCAGAGAATTGAAGACGGTAATGATGCTGACACATATGAAAAGTATCAACGCGTCTACTCAGGGCATATTCACTGGGCACAGAAGTTTAAGAACATACGAATGCTGGGTTCTCCTTATCAGCTCACGAGAAGCGATAACGGAAATACCAAAAGCATTTGGCTGCTTGACCTGGAAACTCTAGAAGAAACCCAGTTTGAAAACACGCATTCTCCAAAGTTTGTTCGTTTCAAACTTGATTGGTTGCTGGAACAGCCAATGGAACACATACAGTCTCTGTTTGAAAACAATTATGTAGATATCATGGTTGATGCAACCTGGTCTACATGGTTCCCGTTCTCAATTTTCACAGAGGCGTTTACAGGCTATCGCAAAATCAACTACATCATTACTACCACTGATTCAGAATCAGAAGATGGCGATCTACCAGTAGAAAATGAGGAAATCAATCTCCTGAAAATGATTGAGCTTCATATTGAAAGTCTTCCTTACAATGAAGGTTTGAAAGAAAAGCTCACAAAAGTATCAACACAGATCTACAATAAGATCTCACAAAACCTAAGCAGAGGCTCAACCGAATGAAGATAAAAAGCATAGAGTGGAAAAACTTTAACTCGTACGGAAACCGTATGCAGAAAATTGCATTTGATGCAAATCAAGGCGCATTTTATGTAGTGACGGGACATAACGGCGCAGGTAAGTCTACTATCTCAGACGTCATCAAATATGGATTGTACGGAAGACTCGATAACAAGAAAAACCGTGACATTCCAAACCGCTTCAACGGAAATATGTTTGTCCGTGTAGTGGTAGAAAAAATGCCAGGTGTTGAGGCAACCATTGAACGTGGATTGGCCCCAAACTTCTTTAGGCTTTACATCAACGGCAAGGAATATGACCAGGCCGGTAAAAGAAATGTACAAGACTACCTTGAAGAGGAAATCTTGGGAATGCCATACTACATTTTCAACAACATCGTTTCACTCTCAATCAATGACTTTAAGTCATTCCTGGGAATGAGCCCGGCAGACAAGCGCCAAATCATTGATAAGCTATTTGGATTGGAAATGCTTGCTCACCTACGTTGGTATGTGAAAGAGCACCTCAAAGGAATCCGTGAAGGCATTTCCAATGTGGAAACTGAGATTGCCGTTTTGGAACGCACAATTGAAAAGTCCAACTCGGAATTAGAACTTCTATATGAAAAACTTAAGTCAGCTGATGAAGAAAAGAAAGTTCAGCTTATTGAAGGTATTCAAAAAGTTCAAGGATACATTGCCGAGGCTGACAAACGCCTGAGTGAAATTGAGGAAAAAGATGGATCCCTACGAGATGCACTACGGGAATGGAATAAAAAACTTACAGACAAGCAGTATGAGTTAAGAGCAAAACGCGAAAAGGACTCCCTCTACAAAAATGATTGCTGTCCTACCTGTGGTTCTGACCTGCACACCGACTATCACAAAACCTTAATGGAGGAAAACGCCGAAGAAATCAAAATGATTGAAGGTGAACTTGTTTCTATCAAGGAGTCTGTGAAAACTCTGGAAGAAAACGGTAAGAAGATAACCGAGATTCGTACCGACCTCAGTGGAAAGAAATCTGCGGCCAAGCAAAAAATAGCAACTCTGCAAAGAGACCTAAGTCTCCTGTCCGATGATGATGTAAAGGATGAGCAAACCGGTTCTCTGAAAAGCATTATCGATGATTCCGAAACCAAGAAAATTGATGCTTTAAAGAAGAAGGACGAAGAAGAGAAGAAATCAAACTTCTACAAAATCATTGAAGAGATATTTGGCGACCGTGGCGTAAAACTGTCTGCTATCAAAAGAATTGTACCAGTGCTCAATCAGGAAATACGCAAAGTTTTGAAAGAATTGAACGTGGACTACCGTGTATCTTTTGAGGAAGACTTCAGCGTAAAGATTCTACACATGGGATATGATGTATCGGCTGACCAGCTGAGCACTGGCGAAAGAAAGAAGATCGACTTTGCTGTAATCATTGCTCTGATTCGCATCATGAAGATTAAGTTTCATGGCCTAAACCTCATCTTCCTAGATGAAATCTTCTCCTCAATTGATAGCGATGGTATTTGGCACATCCTTAAAGTACTATCCAATGCTTCCAAGGAGCTTGGCCTACATACCTTTGTAATTAACCACAGCAATCTACCAACCGAAGTATTTGACTACAGAGTAGAAATTGAGAAGAAAAACGGCTTTTCTGAACTAAATGTTGAGGCAGTAAGCTAAGATATATAGTAAAACAAAACAACCTTAGTGCCTTCAAACTATCTACATAAGTTCAACACTGACAATGTTCACGCAAGAGCAGTGATTGTAGGGCTGGTGAACTTGCTCAATAGCAAGATCCAGTTCGAAAACATCTACTCTGATACTGACACTCAGATTGTAGAGGTTCCGTTCTACTACAATTTTGGTGGAGATGAGCGTTTCTTACAGGACTATTTCCTGCAATGGAATGAGTGTCTTACTCCCAAAATGGTGGATGGAAACGTCGATCCCATACCTCGAGGTATTGTAACACTAGAATCCAGCGCTATCAATACCAATATGATGACTAATCGCTTTATACGCGGAAACTATGTCAAGCAGGTTGGGAATGATGTGCTAACATACAATGCCTTTCTCAACCCTATACCTCTGACCATGAACTTTACAGTGAAGATTGTTACAGATACTTCACTTGATGCGTTCAAAGTACAGCAGGCTGTGTTAGAGACATTCTACAAAACCCAAGTGTTTTCTGTAGAGTTCAAAGGATTCCGTGTTCCTTGTCAGGTTGGATTCCCAGAAGACCAGGGAATTGAGAAGACATTTGAGTTTACATACCAGACCGAGACTGAGATCTCATTCAATTGTCCGCTACAACTCGAGACATACTTCCCGGTTACCGACCCTACAACAGAAAGATTTGGTGGAAACCGCATGAACTATCCAGGAGGACCTAACATTGAATGGAGTTCTGATGAGACTTACGCAAAACCAAGATTTAACATCTCAGCGCCCTCTCATCAAGAAACATACTTTTCATCAGGTACGATGCCAATCGAGTGGACAAATACAGGACCAATTACCAGAGTAAACATTTACTGGAGATTGGTAGGAAATGTTGATTGGACTCCAATTGTAAAGAACTATCAAAACTCCGGTTCTTATGTCTGGGAAGTGCCTTTCCTCAATGCTTCCGGTACTATTGTACCTAAAGAGACTACAAAAGCCTTTGTACAAACTGCCACTGGAGAATCGGCTAGGCTACGCGCTATCATAGATGCATTAGGAAGCGTAGACAATATCATTGTACTCGACGGCGGATATGCATATGAAGGCACAGACACCATCATTGTTAATGATGAGACGCTCACAGTCACAGCACCTACCATTTCACCTAACGTGGTAGCAGGTACTATCACAGGTTCTACAATATATGCGGTAGGATCTGGGTTTACGCCATCGCCAGTAAACCTAATTGAGATTAAAGTGGAGAATGCTAACAATGAAAGGGTTTACGAAATAATGAAAAGAGAGATAACATATCAGGCCCAGGTATCATCTGGATCAAATCTTCTAACCAACATCGTACCAGACATTTCAGTTTCACAAAACTTAACAGATTTGGCTCTCTATGTAGGGATGCCTGTCGCCGGTGCCGGCATTCCAGCTGGCGCATACATTACGCAAATACTTTCTGGAACGAACCAGATACAAATATCAACCAACGCTAACGTTTCATCTGCTTTGACCCTAATCAATGGCGGAAAACTTGATGGATCTATTACAATCAAGTAACTTTCACAGAATCATGGAGAAGAAGAGATATATAGTTAGGAAGAAAATAAACTAAAGTAACATGTCTAAACTAAGAAATAGAATTGAAGCTCTACAAGCAAGCGCCACTTCAGCAGCGGTTCTTGAAGCCTGTAACGAAGCAATTCTTCGTATTGAGCCAAACAAATCTACGGAAGGCGAGATTTTGGAAAGCCTTTTGGAAAATCTTTCAAAAGTAGATGACGAGGTAGCAAAGCAGTTTGTCTCCATGAATGTGGTAGAAAAACGAGTTCAGGCTCTCAATGATCTAGGAGTAAAGAAATCTTTCTCTACAATTGCTGAGTCGGAAATTGCAAAGCACCCTGCGTTTTCATACATGTTTGAAAAACTACAGGCAAGCGCCAATTCACCTGAATGGATGGTAATTGAAAGCGTAATTGCAGCACTCTCTCCTTTTAACTGGGATTCAACTGTTAATGAGTGTTTGAAAAATCTTACTGCAAATGCAGATAAGTACAGAGAGGAAATCTCTATCTACAAAATTGTTGAAAACCTAAAGAATTCTACTTCTAACTACTTATTGCCAGGAGTTTCTACATTGTTAGAAAACTACCTTGATACACGCAGCGCAGCTGACCGTGTTAAATTGATGGAGAAGACTTCACAGTATATTTTCGATCCGCATATGAAAAATCTTTACAACTTCCTTGGAGAAGCTGAAAGAACTTTCCACATTGCAACAATCGACAACAGCTGTTCTATTAACCGTGTTTACTCTCCTGTATTTTTAGGAGAAGGCTTCGAACTATTCGCAGCCGGTGGTAAAATCTATAGAAAAGAAGGTGAGGTTATCACCGTAGCAAATGAAGAAGAAATCAATTCTCTTCCTGCTAATTTCTTGGCTGTATCATCTGTTCTTGGAAAAGAAAACGTGGTAGTTGCTGAAGGGTCTGTAAAAATCTACTCTGGAGACAAGAAAGTAGAAATCAGCGAATCAGAAGTAAAGATCAACGGAAAAGTCGTTGATACTGCTGATATTCACAAGGTGTACTTGAACGCAGGCGTTTTCAAAATGACTGAGCGCGAGAACATCAACCACATCTATACAATCAAAGAAAACTGGGACAGCCTTTGCGAAATGGACTTTGCAAAAGTAATCACATCAAAAGCTGAGCCGCATAAAACCATGACCGTATTCTTCATCGGCGAAAACATTTTCTTAAACAAGACAAATCGCTTAATGAATGAAAACGTATTCTACGCTGATTGCAACGCAACTCAGACCAAGAACCTGGTTATGGAATACATGAAATTCGACATCTCTTCTACATTCTCTTCGCTTCTTACCGAAGAGACAAAAGTAATCAAAGAATCTAACGCTTTGAAAGCAGAAATGATGACTGCAATCTCTCACCTAAACGAACAAAAAGCTAAATTGGAAACTCTTCCTAAAGAGATTTCTGAGAATGCTGAAGTTAAAGATTTGATTGCTGCTATTGATGAAGAGATTAACTTCCTCAAATCTGAGTATTCAAAAGTCGACAGCGCCGAGCGTTCAACTACCAAGGTAGATGAAGGTATGGGATTCAACGTTGGAGATGAAGCGGAACTTGGAAAAAAAAAGTGAGCGTAACTGCGGTTGATTCCGCAGGCAAGACAATCACTGTCGTAGACGAGGAAGGTAACACTTCTAAAGTTTCTCCTACTGAACTTAAGGCAACGGACAAAAAACACCGTGCCAAACCTGGTAACCCTGTTGAGATCAACTCACAGGGTGACGGTGCTACTGTGGCCATTAAGGAAGAAAAGGAGGAAGGCTACGTCAATGCCCAAATAGAGGTTGAAGTGCAAGGCGTTCCTGCCGGTACTACAGTACAAATCAAAGCTCTTGACTTTACATCCAAGGCCGACAACGACAATATCGACATCATTCTTCCAAACAAGAAACTTGCTCAAGTAAAGAAGAAAGATGTGAAACTTTTTGAAGCTGGTGTATACAATTCTGAAACGGATATTAAAAACAATCCAAAAACAAAAGAAAACCAACCAGATGAAGTAACCGGTAAAATTGACACAGTGTTGGACGGCGTGGAAAATCTGCTAGCAGAACTTACCGAACTTAAAAACGTTGTAGACAACAACACCAAATTTTCATCAGAGACACTAGAAAAATGCATAGCAGAACTAAACACTTACAAGAAGAGTCTATCGGAGGAGAAAACTCTGTCGAACTCGGCGACGGTGGAAGCGTAAAGAAAAAGAAGACTCCGGTCAACTACTACGTAGATCCCAAAGAACTTAGAGAAGAGCTGGTCAAATCCAAAGAATTAAACGAGCTAACTCCACGTGCCATAAAGATATTCCAAACTATGGCAAACGAGGCTTCTAAAAAATTGCGTTATCGCGATGAGGAAGATCGAAAAGATTGCATAGCTTTTGCAATGATGGATGTTGTCCGTTATTGGCGTAGCTACAATCCTGAAAAATCCAACAACCCTTTTGCCTATTTTACCCAGATGATTAAGAATGGGTTTGCTAAAGGATGGAGAAAATTGCATCCACTATCTGCAGGCGAAAAGGTCTCATTGAGTCACGATAACGTCTACACGATCTGATGCAAAAGACCAACAAAACAAATCCACCTCACAAGAGGAGCAGATTTAGGCAAGGCTACTATGTGCCATCCAATCCGGAGAAGTACATTGGTGATCCTTCCAAAATCATCTATCGCTCTTCTTGGGAGTTTAGGTTTTGCAAGTATTGCGATACCACTCCGGAAATTCTTTGTTGGTCCTCTGAGCCAGTTGGTATTCCCTATCTAAGTCCTATTGACCAGAAGCAGCACACATATTTTGTAGACTTCTATATGAAGCTTCAAAAACCTGATGAGGTACTAGAATACCTGGTAGAAATCAAACCTTCAAAAGCTCTCAAAGCACCGGTAATGAAGGAAGGCCTTACCACTGTTAAGCGTTTGAAAGAATACAATCAACAGGCAACAGATTGGTTAGTCAACCGTGCCAAGTTTCAGGCAGCACAAGAATTTGCTCGTATCAATCACAAGCACTTTATCATTGTAACCGAGGAGTTCTTATTCAAAAGAGTTAGATAGTTATGGAAAGTCCAGCAAAACAATATCAAGAAAATATGAAGTCGCGTCCTCAAATAAAAAAGGAGGCGTACCCATACTTTATGGATAAGTACATCAAAGATCCGTACAATACATCCAACGATAGTCTATTTAGCACTTCTGAAAGAATTTCTGCAAAAACTCTTAGGCAGTTTGTACCTGGAAAAATCTACACATTTAGATATGATCCAATACACAAAGACATATTGGCGTACTATGATAAGCAGCCAATCATTTTGGTGTGTGGTCAGTGGGTTGCGGAGTCTACTGGAAATCAAATTGTGACTGGGATCAACCTCAACTTCTTACCTGAGGTTGAAAGAGTAAATACTCTGGAATACTACTATCAATCTGTAAAGTCTGACCTTGATAAAGCATATAATGAAACTGAGAAGAAAAGTCAAGTGTCTTTTATTAAGCGGGCTCTGATAGTTTTACAAGACTTGGTACAAATCTTTAATGTATTTGGAAAGGCTGGAAAGATTGGTTACCAGTATGCCATGCGAAATTACATCATTGGAGGAAATATGCAAAAAGTTTCTCTTGTAGAATATGATGATTGGCAATACATACCTTTTATCCAAACCAAAGACATTGTGGGAGCAAGCCTTGGAGAAATACACAAAGCATATAACGATAGCAAAAACCAACTTCTAAGAAAACAGCCACCAATGATGATGTCGGCTGAGAAGAAAAGGAAGTACAACAACAGATAAATAATCAAACAAAAGATAAAGACATGGCAGGTTTTATTGATAGAGTAGGAGCAAATCCCATATTCGGCCAGATATCTAAGAGTCTAAAAACTCTGTCTTCGCTTGGAATGAAGTATGAAGACATGGTAGTAAAACAATCTCGTGCTGTCGGTGTTACCGAGGCAGAGTTTGGATTGCAAGGATATCTACCCGAGGAGTTTCTCTACTCCTTAGCACTCACCGACGTAGGTCATAAGAAGTTTATTGCTTATTTTGACAAGGACTACAAATCACGCAGGGACTACCTTCGTAAATTTGCAATGAACCCAGAAATTGAGTTCATTCTTGATACCGTTGCTGATGAGGCGGTTGTTTATGATGATAACAACTACTTTGCAGAAATTGATACAACTCTTCTTAAAGGCATCCTTGATCCTGAGAATGCAAAAGATGTAGTAGACGAGATCAATACAACATTCAAAAAAGTATACGCGCACTTCCACTTTAACGAAGGCCATGACGGCTGGGCATATTTCCGACAAATGCTTATTGACGGATTTCTTGCCTTTGAAATCATTTATGATCCAGCTGGAAAGAATGTAATCGGTTTCAAAGAACTAGATGCTACATCACTTCGACCTGGCGTTGAAAAGAGCGGCGACGGTGTCTACAGAAAAATCTGGGTACAGTACGAAGATATACCTGCTATGAAACGCGTACTGCTCGATTCACAAATCATTTACATCTCATACGCTAAAGGAAACTTTACAGGCCGTATCTCATACGCGGAACGCTTGGTTCGTTCATTCAACCTATTGCGTATTATGGAGAACAGCCGTGTAATTTGGAACATTATGAACTCAAGCTTCCGCTTGAAAATGGTGGTTCCAATTGGTACAAAATCTCCGCAAAAAGCCAAGGAAAGTTTAGCAGAAATGATGGCCATCTATAAAGAGGACATTAACTTGAACTACGACTCCGGTGAACTTTCTGTAAACGGTAAGCCTGCAATGCAGTTCTACAAAAACTACCTCTTCCCTTCTAAAAACGGTGAACAACCTGAAATCGAAACAATCGGAGGAGATGGATATGACCTAAGCGATACCGAGGCGCTAAAATACTTTGAGGATAAGCTGAAAACTGACTCAAAAATTCCATTTAGCAGATTTGACCGCACACAGGACGGTGGATCTTTCAGTATCAATGCCGATGGAATGACCCGCGACGAAATACGCTTTAATCGCTTTATTGTTCGTCTGCGCTCAATCTTCCAGGAAATACTTATTAAGCCTGTTTACATTCAGGTAGGACTTAATCACCCTGACCTTGCCGAGGATGAATTGTTCAAATCCGCTCTTGCACTCAAGTACAGATCTGACAATTTGTTCGAAGAGATCAAGGAAATGGATGTAATGGAAAAGCGTTCAAACTTCATTACCACAATGATGGGTATTATGGAAAAGCAACCGGATTCTTCAGGTATGCTACAGGACGTACCTTACTTCGATCCAAAGTTCTTGATAGAAAAGTATCTTGGTTTGACCAACACAGATATTGCACGCAACGAGGCATACAAGGAGGAACAGAAGATCAAAAACGACGCCGCAATGAAAGCCGCACAGGCATCAGGTGGAGGCATGGGCTTCTAAAACTCTCCGAATGGATCACACAGCTAAAGACGAAAATTTACAACCACTCTTTCCAGGACTGCTCCCCTATGGCCACACCATAGGGGCTCCTGCTTTTAGACCTAATGAAATGGGTGTGATACTCGGCAAATCTGTCGAGGCAATGAATGAGCAGGTGGAAATGCAAAAGGCACAGATACTTCAACAGGTAGAGTTGTTGAAAAAGCAATACATGGAATTGGAAGAACGTCGAGCAATATCCTTACTTATCTACCAGGCAGATTTTAAGTTTAAGCCTGTTACTGGTCATACATACCACCTCTATCTAAGAGATGACCATACTCTTTTCCTATCACTTATAGAACCAGGATCCTGGAACCAAACACACGTTGCAACCGTAAAACACCTAGCAGATATGACCTGGTCAGTGATAGAAAAATCCTCGGCTTTTGAGGATATATATGCTAGAAAATAAGTTCATGAGGAATGCCACTAATTACGAGAGAATACGGTCCTAACGCCAAAGGTAAAAAGCTCACCATTAAAGAGATGGATGACAACCTTCTCTACTTGGAATCGATTGCTACATCAGGAACTGCTGGAACCGGCGGAACTGCAGGTACATCAGGAACTTCAGGAAGCAGCGGAACATCTGGAGCTACAGGAGCTAGCGGCTCAAGTGGAACTTCAGGAAGCAGCGGAACATCTGGAGCTACAGGAGCTAGCGGCTCAAGTGGAACTTCAGGAAGCAGCGGAACCTCAGGTTCTTCAGGTACAAGTGGCATTTCTATCGGAGGAGCTCTCGGCTACTATGGAGTTTTCTATGGAGCATCAACGCAACCTATTGTTACGGCGTCTACGCCACAAAAAGTCTCCTTCACAAACACTGACCAGGCAACGGGCATCTCAATCAACGGTAGTAATCAGATTGTAATAGCAAATCCTGGCACATATCATATGTCAGTCACGGTCTTGGTAGCAAATGGTAACAATTCCTTAGAGGATGTTGAATTATGGCTAGCGTTTAATGGAAGCCCGTATCCTAATTCTAGGCATCACTTAACGGTCCCTTCACAGAAAACTCCAAGTCTTCCTTCTGAGACCGTTGTAAACTTTGAATTTATTGGAACATCTGTAAATCCCGGAGACTATGTAGAAATCTATTGGCAGGCTTCTAATACAAACATTTCACTTATTGCAGAACCCGCAGCGGGTGGTTTGCCTGCATCTAACGCGGTCAGCGTGGACATTGCACAAGTAATGAATACTCAATCCGGTACCAACGGAACTTCCGGAAGCAGCGGAACCAGTGGCGGCCAATCTACTATCAAGGCAGGTGGTTGGTCATGGACTACAAACTATGCAAATCTTACAAATGGCGTTGAAAACTACTTACCTTTTGATACAGAGATTTTCAATAATGATAGCGCTGTTTATGAGCTTATTAACTCTGGTTCTGGTGGTAGCACCGGTGCACGAATACACATTAAGCAATCTGGATATTATGAAATAACCTCTCAAATGCACTTTTACGATTTGTATAACAACAATGACGTAACAGTCAGCCTAAATAGCGCGGCCACTTCAAGTGGAGCAATGTCCCAGGTAACTCTTATCAATGACTGCAAATTTGCCGAACTCACCGCTGACCAACAGCTCAATGGAACCGTGGTCTTTAACGTTGCTTCTCCAGGATACTACACGGTGTCAGTTAACCCTTCTGCAAATTCGCCGTATCCATCATTTACAGGAAGTGCTCCTCCAAGATTCTGGCTAAAGAAACTTTCTTAAAAATTGTTAATAACTTTTAACCCAAAGATTTTTTTCTTTGGGTTTTTTGTATTATTTTTATACTAACAAATTAAATTAAATGGACACACCTAGATTTAACCGTCACGAACAAATGGATTCCGCAACACGCAGCAGAATCCTAGATCTTATCTCTGATTTGTCAATCATAGAGAACTGTAACCCAAACAGCGTAATCAATATGTTGTATGGCGCATTCGATGGATATGACTACTCAGATCTAATCCTTGCTGACCGTCTTCTTACTCAACTCGAAAATGGCGGTAATGGACACATAACGAAAGAGATCACTGACATTGCTTACATCATTAAGGCCTACGAAAAAACAGTATATGAAACAATCTAAATTTGCACTTCCACCCACGCCGTTCAAGGAACGAGCTGCTAACTTTGCTCAATCCATGCTCTTTTGGAAGAGCCGCAAAAAGGGAATGATACAGACCCGGAGCATTACATGGGATGACATTCGCTTCATCTTCTTTCCAAAGAATGAAAATGAAAAGTATGAGTACTTGGGTTACATCTATGTAACTCAGTATCCAGGCAATGCAAACGGAAAGGAGAGTATTTACTACAAGCCTATCATGGACATCGTACGCGCAATGGACCGCAAGGCTCGTCCTTGGTGGTGCCCGCGCTTCTTTTTGCGATTCCTGGAAGTCTTTGGTAATGACCGATCAATCGTTCGGGTGCGTAATTTTGCACTTCACAATTTGCACAGGAAACTCTTAAAAGGCTACCGATTTGTTGACTGGAAAACCAAATGGAGCTGGTACGACTTGAGAATCTCTGTTCATGCCTGCAACGAAATCTGGGAACTTGTGGAATGGACTGAGGATGTTTTTTACCAGCAAGGTCTTGAACAAGAGAAAAAAGATCATCCTGAACTATTTGAAGACTAATGGAAAACTACTCTTGGAAAAAGGGGATTGACTACGAGGCCAATCCCTTTTTGTATGAAATAGGAAAAGGCCAACAAGGTGTTCTTATCTGCGAACCTTACAAATCCAGGCTGCATCCAATCTGGAGGTTCAAAACTCCAGCTGAGGCTGATACATCTCGTCGAGCTATCTACAGCGAGTTTCTGCATTACCTCAGCAAAGGAGATTTTGTAGGTGCTGATATGTGTAAGAAGTATTTGCACATGGGTTTCACAAGGGCTCGCCGATATGCCAATCATAGGAGTGGAAAGAAGTATGCAGCTGATGGCAGCATACTGCCGCAAGAAACTGACTGGGCAACTAACCAAAAGGCTGAATCTGCCAAGCTCTTCTATGAATACTGGTTAGCAGCACGGACACATGATACATATCTGGAACTAAAGAAAGAATTTACGCACAAAAAACAAATGAATGGAAAAGACTAAGAAAGAAGAAGCCATGTACTGTCATTACAGCGACTTACCATCACCAATGGCATACGTAAAACAATGCGCTGACTATGATAGCATGGGAAATCACGGAAGGTTCCCAAGAAAAAAAGAGGAAAAGAAGAACATGAAGAGGCTGATACAAAAAATCCTATTCTGGTTTGAAATGAAAAAACCAGCAAAAAAGAAGAAAACAATTTGGGATCTCTAGAAAACTAAGTATACTCCCTGAATATAAATACCATACAAATCAATACACGATGATTCAAGAACTCTTCACTGAAAAGTACCGTCCACAAAGCTTGGACCAGACCATCCTGCCATCACGTATACGAAAAGCGATTGGCGATGGAAAGCTTCACCAAAACTATTTGTTCTATGGACCTCCAGGTTTAGGCAAAACTACCCTGGCAAAAGTCTTGGCCAAGAACTATCCCACGCTATACATCAACGTATCTGACGAAAGCTCTGTAGATGTAATTCGCGAAAAGATCACTAACTGGTGTTCAACTATCAGTTTGCTTGATGGCGCTGAACAATTCAAGGTAGTATTGCTCGACGAGATGGACGGCGCTTCTGACCAATTCTACAAAGCTCTCCGTGCAACCATTGAAAAGTTTGCATCCACTGCTCGTTTTATTGGAACCTGCAACTATATCAACAAGGTACCGGATCCAGTACAATCGCGGTTTACCTGCATCAACTTCGACACCATTTCCAAAGAGGAAGAAAAAGAGGTAATGCTGGAATTTGCAAAACGCGCATACGCAATCTTTCAAAAATCCGGTATTAGCATTTCCAAGGAAGCACTCGGCGAATTTGTAAAACGCAACTTTCCGGATATGCGTTCCATCGTCAATAAGATTCAAACTTTTGTGGTTCAAGGCGTAACCACCATCGAGGCAGAAGACGTTAAGAAATTGAACTACTCTTTCCGTGATGTATTTGAATTGGTTACCAAGTCTGCTGATGCATACGAGAACTATAAGTTCTTAATGACCAACTATAGCAGCAAGGTAGATGAAGTATTACAGGCTCTTGGATCTGAGTTGCCTGAGTACATACGGGACAACCATCCAACAAAGGTTACAAAAATCCCACAGATCCTCATAACCGTGGCAAATCACCAAGCACAGCGCGTTCACGTCATTGACCCATGCGTAACTATGCTGTCTGCGGTATTCAGTTGCCAAATGATACTGAACTCCTAATGAGTTCGGAGGATATCCTATATGCAGCCTGGCACCGAGGGATTCGGAACAGGGTGCTAGACAAGCTATCCGACTACAACCACTTAAACGAAGAATCACACATTAAAATGGAAAAAGCATTCAAAGAAGTAATGGAAAAAGCTGTAACCGCTGGAGAAATTGAAACCCAGAAATGGGATTCCTCTATGCTAAACAGCACTACATACAATTTCACAGAAGAGATACTTACTGTGGAATTCAAAAATGGAACCGAGTACTCTTATCAAAACATTAACAAGGAGGAGTACCAAAAATTCTTGGACTCTGAGTCGAAAGGCAAACACTTTATCGCAGAGATCCGAGACAAAAAAGAATATAAGAGATTATGACAATCAGGAGGACTGAGGATCTTAAGGCGTACATTCAACAGAAGTACCCTCAATTGCATCCCAAGAAATTTGACATTGTAAAAATTGGAGTTCGCATCTATATGTATTATGTAGCGAATGATGGAACACTTCAAAGAAGCGTAGTTTTCAGAGGCTGTCTGCCAACTACCGAAGGAGTACCAAAACTGCGAGAAGTCTTGGAAAAAGGCATCGACGAGTCAGTAAAAAAATGGCAGCCAAATGTTAATAACTAGTTGACCCAGAATTTCATTAAGTGAATTCTATTGGTTAATTTTACAAAATATAAGGAATACTATGGTACTAATTTTTGATGGCAACTACCTATTCTACAAGTCACTGTTCGTCTTCTCTTCATACGGAAGCAAGGACAAACTTTTGGAAGATGAAAAAGATCAAGCGATGTTTATTCGCAAAATTGCAACTGACATGTCGTATGCAATTCGACAATTCGGAAATCCCGACCATGTCATTTTTACAATCGACTCTCGCTCTTGGCGAAAGGATATTGAAATCCAGGATGGCTCCTACAAAGGCCACCGTGAAAAGGACGAAAGCAAAGTAAACTGGGACAACTTCTACAACTGTATGAATGAGTTCTCAAAAATCTTGCTGACTCGTGGATTTGTGGTATCTCGTCAGGAAAAAGCGGAAGGCGACGATCTCATGGCTCTCTGGGCCAAAGCACTGAATGAAAATGGCATGGATACTGTAATCATTACCGGTGACAAGGATCTTACACAGGCTGTGGATATGACTGACAGTGGTAACTTCACAGTGGTCTACAACCCAAACACCAAAACTCGTAAGATTGTTGCACCTAAAGGTTTCAACAAATGGATGACTGCTGAAGAGGCTGACATCTTCAACGTGGAAAGCTATATGAACCGTGGCAAGGACCTTATTCAAGATGCTCTTAACTCAATCGGCATTGAGGAAATTGATCCGTTCTATGTGGTATTTGAAAAGGTAATCATGGGAGATGCCGGGGATGCTGTACCGCCAATCTTTACATGGACCAAGGATGGTAAAACCTTCCGCATCACGCCTGCAAAATGCTTGCGCATCTGGGAGATACTCAACTCAGTAAAACCGGTTACCGACATCATGGAATTACCTGGCCGTGCTGCTGAAATCTCTGCTGCTATTTCGGCTGTGGTAAAACACAACCCGCCTACTGATTTGATCCGCCATAACCTGGAACGCAATACACAATTGGTATTCCTTGATGAACGTATCATACCTGTTAGCATTCAGGAAGCTTTCAAACCAAACCTGGAAGCACTTCTTAAACGTAAGACTTTATCTGCTCGCACCTATGATATGCACAGCATACTCGACGGTTCGCGTTTCATCAGCGAAGGAAAAACCTTCGAGGCCGACATCTTCAGCGCATTCAAAAAATAAACTCAACAACATGAACAAATTCAAAAAATTCGCTATTTACGCATGGGTCTTTTTACAGGTCCTTGTTATTGCCTACCTCTGGATTGTAATGATCCTTTCAGCATTCTCACCTACGAAATCTCTTGGTGATTTCATCCACTGGGAATGGTGGGTTATGCTTTTCACTCTTGATTTGTGGACTGCCAAATTCTTCAAAGAACTTCCTAAAACTTCTGAATAAAAGACTATATGGAACTATTCGACCTGCTCAATTCAATGTTCTCCAAGCGAGATGCTTTTGAGAAAACCTCTCTTCACGAGAGAGGCAGACACCACTTTATGATCAACCGATTTATGAGCATCAAATATCCGGTGCAGGCGCAGTTCCTCAATCACACAAAGATTCATCCTGGGAATGCTGTTACATATTGGGCTGAAACTATTGGCAAAATGTTTAACCGCACTCCAGGTTGGATGTTTGTAAAGACTCGAAAGGAAAAAGAAAAGAAGGCTGCAGCACAGCCAGTAAATGAAGCAACCATTCGATATTATTGTCAAAAAAATCATTGCTCACGCAGGGATGTTGACGATGCAATGAGACTTTTAGGCGAACCTTTTATCCAGGAACTACAATTGCTTCAAAAATTGATTGAAAAAAATTAAAGCTCTATGAAGATAGCTTTTGCTTTTTCAGGCCATCTGCGAGGAATGAATAATCTAGAAAAGGTTCATTCCTTAAGTAGACGAATAAAGGAACTTGGTGGAGATGTGTACGCAAGTTTTTGGGATGACACTCCAAATTTTGAAAAAGACCTAAAGTTCTTCAAATCTACTTTTTCACCTCTTATGGTAGAGGTTGAAAACCACAAATCCTGGAAATCTTCTACTGCTAGAATCATATCTTCTGAATTGACAAATCCAGCAGGGCTTGATGGCCTTGAACCTAGATTAGCAAAAATACACATGGAAGCTCAAGTGTATTCACAGTGGTACAAGATTTGGAAAGCAAATATGCTAACAAAGGAATATGAAATTGATTACGATGTTGTAGTAAAGATTCGGTCAGACCATCCATTTGATACTAATCTGACTATTGAAAAAAATGACTACATCAATCTGATACATGGAGCAATTTACATAGAAGGCTGGCCTGGTTGCATCGGACCAAGAGACCAATATGTATATGGGAATCCAGATATCATGGACTACTACTCTTCCATTTTTCTTTATGCATCACGATATCTAAAAGAAGGCGTATACATCTTTCCCCCAGAAAATGTGTTACGTCACCATTTAGCAATCAGAGACATACCTGTAAAAGCATGGCCAGATTCAAAGAACGATCAAATCCAGCCAGATGAAGCATACGTTATGAAAATTTCTGAGATGACTGATGTTGAGTATGATCCACTCAAAAGATTTTATACAAATCCTTGATCTAACGCTCTTGTTGCGATGATATATAGAATAGGCAAATTACGCCGAAAATAATATCAGTGAATGACATTAGCTACATTAAGCCAACCAGGCGATTTTGCAAAGATTTCATATAACCATCCGTTAAAGTACATCACGGCTTTAACAGGGTACGTATACAATTCTTCCGGCGCAGGCACGGTAAAATTGGAGTTTCGTTGGTCAACCACCAACTTGATTAAAAATGCCTGGATGGAACTTAACAATTCTAACCTGGCTGGCGTTACAGAGTGTGGATCAAAATGGGATCCTAACGATGATCTGTGGATCGACTTCCGCATTACACTCATTTCAGGTGGACCTATTCAAATTCACGAGATTGCTGTAACATATACGCAAGACCCTATTGCGCAAGATAAGTTCTTGGGTTTCAAGCCGGTTGCTACAGCTTGCCAGTGTGGCAACATTACATCTCTTACCAAAATTGAGAACTTCTCATTTCAACCGTACAAGGTAAACCCAGCGGTTGCTCTCTACTCCAGCTTAAGCTTTACCATCAATCAATTGTTCGGTCACAGCGTGGAATATGCAAGAGCAGTTCCTCTCATGAATGGAAGAGACGTTACGTTAAAGGAATGGACTCTATTTGATGTTGATGATCCATGCTGTATCAAGGTGTTAGTTCCTAACAATGAGTTTCCGGATAACAAAATCAATTTTGGTCCGATGGGACTTGATTTTGAAATGCCATTTGAAGTTCATATTGATAAAGCATATTTTGAAGACATTTTTGGAATTGGTACTGCTCCGCAAAAAAGAGACATTGTGTACTTCCCACTGACGAACAGGATCTATGAAGTACAAAGCTCTTACCTGTACCGTGACTTTATGAATAAGCCGGTTTACTGGAAAGTCAACCTTGCCAAGTATGCTCCAAAATCCAATAGAACTGAGACCAAAGATCACCGAGAATTTTTGGATTCAATTTCAAGAGATACTGAAGAATTGTTCGGCGCAACACTAGAAGCGGATGCTTTAGAAAAGACTAAGCCGCAACAGTATGATCCTAAAATTGGATCGTCGGCATATGACCCCACAAGACTCTATATTGCTGAAGAACTTCTGATACTTTCTGAAGACTTCAAAAACTACTATACGCTAATTTCAAATTCCCAATACGATCTTGGTTCCTCTGTTGGAGCCACGTTGGATCCAAACTATAACGTGTATGTAAATAACTCGTATGCACCGTTTTACTGGACTGGCGGACCGGAAGAAAGAAATCAGGTGGTGTACCGTTCTACGGTTGACTTTGGCTTAACAGATAACCGAGCATTTACTGCATGGTTCAAAGACATCAATCCAAAAGTTATGCCGCCAAGAGATCAAGTGGTGGGTAACTTCACAGTGATATCGATTACGCCATCTCACACATTAGTACAATTTAGTATATCGGCAACCCGCAACTACATTGCTCCAGATATTATTAAGTTCTCTCGGCCAAATGGTATCGTATTCTATGGAGAATATGATTCTTCACCGGCACCCGGAATACACCGTGTAAAAGTACCAAAAGCAGTTTACGACTTCTTACAGGCTCAGCATTCAGGCTGGGCAACTATGGGTAACTTCTACTCTGAGCTGTCTTTTGAGAAAGAAATCTTCTATGGTTATGATATTGATAATCTTAAAGGTTGGAAGCTTTCTCTATTTGTAGGCAGGTATATGAAGCTCAAGCTTAATGATAAGGAGAGATATTTTGTATTGCCTATCAACCTTACGCAATATCAGTGGTACGCGATATTCCTAAACATTTCAAATGAGTGTGGACAAATTGCTCTAAACGTATGGACGCGCAAGTGGAACCCTAACGATCCGACGCCTCAAAACACTACCGATTTAGAAAATATATATGCAAATGCAGTTAGTTGGTCTGCTGAAAGTCTAACAGTAACAGATGCAACATGGAAAAACTATCGACTATTGAGTACGCCTTTGATTGTGACCAATATCAGACTGTTTGATTCGGTGGAAAATGACACGGATAAGCAACAAACAATTTTGAACCAAAACATTGTAGAAGATTCGCAATTAGCCATCATTATAGATAACGCGCTTCCAAGATTAAGATTGCCTTGGATAGCAAAAACAAAGTAATATGCCAAGAAAAATTGACCCAGAAAAGAAAGAGCAAATGCTTCTCCGTGATGAACTGGAAAAACTCATCAGCGAAGACAGCCAAGTTATACAGGCTCTTACCGCGCAGGCAAGTAGTATCTTGCCCAGCCGACCTATTTCACCGCTCGACTACAACAATGTAAAGATTGAATGTGAAGACGCTGCCGACGAGATTGTAAACTCGGTAGCATCATTTTATTTAGAGGAGCGAATCATCGAAAACACACCGTACGTAAAGCAAAAAACAGCGGTAGACCACATTACAGTATCAAATCTGCTTTTTCAAATGAAGACAGCAGAACATGCCATCATCAAACTATTGGAAGAGATTGATGGCGGTAACTTACATCCAAGAACTTTTGAGGTTCTTTCTTCATTACAGAGATCAAAAATGGAAATTGTGAAACACCTTGCACAGTTTATGATCATCATGGAGAACAACTACAAGAATTTGAAAATTGACTACGACACCAAGGCTTCAACTACACAGGACGCAGACTCAGAAGAGGTATCAAACCCAATGCAGACTCGCGGAACTCGTGGAATGTTAGAGGCACTGAGAGAAGCCGTTCCTGAGAGAAGAGCAACTGGAAGAATGGAGAAGATGGATGACTTAAACATAGAAGACGCATATGGCGAAGGGGAAGGTTTGGACCACTAAGAAGATTAACGAGGAATTTAAGAAGATGGAGCAGGGTTTGCCTGCTGATACTTCTGGATTCTTTGAAGGTAACCCGCAATACAAGGCTGCCAACATTGTATTTGAATATACAAAGGAAGAGCTGGCTGACCTGGCTCGCTGTGCAGATGATGTTGTATATTTTGCCAACAAGTTTTGTTACTCAATGACGGATGAAGGGGTACAACAAATTACGCTTCGTCCATATCAGGAAGATATGCTGGAAGGGTTTCAGGACAATCGATTTGTAGTGATGCTTGCATCTCGTCAGATTGGTAAAACTGTTACATCCTCAATCTTTATTGCATGGTACCTGTGTTTCCACTTTGATCGTAACGTTATGATTGTAGCGAACAAAATGGCAACAACTACCGAGATTGTTGACAAGGTAAAAACTATCATCAAAAACTTACCGTTCTTTGTAAAACCAGGCTGTACATCGGCTGGAGCCACTGGTATGAGATTTGATAACGGATGCCGACTCTACTCACAAGCAACTACCAAGACAGCTGCGATTGGATTTACCATTCACTTGTTATACGCGGATGAGTTTGCACACATTCACCCTAACTTCTTACAGCAATTCTATCGATCAATCTATCCGACGCTGTCATCATCAAAGATTTCACGGATCATCATATCTTCGACGCCAAATGGTATGAACCTGTTTTATGAGCTCTACTCAGGCGCGCTTGAGGGCAAAAACTCATATCACCCAATTAGAGTGGACTGGTGGCAAGTACCTGGCAGAGATGAAAAATGGAAGGCTCAAGAGATTGCCAACCTTGGATCCGAAGAATTGTTCAACCAGGAATATGGTAACCAATTCTTGGCTTCTTCTCGTCTTTTACTTCCAGGAACGGTGTTGGAATTTTTGCATCGGGTTTCCAAGAAGTACGTATACAAAGATCACGAAGCATTCTACGCAGATCCCGAGCTTTTCAAAGATATGACCTGGCATCCAGACTTCGATCCCGCCTCTATTGATAAAGGAGAAAAGTTTGTGATTGCTGTAGACATTGGAGATGGCGTGGGACGGGACTTTAGTATTCTGAATGTATTCCATCTTGAGCCGCAATCCAGAGCAATGATACGCAAGATCAAGGACTGGCGAGATGAGACCGGTTTCTTCCGACTAAAGCAGGTTGGACTATTTAGGTCTAATGTGGTATCGGTGGAAGACCTATCAAGAGTTTTAGAGGCTTTAATGTTTGAGGTGTTTGACTCAGAGGACGTAAAGACTGTGATGGAAATTAACTTCAAAGGAAACCTAGTATTTGAGCGAGTGGGGAGAAACAAAAACTTTTTCCCAGAAACTTTTTTACATACCAAGCATAGCATGAGCGCACCAGTACTTAAGCCAGGTGTAAAAATGCAAAAGGACAACAAAGAGATTTACTGCAGAGAACTGAGAAATTTGGCGATTGCCAAGAAAGTTCTTATCACGGAAGAGAGAACTGTAATTGAGTTGGCATCGTTTGGTATCAACTCAGCGGGTAGCTACTCTTCACAGATAGGAAACGATGACGTGGCAATGTCATGCGTTAACCTGGTAAGTTATTTTGACACAACCGACTTCTACGATATGGTAGAGGATATGTACGATAGCACTGATGAAGCTGTTAAAAATGAGATACAGGCAGCCATTGAAAAAGGCGGAGGAGCCGAGGAAATGCCGGAAGGATTCCAACTTCTCAAAGACTTGGATCCAATGATGGCCGACAATATCAGAGATATGCAAAGACAAATTCAAGGAAGCCGAGTACAACTCAGCAAAAGCGGCGGCGGAAGAACTGGTGCCGGTGGCGGAGGAATGTCCGGTGGATTTGGAGGAAGCTTTGGTAGATTTTGATAAAGGTTCGGTGATATATAGTACAGAATAATCATAAAAATAAGAGACATACAGAATGGCTAAAATCACTCTCGACCTGAATACTTTCAAGGCATCTGGTGTATACACCATCGAATTTGATGCTTCCGAGAGAATTGTCGTAACTACCCAAACTATTCGTTTGGTGGTAGGTTTCTCTCGCATCGGTCCTATCAACGCACCGGTGTTTTTAAGAGACGTAAACACCTGCCGTCGAATCTTTGGTGAAATCGACACCTACTTGGAAAAGCGTGGATCTTTCTTCCACCGTGCTTTGGAAACCTGCTTATCAGTAGGTCCGGTATTTGCATTAAACCTAATGCCGCTTAAAAGCACTCCGATCAATGAAGGTGGCGACGCAACCAACTACCGCAGCTTTGCACTTGCGGCTGATGAGGAGAACGGCCCAGTTACACGAGCACTAGTAACATCTTTCTACAACAAAGAGCGTTTCTGGTTCCCTGATACTGAGTACGTAATTGCTACTCAAAACAGCAAACCAATCAACCGCGACTACCTATTCACAGTGGTAAACCTTTCACAGGCTCCTCTGTCAGTAATTGCTCGCAAATCAGTAAATGCTCGTCAGTACGAAGTATCTGCTAAAGATTACTATGGTCTTGGCAATGTTCCTGAGTTCATGAACGACAATGACTTCTTGTCTGACTTCTTCCTTGACCTTATCGTGGTTGAAGGAGATTGGACTAATCTGGCTGTTCTGTCTCAAGACCCTACATTCTCAAAGTACTTCGACGCTCGCGGTATTCGCGCTGACAAAATCGACGCTTTCCTTTCACTGGATGAAATCACCCTTATCGGTGCATTCACTGGTACAATCATTCCTGACTTCGTAGACAACAACGGTTCTAACCAAAACTTGGAAAACATCGTTAATGCTGCAGTTGGTTTGACTGGAATCTTCATTGCTATTAACAATGATAAGATTGAGGACTATGCTAATAGCGTTCACAAGATTGACACTATCGGTAATACCTTGATTGGAACTACTGATGATACAATCGACTTCCTTTCTTACAATACACCTATCAAGAACATTCTTGAATATACAGGAGAAACTGACCTAAACACTGGTTCTGCAGACTTAACAGTCTACACTAACATGATAGCGTCAACTTCTGATATCTATGTTAAGTCATATCCTTTTGGTGGAAGAAGCGGTAAATTCAACAACGTGTTGGTTATCCCTAAACCACAACCAGGAGATGTTAACTTTTTGCCTACTGAGTATCAACAAATCTTGGATAGTGCAACTGTCGATACCTTGTTGAAAACTTACGGTACAAACACATTCCTTACTGAACAACCTAACGACTTTGTTAAAGTTGAGAACGTAATTGATACTGGAACTGAACTTCAAATCCAGTTAAGTTCTCCTCTCAACGCGGTGAACGGCTACTTCAATACTGTGGTTGGTACAGGTGTTGCTTCTGCAATTCCTACCGTGGCAAACACCTTCCCTATCACAATCGCAACAGGCATTGTGGATGACGCGGGTAACCCGGTGGTTCCTGCCGCTCCGGCTGCGGGTGTTAGCGTAGACTTCGTATTGATCGAAGCTCCTGGGTACGCAAAATACTTCCGTGTTTTGAGTACTACTGCTACTACAATCGTGGTATACGGCGGTGGTACTGCTGTGGCTGGTATTGATAACGCAGCGCCTTACAACTTCAGCGCATGGGGTGATCTAAACGGATTTACCGCTGCTGATTTTGCTGCATACGTTCAGCCATCTGACATTAAGATAACTCTATTCAAAGGAGACCTTAATACCGCTACAGCACAGGCTAACTACTTGGTGCCAAACCTTGGTGTTACTCTTCCTGCCAACACATTCGGGGATTCAATGACATTTGCATTCGATCCTACTGTAACTGTTCAAAGCTTGGAAGGCATTGGAAATACATTTGCCGATACTGCATTGGCAACCACAACAGCTCCTGATTCTGTAGAGGTAACAATTTATGATGTAACCGCAGGTGCTCTTTTACCAGGTAGCTATTGGATTGGTTCTTCAACCCCTGCAACTGCTATTTCTTATGGTGGTGTTGCCGGTGCAAGAAACGCTACAGTTTCCTTCGCATACGACAACGCAGGTTCTCTTGACCCAGTTGCTTCTCTTGTTGCAACTCAAACATACAACATTACATTAGTACAATCTGGTGTAACCTTTACCGGTGTTGCTTCTTCAGCGGCTGCAATCATTTCTATCGACATTTTAGAACTTGCATACATTGAGGCTTACCCTGGTAGCAAAATTTCTCAAAATGTTGCAAACGGTCTACTTGTAAGCGGCGACCAGGTTAAATATGCAACCGGTGCTTCTCAGTACAGTTACCTTGGCGTAATTAAAGAATACAGCAAAGCTGCAACAACTGGTACCGTAAGCGCATACTCACAAGTAGCATACGGTCTAAAAGGTGCTAAGATTTCTGAATTTACAACAGCTTCTCTTGATACCCGAGTTAGTTCAACGTTCGCAAGTGTTAACCAAACATACATTGATACTACTGTTTACAACCCTTCTGCTACAACTAACGACGTAGCGGTTTACTCTTCTTTGGCTAAGAATTTGGCTTCTAACATTGCAATCGTTGGAACACTGTTCGGCGGCGGTAAGAAGTTTGAACTATCTAATGCAAATGCTGCTAACCTAAATGTTGGCGACCTTGTAGTAGACAACAGTCCTACACCAAAGTTAACACGAGTGGTTAACAAGGTGAAGAAAGTAAATGCTTCAACTGGAGTGGTTACTTACGAGTACACTGTACTTGATGTACCGGCTGTAAACACAGTAACAAACACAATTACTAAATACACGCCAATCCAAAACTTCTGTGATCGTCTGCAATTTACATTGCTTAACGGTTATGTACTTGGTGATTACCACTTACCTAACAACACAGATGCTCAGATTAGCAAAATCTATGGTGTAATTGAGAATACTAACATTGGCAAGACATTGGCTAGCCGAGACGTAATCTCTTTCCGTTACATCATCGATACATTCAATGGAGGTATCGCTCCACAGATGGGACCTAAATCAATCTTGTCAAGATTGGCTAAGAACCGTCAGAAATGTATGGCGCTTCTTAACGCTCCATCAATCAAGCAGTTTATCGACAGCACAGATCCACGATTCACTGAACTCCCTGATCCAAATGCAGGTAACCCGAAACCAGTACTTAACACTGCGTATATTGCAACTGGTGGTAACCTAAGCCTTGGACCAAGCTTTACATTCTCTCTTCCTGACGAAGAGAACGGTGCAAAGTTCATCGGGGTATTCTCACCAAACATCTTGCTTCGCGAAAACAACAAGAACATCAGCGTTCCACCTGCTGCTGACGTATCGAACAACTTCGTTCGTAAGTTCATCAACGGTCAGCCTTATGCTATCGTTGCAGGTCCTCGCCGAGGTGTTATCTCCAATCCTAAATATGCTGGTTTGGAATACGAATTCTTGTTAGCTGACCGCGAACAACTCGAACCTTTTGGTATCAACCCAATCGTAACTGTGAAAGGCATCGGTCCTATGATCTTTGCTAACCAAACCGCTTATCAAAGAACGCTGTCCGCATTCAACAACCTACACGTTAGAGATCTACTCATTACTGTGGAAGAAGCTGTTGAAGACGTACTTGCTCAATACCTCTTCGAATTCAACGACGCATCAACTCGTCTTGAAATTCGTACAATCGTTGAGAACTATCTTGACACTGTAAGAAATGCTGGTGGTGTATATGATTACGCTGTAATCATGGATGAAACCAACAACACACCTGCAATCATCGACCAGAACTTTGGTATCCTTGACATCGGTATCGAACCTGCTCGTGGTCTACAGAAGTTCATCAACCGTGTAACTATCCTGAAGACAGGCACAATTAGTTCCGGAGGGTTCAGCGCAGCGTAAATAAATAAGAAAAGCAAAGAAAAAATAAAAGCATAAAGCAATGGCAGGACTACCGCATTATAGAAATTCGCAAGCCGCGATGGCTAAGTATGAGCCACTCTACTTATCCCAATTCGAGGTGCTTCTTACTCCGCCGCCTGCTGTAGGTGGTTGGGACCTGGTAATGGAGCAAGTATTGAAAGTGGACGGCGTTGACATCAACAAAATGCCAGCTGTTGTTGAACAAAAATACAAATCAGCTAAACGTTCGTTTGCTGGTGGTATGAATGACAACACCACAGTTGATATTACACTTGATTTCGAGGTTAACTTGGACGACAACAATTCCGCATACGTTTACAAAGCGTTGCGTAAGTGGTGCGACCTAATCTACGATCCACTCACAGGACGTATGGGTCTGAAAAGAGACTACACTGGTGGACCAATGATCATCAACTACTTTAACAAGGCAGGTGATATCTACCGTCAAGTACGTTTTGCTTCAGTATTCCCTACTACTCCTCTACCGAAGATTGATTCTGACTTCAACAACAACGATGTATATCGTTTAGCTGGATTCACACTTCGCGCAGACTACTGGGAAGAAACAATTCTCTAAACCCCTATTTGATCGCAGTATCAGATACAAGAGGAAACTGAAAAGTTTCCTCTTTTTTTGTCAAAAATGTGAAACTTTTTCTTCCTTGGTTATATAAGATAACAAATCTAAAAATAGCACATATATGAGCGAAGAAAATAAAAACTCAGTCGAGGACGAAGCACGTCGTCTAGTCGAGCAAGCAGAAGGAACTCCTTTACAAACAGAGGAAGTTGCAATCAAATCTTTGGGTAAGGCTCAAAAATTCCAGGTATCTGAAGAGAGCCCGTTGGCTGCAGACATCGGCTGGAAAAACCTACCCGTTCAAAATTTACCATCGCAAGGTTTATTCTACCCCGATGGAACCGAAATTGCAATTCGTGCTGCCTCAGTGGCTGAGATTCGTCACTGGTCAACAATTGATGAAAATGATGCGTTAGGCGTAGATGATATGCTTAACTTTATTGTTGAAAAATGTTGCCGTGTAAGAATGGGTGGAAGACCTGCAAACTACAAAGATTTGAAAGAGGTAGATCGTTTCTACATCATCTTTGCAATTCGCGACTTTACATTCAAAAACGGTGAAAACAAGCTGTTCACATACATTGAAAGCGAGGAAGGTAAAGAGGAAAAAATTGAAATTACCAAAGATGTATTGAGTTACTTCAACCCAGATGAAAAACTGATGAAGTACTACAACTCTGATATGAAATGCTTTGTATTTCCTATGAAGAGCGGCGAAGTATTTGAATGTCACTTCCCTACCTTGGGTGTTATGGCATTTATTAAGGCATACGCAAAAGCCAAAGCTCAGAGAAACCAAAACTTTGACAAAGCGTTTTTGAAATATGCACCATTCATCATCTCAGAATGGAAAGGACTTACTGACCGCGAATATGACCGTGTATCTCAGGAATCCTTAACCTGGTCAATCCAGAAAATTTCATTGATGGATAAAGTAACCACCATGTTGGCTGGTTCGATCAATCCTCAAGTACGTTACATAAATGCAAGTGGTGAGGAGGACGCTGTGGCGCTTTCCTTTCGGGGAGGGGTTAAGTCTCTTTTCCTTATTCCAGATATCCTTGACGAATTGGTGTGAGATTGAGTACTATCTGCTAAAAATGCTCAAGCTTCAACCTAGTGAGTTGGATCGGATGGATTTTTGGAGAGCAGAAATGCTAGTTGAAATCCATAAAGAAAAGACGGAAGAGGAAAACCGCAAACGCAAAAAACAGGAAGACCAACAGAGCGCTGGAATGCCAAACATGAATTCTATGTTAGCACAACAGCAGAATATGTTCAAGGGTCTGGGTGGAAACACACCAAGCCTAAATATACCAAAGTTCGGTTAAATTCTGATAGAAATCAAAGAGGAACTTCGGTTCCTCTTTTTTTGTGCATACAGATATATAGTAAAAGAAAGTCTCCCTACATTAAATGGCTGCAAAAGATACACAACTTCTTGGTGAAATTCTCAGCGTTCAGAAAGCAATTCTGAACAAAATGAGTGAGCAAGACAAGAAGGATAAAGAAAAGGAGAAGAAGAGCGCGAAGGTTGAAGAAGCCAAAGTAGAGGCCCAAGGCTTTGGGGCAATGATAAAAGAGCTACAGACTCTAAATAAGACTGCTAACCAACAATTAGAAGAACTTAAAGGAATTCGTGAGGCTGTAGGTGGAATGGGTTCTAGTAAAGGTGGAAGCCTAAATTCTCTCGGAAGCGCAGAAAACACAGGAGAAAAACTTTCAAGCCTTGGAGCCGGCATGGTATCCCTGGCTATTGGTATCTTGGCTCTTGTTGGTGGTATGGCAGCTCTTGCCCTTGTTTCCGTAATTGCACCTATGGCTGCAATTGGTGCTGTTAGCGTTGGGCTAATTGTGTATGGGTTCTATAGGTTGTTCCAGAAAGTAGGAGACCCAGAGACCAAGGAACAGGTTGATGACGGGCTTCGAAATCTATTTAGAATGGCTGGCGGTATTGCAGTCTTTACATTAGCGGTTGTAGCATCTACTCTTGCTATGGAATCTGTTGGTGGAGGTGCAATCGTTAAAAACCTAGTACTTGCCTTGATAGGCTTTGGTGGCGTTTTCTATCTACTTGGTAAAGGCGGAGAAAGCATAAAGGAAGGCGCGTATGCGGCAGCGGCTATGGGATTTGGTCTAGCTGTGCTAGGCCTTGGCGTACTTGCTATGGTATGGTCTCTTAAACAAGCCGGAGAACTTCTTGGTGGAGGTGGAGGCGCGGCTGTCGCTATAGGCGGCCTTGCTGCACTTGCCATAGTCGCAGTTGCGGGTGTGACATTCTACATATTAGGACAGGTTGCCAGAGAAGTTGCGATGGGTTCTCTTGCTGCAGCAGCAATAGGACTTGGTCTCGCAGCGTTTGGACTTGGTTTGACCGTCTACCTTTCTGGGATTGCAAAAATCATGGGAGTTGGCGGCGAGGGTGTTGCAGGCGGAACCAAAATATCTGGAGGCTTCTTCGATACTCTTGGATCTATGTTGGTTGGCCTTGGTATTATTGCAACAGGCGCCATAACTCTCATGCTCTATGGATCTATATTTGCGATAGCAGGACTCTTTGAATTAGGAGTACCCTTAATGATTATGGCAGGTGCTGCGGCTTTTGCAACTGCCGGACTCGGGCTTTTATTCTTTGGTCTAGGCTTAGACTTCTATTTAGGCGTCATTCAGAAAAACATTGGTGTTAGCAGCACCAAGTCCGAGGGTATGAAAATATCCGGAGAAAGCTTTACTGCAGGTTTAGTCACAATGGGCGGTGCTGTGGGAATGCTCTTTACTATAGGTGGTATCATGGCCCTAGCAGGTCTTGTATCTCCACTAATCTTATTGGGTTCTGGTGCAATTGCGGCTTCTGGTTTAGCGCTAGCATCTCTTGGTTATGGAATTAAAACCTACATGGAACAGGCTGGTGGAGAAGAGGTTGGTGATGAACTAAAAACCAACCTTGCTAAAATTCGCGATGCATTCCTTACATTTGTAGGTGAAGAAGATCTTGGTAAGGCTGGCGTATTTGACAGTCTTAAAGGGTTGATTCGTGGTGGTGCAACCGCCGGAACGCTCGCTGCCGGTATTAGCGCAGCGACTCTAATTGGTCCTGCGCTATCATCAATAGCTCAAGGTCTCGGTACATGGGCAAACATAACTCAGGCACCCAAGATTATTGGATACGATGATATGGGTCAGCCAATCTTTGATAAGAAAGAGACTGTAGATTTGACTGCGGCGATGAGCAATATCACGGATTCGTTTCCCAAGATTCTGCAACCTTTCATTGACCTATCAAACACCGCAAACCTAGAACAGAAGGACAGCATACTCTCCATACTTACCGGAGTCAACCTATCAGAGTCTCCATTTTCTCGAGGCGTTCAAATTGCTGGTCAAATCGGACCAGTGCTCTCATCGCTAGCTCAAGGTATTGGTGCATTTGGTAGTCTTACACAAGCACCAAAGATCACAGGCTATAATGAGATGGGTCAGCCTATCTATGACAAGGGAGATACTGTAAACATACTTGAGAGCATAACTAATATAAGCACGGCGGTGCAAGAGGTTCTCAAGCCGTTTGTGTGGTTATCCAAAAATGCAAATCTGGAACAGGGTCAAAACCTCTTAAGCATTCTAACCGGGATCCAGCTCACAGAATCTCCCTTTTCTCGAGGTGTTCAAGTTGCTGGACAGATTGGCGCAGTTTTGTCATCGATGGCTCAGGGCATTGGCGCATTTGCTAATCTTGCGCAAGCACCTAAATTTACTGGGTATGATGACAAAGGTCAGCCAATATACGACGACTCAAAGGTTGTTGATATACTTGCCAGTATTGACAACGTCAAGGTTGCAATTGAAGAGGTACTTAAGCCTTTTATCGATCTCGCCAACAATGCTGCTCTAAAACAGGAAGAAAACCTTCTCTCAATTTTGACCGGCATACACCTAAATGAATCTCCGTTTGCACGAGGTGTTGGGATCGTAGGACAGATGGGTGCTGTACTATCTAACCTGGCAGGTGGGATTGGTGTATTTGCCAATCTTTCACAGATGCCAAAGATTACTGGTTACGATGAGATGGGTCAACCTATCTTCTCAACATCAGAAACATTCGATGTCATTAGTGGAATACAGAGTTTAGTAGATGTATTAGATCCATACGGCGATTCCAGTATTGTTGCTCCATTTATCAGCCTGGCAGAAACCGCTGCAATGACCAAACCAAAATCATTGCTTGGTTGGGTCAGTGAAGCTCTAACAGGCGTAAACCCAGCGGCATCTCCTCTTGAGACCGGTATTACTCTTGGTATGCAAATGGGAGAAATCATTTCTAATATTGCATCAGGAATGGGTCAGATGGGTAATCTGGCTGCGGTTGCTGTTATTACTGGTTACGATCAAAATGGTAGACCGACCTATGGAAAACCCGTGAATGCTCTAGAGTCTGTAAAGAACTTTGGTAAGATCATGGGAGACCTTATCATCGCTTTTGCTAAAGCAGCTCGTGAAGCGGGTCCTTACGCAGATCCTGAAGAACTACAGGCAATTGGACCTACTGTCGGTGGAATCCTTGGAGCGGTAACAGACTCTCTCGATACATTCTCTAATCCAAACAAGCTCAAGAAGATTAAAGGCTATGATGACAAAGGCCGACCAATCTACTATGAGAATGAGTTTGTAAACGTAGATGAAGTAATTAGCACCATGAATAATGTGGTTCTGAAAATCATCAAGGCTTTTGGTACCGAGGAAGTAGAAGACGCAATGGACAACCTCGACATTGACGAGGACGAAATGATTGGAGATTACCTGGCAATGTTTATGAAGCCGATTAGTGGCTTTGCAAAAATTGTAGGTGAACTAAGCGGACTTGGCATAAACCTCTATGGACTCACAGACCAGATCATCTATTCATCTCTTACATTCGTTAAGAAGTTTGGGGATCTTGATTATGATGCCTTAGACAATCTAGAAACTACAGGAGAATACCTTTACGACTTTAGCGACAACATCATAGAAGCGTTTGAGAATTTGGCAGAATTTGACCAAACAAATCCTGGGTTCTTTACCACTGAAACAAACCTAAAAGGCAGCGCTTTAATGGGCGTTGCCGATAACATTTCATACAGCGTCAAAACGCTATCTGCTGCGTTTGCTCCTGACAGCACAATGCCACAACTTGCTGAGGCAGAAAGAGGTTCTCTGATTGTTCACGATATTCTTGAGAACATGAAGAAGTTCCCTGCCTATATGAAGAATTTTACCAATGCAAAACCTAATGAGTTTGGTGATGGGGCAAAGGCTGCATTTGATGGATTGTTTGTTATCACAAAAGTGGCAGAAAAAGGAGAAGGCAAAGGATATACGCATATGAAGCTGTTCACTGACCAAATGAACCGCTTAGCAAACGCCGCTACACCATTTGAAAAATTTGCCAACGCTTTTGGTAAAATGGCAAAAGACATGGGAGTGTTTGCTGAAAACTTCAGCCTCATGGATGAGAACGGTATCATGGCTTTCAAAGAATGGACCGACTCTATCGTAACGCTAAGTACAGCAAATCCCGATACCTTTGCAGCAAACGTGGTTACTGCCAATAAAGCTATTGATGCTGGATTTAATGCTGGTGAAGACGAAGGCCTTGTTGACACAATCGTTAACACATTTACTGGGGACGACAAATCCAAAGGCGAAAAGCAGGATATCATTAACAAAAATACGGGGCCTGCTAAAGGAGGAGACAATACACCTGCCAAGGCTGTTAAGATGCCAACCGCTCAAGAAATTGGAGCTGCTGTTGCAAGCGCTCTAAAAGGAGCTACCATCGATGTATACATCAGTGGTAAGAAACAAGGCCTTAAACTAAGTTGATATATAGATTGATATGGCACGATTTTCTACATTCAAAGACTGGAAGTCTGGTAAGCAGATTTCAGTAGTAAAAGAGGAAAAGGGCGACGGTAAAGAACCGGCCGTTCCTGGCAACTCTGAGCTGTTGGCTCTTATTGAAGAACTTTCAGTAAAAAGAAACGAGGCCTCCCGAGCAAATGACGGACTTGGTCGACAGATGTATGACCTAGATATACGCATAGCCAAATTGGAAATGCAAAAGAATGAGCTGATTGCAAAGCGCAAAGAATTGGAAGGAGCAAAAGCAATTTCTGAAACTCGCAAAAGAGCACCAAGAGCAAACCATGATTAACGAAAACAAAAAGAAGCATACTCAAACATTTGAGGATTTTGATAAGGCCAACACAGACAATTGGCCACCTCCAAAATACCTAGTGCAACCTGCCAAAGGCGACAAAGGTTTTGCATTAGCCAAGTCATATTTTCATAGAATGACTACACACTTCAAGCCAGGCATTAAGGACGCCGACTTGGATCTTCCAGAAGACAAATAGATTCTGGGCACTTCTAGTGACCTCTTTTCTTTCCCGTAATGGTTACCATTTACAGAGTAACAAAATTCACTAGATGACACTCTATAAACCCAGTCTATTGCACTAGTCCCGCAATTGTTAATTTCTTTTCCAAAACCTTTTACACAATCCGTATATAAGCAATATGGAAAATAATATGGACGAAATACTGACGGCTTCGCTGAAAGGCCGTCTGAATAGCATGAAAAATCAAAAGCAAAAATCCGCACCGATTGCGGAAGTACTTGCGCTACTTACAATGGCAGTTGGCAAATATGCATTGCTAACTCTCTTGGTTTGGTGGGGCTGGGGAACACTGGAAACTGCATTTGGAATAACTCCGCTATCCTATTGGCAGATTCTTTCCATTATTGTATGTTTCAGGTCAATTGGCGTTGCCTTAATTGATCCTATCCTAGCTAACCTCAAACCAAAGAAAGATTGAAGACAAGACTGATACTGGTCGGTAAAGCCGCAGCAGGCAAAGACCACGCAAGAAAGATTTGTGAACAATGGTTAGGCATGCCTTACCAGGTTTCATACACCACAAGACCGCCGAGAGACGGTGAGCAGCATGGAAAGGACTACTTTTTCATATCAATGGATGCGGCCATCCATGAATACATTGAAAAGGATAAGTTCTATGAGCATGTGGTATTCAATGGTTGGATCTATGGAACCACCAAAGAGCAGTTCTACACCAAAGGCGCAGTATTCATTATGACGCCAACTGGACTATCTCATCTATCAGAAGCAGACCGTGAAGAATCGCTGGTTGTATACTTTGACATTGATGAAGAGATTCGCAAAAATCGTATGTATGAAAGAGCCGGTAACGCAGACTCGGTAGAGCGTAGACTTGCTGCTGACCGTGAAGATTTCAAGGATTTCTCCAACTATGACATACGGATTGACAATCCTAAATTCTACATTGCCGATATTGCTGACATTGTTAGAAAGCACATGGCAATTAAGACCGTGGACATGTTAGAAAAATTTTCAGAAAACTAGAACTTTTTTAAAGTGCCGAATATAAATAACCAACAAAATAAAAAATCTACACAAAATGGAACAACGCAAGTTTGAATTTAAGCCTGAGTTTAAGGCGGCAATTACTGAAACGCTTTCAAATCTAAGCTTTTCAAATGTTCATGGAATCATGAATCTATTGAAGCGCGAAGGCAATTACACAGAACAAGAGGCTAACGCAATTGTTGGTTTCCTTGGTGAAATGGCTTACCGTGACGTAGCTCATCTTTTCGAGGCAATGCCACAGATGGTAAAAGAACTTCCTCTTGAGAACGAAGGTCCTCAGGCTGAAGCTCCTGTTGCAGAAGAGCCTGCTACAGAAAACGCCTAATCAATGACCCCAAGAATTAAACAGAAAGTCGACACATTTGTCTCCATATTGGAGAACATTGCTAACCTATCGACATCGACAACTCTCAAGGTAGGAGCCATTGCAGTCCACAAGAAGTTTCAAAAGATAGCTTCCTTTGGTTACAACGGCTCTTACCCTGGAGCCCCTGTCAATCCTGAGACTGGTAGCGAAGAAGAATCGCTTGAGCCAGGCAAATCTGGCTTTATTCATGCGGAGGTTAATATGATAGCCAAGTTCCGTGAACATGATCCAGAAAACTATATCGTACTGCTAACGCACTCGCCTTGTACAGTTTGTACCAAGGTTCTTGTAAATGCTGGGTTTCGCCACATTTACTGGGTAAATGAGTACAGAGAGATATTACATCTAAATTCTCTGGATAAGTATGGAATTACACACGGAAAGATTGAAGCCCTCTATGAAGACTACCTTAAAAAAGGAATGCATCTGCATTGTTAATAACTTTTGGCAAAAAAGTTTTACAATGTGAAAACTTTTGGTTAATTTTATACTATCAAATTAAAAACAAACAATTATTCACATGGCTAAAACATCACCGTTACAAGAACTAGGTCTTGCATTTTTTAACAGTCGCTCTGAAGGCGACTTCAACAAGCTGTACTATAGAATGAAGCCCAGCATCAACTATTACCTGCGCGACATTTTACCAGCATCCGACGACCGGGAAGAAGCTCTTGCAAATACATTTGCAAAGGTATGGTCAAAAATCCACATGTATGATCCGTACTGGAACTTTAGTACATGGATCTACAGAATTGCTCGTAACGAGGCTCTATTAATGCACCGTCACAAACGTCGTAATTACTCATACGAAGGTATGGAGGAACGCGGCGTTAACATGGAAGCAAAATCACCGGTGGTTATGCCAAGAATCGACTTGGAATCTGTCAATCTTGATGCTGTTGATATGTTGCACGATTTTGCTGTCGATGAAATCTCGCATCTTCCTGAACTTTATCGTATCGTTATGGAAAAGCGAGAAATTGAAAAGAAGAAGTACGAGGATATATCTACTGAACTTGGGTGGAAGCAAAATACTGTCCGCACACGTATTCGCAAAGGCCGTGAATTACTTCGAAAAAGCCTAAGCGAGAAGTATCCCGAGCTCGTTAAATCATACATTGAACAACAGGAAACTGAATGAGAAAGCTGTACTACGACATCAAGGCGTTTTTGATACTACGCAAAGAGGTCAAAAAACACAAGGACCAGCCAGACTGGAAGCGCTATAACTTTCGTCATGATTGGTTGTATCGAATCTATACCGTCATCAATCCAGGTGAAAAGGATCTTGGCGATGACGAGGCGATGCTAAAAATGAAGACAATGGAAAAGGTAGAAGCCATGAATCGGTATATCTCCACCTTAGGACTTGCTGAGATTGTTTCTCTTTCCCTTGAAAAAATACCAGAAAGCAACTCATATCTGGTAGTGTACTATCAAATCTACAATTGGATCACTCCTTGGAGAATACTCAGCAGAAGCATATTTTTGATTGCTGCTATCTGGGCTCTTATTGTATATTGGTCCGAAATAATTTCTCTCTTCTGAAAACTTTTTCCAGCACTGGAATATAAACTCTAAATAAAGCACAAAAAAATGGCAAAACAAAAAGAAGCAACCCTAAAAGTTGAAAAGACATCTGTCCGCGAAATGTCTGCGGAGGATCGAGCAAAAGAAGTAGCAAAACTTCAAGAAGAAGTGGATGCGCGTAACCGTGAAATGGAAACAAAACTCTACATTGTAGAAGGTGGTTCTGAAACTGGAGAAAAACTGTTGAAGTTTGTTACAGAAGAAGCACAGTGGAAATTTACCGAAGCTATTGGTGTAGTGGAAATGACAAAAGAAATTGAGGATGCTGTTGCTAATGCAAAAGGCGGAAAGCAGTTATTCTTAAGAGTTTTACCGCTTGAAGCTCTATGGTTCTTCATTAACAAAGTTGAAGGCGTAGGTCTTGAAAAGGCTAGATACTATGCTGCTAATTTGCTTAAGCCGATTGGCGACGCATTAGCACGCGTAAAAGCTGACCGCGATGCTATCAATGAATTGATGATGCGTCAAGGTTCTTTGGAAGTAGGCGCAGACTTCGAGGAAGAAGTTAAGTCAGAAAAATAAACTCATAATTATGAACAAGTTCACACAATTCTTGGACAATCACTACCGCAAAATCTTTTTAGGTTTGCTGATTGTCATCTTTGTCAATACTTGTGGCAATCCCAATAAGACTACTAATCGTAGGCTTGACAAAGTGGCGGCTGAATTGGATTCTTTGGAATCTGTAGTAGCAACCAAGAAAGATTTGCAGATTGAAGGATTGAAAGCTGAAAAGCGAATGATCCAGTCTACTGACCGCAAAATGATGGATGTACAGCGTCAGTCTGCTATTGATGAAGAAATCAAGTCGCTCGAAAAGTAGCCATCTCAAAAATCTCGCGACTTAGGAGAGGCTTTAAGCCTCTCCTTTTTTTGTGTAAGCATTCCAGATCACGGATATATAGTTAGAACCTAAAAGTATACTATGCAAAAGAACAAACTCACCAACGGATTTATCATAGGAACATTCGTGTCTCTCTATGTTGTAGTGAGCCTTATCTCTACAATCCACGTTATCGACTTTTTTAAGCTCAGTAACCCTGATTGGCTGGCAATATCGCTAGCAATCGCATTTGAAATCGGAGCAGCAGCATCTCTTGCTGCCCTTATCGCTCTAAAGAAAATGAGCAAATGGATGGTATGGGGTGTATTCATTCTACTAGCAGCAATGCAAATGATGGGTAACACATACTATGCGTTTACACATCTACACGACTTTCAAGGATGGTCAGAATTATTTGGGCTAAACGAGGAAGAACTTATCTTTCAAAAGAGAGTTCTGTCCATTATTAGTGGTGCAATACTTCCTCTAATCGCGCTAGGATTTATCAAATCACTGGTAGACTATATTCGTCCAGCTGAATTGAAAGATGATAACATAATCAAACTTTCTGAAAAGGACGCTGAGGTTTTTGCTGAAGCCATCGCAAATCCAGCGGAACCCAGTGAAGAGCTGAAAGCCGCTGCAAAAAAAACTTGGAAGAGAGTAGCCGAACTCAAAAAAGAGGGTAAGCTTCCAGAACCAACGGCCGAGGATATAGCAAATGAACCTACTGCTCTAGCATTTACACCTTACACAGAAGATGAGAATGACACAGATTTAGAAATTGCTTCTCTAATTGATTTGCAAAAAGCACTCGAGGAAGAGGAGGCAATTGAGCCGGCACAGGAAGCTCCAAAGGAAAAGAAGCCAAGAAAACCGAGAAAGCCAAAAAGTATCGATGATGGTCTAAACCCACAGATACTTCCCGGCGTAAACTAACCATAGACCGAAATGTCAGTAAAACCCAGACTAGTATGTCCGCCAGACTATAGCATTTTAGCCCTTCGCTTTACCGAGTGTAAGAAGATTGGTGTTGTGAAAGGAGTAACAACGCTTCTCTCATATGACCTAAGTAATTTCTTTATACCTCTTACCAATTTCATTGAGAAGAGATTTACTATCAAAGCAGGTGCAACAAAAAAGCTGGACATCGGTGATATCGCAGTCTACTGGCCATTACAGGAGAAGTACAATTTTGTTGCTGACATAGCGGCAAACCCAAACAGAGTTGCCAACTTAACTGCTCATACATTTACAATTTATGAAGATGAAGAGCACACGAATGCACTGGCTACCATGACCTTTACGGTAGACTCCTCTGTTCCGTCATTGGCAACCTTTGCTCTCGCATTTCAAACTACATATAACAATACGCAAAGCATGGGTATTGTTACACAGGAACAAGGACCTTCATTGTCGCAATTCGCAATTACAGCAGTAGCAAAAGGCGTAAAGTACTACTACAAGATGTCTTATGATATTGCAAATCCGGCAGGTCCTTATGTAACACCCGGTACGCTAACACAAAAATCAGAGAAATATCCCGAAGGCCGAGTACGCGCAATCTTCTTGATTGCCGACTACCAAAGAGCAGACGTATCCACTTGTACTTGTGGATGTCTTGATGCATCGGGTGAATTGCTCTCAAATGTAAAAAACTTTAGATGGGCATGGGATTCTGAATATACTCGCAAGCAGAAATCTTCATATGCAACAAAGGTCTATGTAAATGCAAGTGCTGCATCGGTTTCTCAACAGGTTGGAACTACACAAATCTTTCAATGGACTGATCCCGCAAATACAAATATCTGGGTTTCGCGAGTTCCTTACAATCTAGAGGTTGGTGATCTTATCACTCTTGATGAAACACCAAACAACCCATATGCATATGTAACAAACATCGATGGTTACAATATCACCATTGACAGACAGGGTATGGGTGTTGTTGCTGGTAACTCATACATTGTCAAAAAATATGCGCCATCCTCAATTGAATGGAAAATTGGTGGAGAGATGCTGTTCATCAGCGGAGGCCAAGATGTATATGACGTTGACCGCCTTTACACCGAAACGATCTGGATAAATAATACACAAAATTACGACATACCGTTTACGGCAATCATCGTAAGTTAAAAACAATAGAAAAGAAATGGTAATTGGAAAAAAGTTCTGGGAGATTTACGGAGCAGCTAACTACAATCCAGCGCAAAACGCGAGTGTTCAATTTGGAGGAGTCGCTAACGGAACCAGCATCACTAATGTTGATTCATCAGTAGTGACTGCAATCGCAGCTCTATTAGCAACGCCGGCAACCGTCGGAATAACAGGAAACTATATTGCAAGTGGAACTCTCATAACTGCTGCCGTAGGTACTACTCTAACGCTGTCGCAGGCAGCAAACGCAAACTTGGCAATTACAAACCTGGCATACTGGGATGCGCGTAGACCATCTGCTGCTGGCGGAGATTCACCAATCCAAGCGCTTTTGTGTCTGGACAGCTCACACGGGGCTCTCGCTTTCACAGATGCTGCCGGTAAAACCACTACAATACCTGCATCTACTCTAGCAAAAGGTGCAGTCTATTACTTCCAGATTGGAAACGTAACCACTGTAACTGCGGGAGATTTTATTGGTTATTCAGCCAACTAAAAAAAGCACAAACCTGGCCATGAAAGATCACAAAAAGGCCATCAATAGAGTGCTTTCATCTATCGACTGGCGAAAGATCAAGTCATACCACGCCAAACTTGGCATAAAGTGGGAGTACGAAATTGATAAGGAAATCGTATACAGGGTTCCCAATATCCCTGAACTCAAAAATGAGTTGTCTACTATACTCGAACACATGGTAGAATCCAAGCTCGATTACATATCGCATGGAAGTTGGGTAATCTTTTGGGAAGCTGATTCTGGAGATATCAGGGTCATCTTTCGCTTGGCTGACTTCTCATTTGAAGATCATTCAGGAAGTAGGGAATCTCTTGAGGAGGCTTTGAAAAAGGCCGTGGAAAGAGAGGACTATGAGTACGCTGCGGTAATTCGCGACGAGATAAATAATAAGAACAATGCCAATAGCAATATCAAATAGGAGCATCAGCAATGGTAACGGATCCCTCATGGTTCCGTTGGTTGCAAATAACCCAGCCTTTAAGGTTGAGATACTTCCTGTTGATGGAAGGCTGGAACAGAAGCCATTTGCTAAAGACGGCTCAAATGAGGTCAATGCTATTAAAGTTGGTAACCAGGTTCGTGGTCACATTGTAAATGGCGGCGATGAAGTCAAAGGTAGAGTTCTACAAATCAATCGTCAAAACGGCCAAGTTGTTTCCTACAAAGTTCTAACAACCGGTGGAGAAGAGGTTCTCCTTGATCCATCAACCACTGACAAATTCATCGGACATGGTGAAGAGGTGGATGTGATCGGCGGAATCGATGTAAATGATCTTCCGACTAATGGAGTTCCTAATGAGTCTCACCGAGTGATGAGCTACTCGTCTTGGCTGAATGAAGCCAGAAAGTCTCTTTAATTTTTTGAGTGGGTGCTGTCTAGATAGTCTAACCCCTACCTCAACTGATACTCTTTTTATACACGCCTAGAAAAAAGTTTTCATTGTTAACAACTTTTTGCCGAAAGATTTTTTTCTTTCGGCTTTTTTGTTTATTTTTATACTAACAAATTTAATCGTATCGTATGCGTACACATTCTACAAACACCTACTTTGAAACGCAGGGCGAAGCCATCCGCTACATTGAGGAGGCTATTGCTGCTCGAAAATATGAGATGGCTCCGTCGGACAACTTGCGATTTGAACACGTTTCATATGAGACTACTGTTCACTATAACATTCCACTTCAAAGGACGGATGGCAAAAACACCAAACGCTGGTTACACATTCAAATGTACCGTATGCATTCTGGAAGATACGAAGCAAACTACTACTTATCATAATGGAAAAGGCTGTCAACATACAATACCGCAAAGCTCGCTACGACTATCACTTCATCGAGGAATACATTGCCGGAGCACAGTTAACTGGCAGTGAAGTCAAAAGCATCCGTGACAGCAGAGTTTCTTTAGTAGACAACTTCTGCTATTTTGAAAAAGGCGAACTCTGGGCCAAGGGAATCAATATCACACCAATTGACCAAAACTATGTTCACGAGCCTCTTCGCCCGCGAAAACTCCTATTACATCGCAAAGAGCTCAAACGACTGGAAAAGGAACTGGTACAAGGCATTACCATTGTGGTAATAGCAGTCTTTACCACAGCCAAGGGCCGCATCAAATTCAAGATTGCGCTGTGCCGCGGTAAGAAAGACTACGACAAGCGGGAAACTATTAAGAAGAGAGAGGCCGACCGGGAAATGAAAAATGTTAATAACTTTTAGCCAAAACATTTTTTTCTTTGAAAACTATTGGTTAATTTTATACTATAATTAAATAATCAAATATGGCAATATCAACTGCAACATTTCAAACCAATCAAGTAACTCTTCACCTTGCAAAAACCAAACCATACGCATCTCGATGCTTCGCTGAAGACATGGTCAAATTTGGAGATACTGTACCTTCAATCGAGGTAGAAAAATGGTTCAAGCGTTACTTTCCTTCGAACGTCAACCAATACGAGTTTCGCAATTTGGAAGCCAATGTTACTCAAACCGTACACTTCAAAAACTAATCATATGACAGATTTCTCAATTTATCAAGAAGCTGCTGAAACCGCACTCAACAAATTTTATGGCAACCCTCACAGGCAAATGCCAATGAATAACGACATCCCTCACATCACCAACATTGCTCGTAGCATAATGTTACACCGAGACGAAATCATACCCGGTGGATCATTTGTAACTGCCGTTGTTGAAAACGACTTGGAAGGTGCCGTCAACCGAGCAGACTCAGTCTGCATAGAGAACATTCCGTTCTTTGTATATTGCAAACAATTCATTCATCCTAAACATTCTTAATCATGGGAGTAGACATATCCGGAAAAAAACCTGTCGTTCGGGGAGTAAAGCCAACTATTGATTGGGACTTTGCAACAGAACAAGAAAAAGACGCATACTGGGAAGCCAAAGGAAACTGGCAAGCAGAAAACCCAGGTGATTACTACCAGGACAGCTGGTGGGGATGGCGTCCGATGGCTGCACTGATTGCACAAGTCAATGCAGAGAAATCCCTTGGCATCAATATGGAATACTTTGGTTCCAATGACGGTGCAGGTCCTGATGACCAGGAAACTTGCGATGCATTGGCCGATGCGCTGTCAGAAAAGCTCACCGAGCTTATCCTAAACAACCCTGACCTTAGCGAGGACGATGACCGAATCTACCTGGTAATGGGATCTTGGGTAAACATGGATTCCCAGTTCATTCATTCAGAGATCGCTGACAAAATCACCGAAGGCTTTGAATATGGACAAATGTTAACCAAGGGCGTAGTCCTGGATGACGGAACCATTGCGTATCCTAGCCACTCAACAAGCCTGGGTCGTATCAAAAGGTTCATTAGTTTCTTACGTGAATGCGGTGGATTTGAAATTTGGTAAAACACACAATTATGGAAAATAGCTTTACACAACTCTGCGTTTGGCCTGGATGTTTCCTGGGCGATTCTACTCCAAAAGATTTGGAGGACTTTTTTCTTGGCGAAATGAACACTCGCGTTAAGTATCACACCGAGGTACAGACACTACCTGACCTCGACGAAAGTGGAACCCCAGTACCCGATACCGGCGGAAGAAACGATTTGTTCTTCTATGTGCACTCTGATGATATTGCAAACTTTGCAGTTCCTCGACTGAAAATGGGAATCCGTTGGTGGGAAGACGTAGTAGGCTATAACGACAACAGACATCTTTACACAGAGGAGTTTCTTACCGCCAATCCATTAACTTGGTAAAATTGTTAATAACTTTTGGCAAAAACATTTTTTTCTTTGGAATCTTTTGGTTAATTTTATACTATCAAAATAATTAAATATGCGTAATACAACACAATCCCCTAATGGAACAAGTTTTCACGGCGATACTTTCCGTGCATCTGTAGCCGACCTCCGTCTAATCTGTGGAGAACCTATTTGCGAACAGAACGATGGATCTGACAAGGTCAACTTTGAATGGTTCATGGAAACTGAAGATGGCGAGGTCTTTACCATCTACGACTGGAAAGAATACCGACCGCTCCGTGAAAACGAAATCATTGAATGGCACGTAGGCGGCTTTAATGGTAGCACAACTAGCCAAGCCGTAAACGAAATTGCTAACTCACTAAACACATTAGGCTAATGAAAGCAAACATATACTTAGATGATGTTCGTACTCCGAACGAAAGCGGATGGACTGTAGTCCGCAACTACAACGAATTTGTAGATGTGGTAAGCAAACTTGGTCTGGAAAACATTGAGGTCATTACATTGGACCATGACCTTGGTGATACTGCAATGTCAGAATACTTCAACAATGTTAGTCCAAACTACAAATTGGACTACAACAATATCAAGGAGAAGACTGGTCTCGACTGCGCAAAGTGGTTAATTGACCACTACCTCGACAATTACGTAACCGAGGAAAGCCGCTCAGAGAAACGCGATAGTGGAATCGTATTTCCAAAGGTCTTCACCCACTCAGCAAACCCAATTGGCTCTGCCAACATCATGGGTTACATCAATAACTTTTTCATGAACGAAGGTCAACCACAAACCTGCGTTCGCGTAAACATTCCTCACACCGTAATTCAATAAACAAACATATGAACGTAGCAAGCAAACAAATCAAGCAGGTTCGCAAAGCCGAACAAGAAGTAATCAAAATTGAGATGGATCTTATGTGGCACGAACGCGCATTGCGTCACAAAGGTTTCACCAACTACTCTGGGTTGATGACCAGAGACGAGCAGGCCGATGCCAAAGAGCGTCGTAAGTCGCTGCGATCATTCATTGTTGAAAACCGCAAAAGCTTCCGCAAAAATGCTAAGTGATTACCCTGCACCAGTGGCAGAAACTCTAGAAAATGCAGCCCAGGTTCTCTCCGAGCCGGGCGGCTTTTTCGATGAGTATAACATTCCTCACCAGAGAGGAACTGAGCTCTTTGCTGAGTTGGCCGGGCCTGATATGCTTAAATCTTGGCTTGACACTGGTGAAATTGAGGTTCCCGATGATGATGTCTTTCACAAATACCTGGTACGCATCATTACTGAATCTCATCTAATGGATTTGAAAGAAGCTGGCATTGTCGATTGCATTGAAGATGAGCATGGCGAAGAACACTTTTGGTTAACCTCCGATGGAAAGCAATTGGCTGAAATCGCGAAATACTTTGAAAAATGAATTGCAAATGCGGTACTATCATACACCCAAAGAGAACCGAGCTTGGTTACAAAACTTGTGTGGATTGCTCCACTGAGAGAAAATGGGGTGTGGTTCCTATCACGTATCACAAGACTGGCAACACGGTAGAGATCGTCAAAGATCCAGACCTTGCAGCTGAAATGGTTGCGATGTCACAGCGAACCGGGTTTGGCGTTATGAAAGGTCTAACCGGCAGCCACCGAAAAGCAAACAACAAGGAAGCACCAAAACCAAAGGCGCTACCTGACAAAATCATACAGGACAAAATCATATCACGCAAGAAGATTGAGTCTGATTGGTATCTCGTGGGTGAGGAAGCTACAAAAATTGCTGAAACCTCTGGAATAGATAAAGCATTACAGCACATTCAACAGGCTCACGATGAAAAACGCATTTTCCGTTGTGACGTTGAACGTCTCACTCAAATCATAAACTTTTTAGTAGCATCATGAAAAAAGAAATCACCGTCGGTGGCAAACAGATTATTGTCACCAATGAAACTTCACAGAATTTTGAAGGAACGATTGTCATTACTGACCCTTGCTATTTCATCAATGATGAAATTTGGCAAGCTCTCTGTAGCGAGGTTTGGTTTGAAGATCGCAAGTCAACGCCTTTCACGGATGGTGGAACAATCTACATGGGAAATATCAAAATCCTTTATAGCACAACCGCTCATGGAGATGGAAGCTATGAAGTTACTGATTGCCGAGGCATTACACAGAAAGAATTTGGTGTAGATGCAGGTATGATGGCAGTCATCACCAAAGAAGACTTTGAACGACTAAGCAATGACGAACTCACAATAGGTTTGTATGCAGTGGTTGAAGAATTTGATGGCACAGTTATAGCGCATTCAGACGGAAACTTTGCGGGGGACCTTTGCGTCTTTACTGATGGAACTAACGAGGATGACACAGACAATGATTCCTGGATTGATGATGAAGATGATGATGACTACTGGCGCAGTCGAGATAACAAAGGAGAGTATGGCGATGATGACGACTACTATGGAGACGATGATGACTACTAGGTAGGTAAAAATTGTTAATAACTTTAGGCCGAAAGATTTTTTTCTTTCGGCCTTTTTTGTTAATTTTATACTAACAAATTTAATTTACTTATGATATCAAAAGAGGACTACGACAAAATCTATCTAGGCGATGGCCTGGTCAACCATCAAGAGCTCAAAAAACATTTTGACCTTAGCGGCATCTATTCACCATTTGGATTGTCAATCAACAATGACAAATCATGGATGGGTAGTTACAACTATGCTCCAGTAGGTTTCCGAGAAGTCTCTATCGAGGAATTTGCTCAGAAACGGTTTGATGGCCATCCTATCATACATGAGCATCGACAGCTGTTTCATAATCACGATGGGTCAAAGCTGGGCAAAATGATATCGGCTGACTTCACCATCTACAGTGGCGATTGCGGGTACGCGATAGAAAGAGACTACTGGAAAAAGACTGTTCGCTACTACCTCTTCGAGAAATGCGAACACAACTGGGTATACACACGCAACCTGGGAAGATGCTACAATGAGTATCAATGTGATAACTGTGGTGCTGTAAACGCGGTGGACTCTGGTGATTAACAATTGTACACCAGATTAAAACTATGGACACACAAATGCATATAAATAGTAAACCTTATCAAAAATGACAAATATCACTAGAGGTCACTCTATGACCTACAATTTATTCGACAAAGACTATCAAGTTCACGTCCACAAATCTGAATACAAAAATGGTGGAACTGCTCTCCAGCTTACCGATGCCGAGGATGGCATGCCATTTGCTACTGCCACCATCTGGGTGGAAGGCCTTGCAGAAAATGAGGTAGCAATCAAAAACTACTCTGAAAATCTGGGTATGCTAACATTCCTTGTAACGAATGGTATTGTGGAACAGCCTCACCGCCAAATTGACAACGGCTTCGTAAACATCCCGGTATGCAGACTAAAGTAATTCCATACAACAAGCGCGTTGGATACGCATGTATCAATATGACGCTTGGGCGCGATGGCGTTACCACAAACCGTGATGCGATACAAAGAACATTTCAAACCAAAGGACTTGGACACATCAGTAAGTTGGTTCTTGCCAATGTCACTGACCTGGAAAAGGTCATTCACTGGAATGAGGAGAACGGGTTCAAGTTCTATCGGATCTCATCCTGCCTATTTCCCTGGATGACAGAATACAGCTTTGATGATTTGCCTGATTGGCAGGACATTAAAACGGTTCTTCGACGCATCGGTGATGCTGCCACAAAATATGGTCAGCGCATGGAATTCCATCCAAGCCACTTCACAATCTTGGCATCACCAAACCCGACCACTGTAGAACGTAGCATCCGTGACCTGGAACAGCACAGCCGCATCTTTGACGAGATGGGTCTGGAACCCAGCCACTGGAACTGTCTGAACATTCATGTCGGCGGCGCATACGGCGACAAGGAAATTGCATCACAGAGGTGGTGCGACAATTTCAGCCGACTCTCAGAAAACTGCCGCAAACGCGTGGTGGTGGAAAATGATGACAAGGCAAATATGTACTCCGTGCTGGATCTCTACAATATGATCTACAAAAAGGTTGGTGCACCTATTACCTTTGACATCTTTCACCACACATTTTGCACCGGCGGTCTGTCCGCATACGAGGCGGCTAACCTGGCAGCATCTACATGGAAGGACGCTCCGCTAGTCATTCACTGGAGTTCATCCATGAAAATGTATGAAAATGCCGATGCCAAATCAGTGGCTCACGCAGACTACATCTATGACGAATTCCAGGACTGGGAAACTGGTGGTTGGTTTATGTGCGAATCAAAAGCCAAAGAACTCAGCATCCTGGAATACTGGGAACGTGGACCAAGGCCTCAGATGGTTGTTAACAAGGAGGAAAACCATATCAATAGCTAGAATATAACTAACATGGGAAAAAACAAAAATAGAGAAGAAGTTATACGCGCGTTGGAACTTGATGACGCTGAGTTCAATGACTATATAACAGGCAAGGCATCACCTAAAGTGCGTAGAAAACTTGATGATGAATTTGTACCAGAAGACGATCTCAAAATAGCATTGAGAGAATACGGTCGCCCAAGAAGTTATTCAAACATCAATCACGTACGTCCGTACATAGAGGCTTGGCCTGGTTTACCCGACCCTTCATATATGGTCATTTCGCCGGAAGGCTCTATACCATACCATCAAATTCACGAGTATTTGATAAGCACGGGGTGGAAACTCGTTTGGCAGTATTCCAACTATCGCACTAAACAAATGCAGCGCCCTGGAACAGCACTCTACATTTCTGACCGGGTTGGCTATATGATTGAACTCTGCCTTGACTATACAATCGGCAACAAAAAACGTCGCAAAAACTTAAAGAAGATTGATTGTAACCCAGCACCTTGCACAGTAGAAAAGTACCCTGACTACCAAACAACAGAAGGTGATATTATTACGATTGATGATGCCACTCTATTCTCGCAAGTAAAAGGTTCAGAACACTGGGATGAAGAATTTGTAGTCAATCTGCTCCGTGAATTTGAGAAGCACGAAAAGCCTTCCAAGAATGAACACGCTGAGGTAAGCATCATCGTCATCAATCAAGGCGACTACGACATTCGTTCATTTTCTCTAGAGGATGCAAACACATCTTTCAACTATCCGGACCTTCACTATGGAGATGGTTTTGAAAAATTCCACGACGAGCTTCTTAAAAGAGTCGATGACGAAAGCAAGGGATTGATACTCTTTCATGGCCAACCCGGCACTGGAAAAACGCAATATATCCGTCACCTTCTCAAAGAACTCTGTTCTGCCAACAAGGCAGTTCTCTATTCCCCGCCTGCCGTTTCAGCTTCATTGGCCGAACCTCAGATGATTAACTTCATCAGCGATTGGATCATGGGAGAACGCCGTGACTGTATACTTTTAA